AGTTACATATCGCAAATAAATAACATAAGGAGGAATTCTAAATGAATATTTTAAGCATTGTTAGAATTACGACTGTTGTTGGTTTATCGGCGATAAAGCTTATAAGTACTGCGTTGAAAGTTAAAGAAGCAAAACAGCAGGGTCTGATCAACCCAATCTTTGCTAATAACAACAACAGCACTCCTTATATGACTCAGCAGCCTATGATGAATAACGGTTATAATTCACAATCCATGCAGGCTCCTCAACAGCCCACATGGTCAGAAAGCAGAAGATTTATGAACACAAACACACAGCCTGTATATAATAATCAGGCACAGTATCAGCAGGCTCCTATGCTGTCTAATTATGATACACAGTCCAGAAGATACACTTCTCAGCCTACGTATAATCCTACAACTTATATACCGTCTAATTGGCAGAGTAATAATTATCGTCCTATAGGACCGACAGTTGCTCAGTATAATCATCCTGAGATGATGCCAATAAATAATTATGACTCATTGGCAGGATGGTGTAATAGGAATGTACAGAGGCCGATTCAGCAATCTGTTGATTGGAGATATCAATCACAGAATCAAGAATTGAAATGGTGTGACAAATCATATGGTCAAATGATGGAAGAACGACGGATGCAATCTCAGCCACCGCCGGTAAGACATCGAGCGTCTCCAATGTTTAATTGGAACAGTCCATGGTTGAAATATGATTATGCACAAGAGCAACAAAATTCTGGAGTTGTTGCAATGTTCTCTAAAGACGATGGTACCCCATTATATGGACCCGCATTAAGTGCGGTATAATAAAAAATAGGAGGTGAGAACCGATATGTACTCAAATCGTAGGGGTGTATCAAATGATCCTTAGAAAGGGACATATTGATATCAAGTAAACTCAATAACGAAAAGGAGGATTTTCAAATGGAAGTAAAAGCAACAGATCTTGATGCTATCTTCAATGGTGCTGGTAGTCTTATTAATACTACTCAGAATGTCACCAATGCAATAGCACAAGGAATTGGTGAGGTAAAGGGTATCATGGATAACTCAAGAAGATCCATGGGACCGATGCAGCCTCAGCAGTACCAGTATCAGCAGCCCATAACATATGGATACGGATATGGTGATAATAGCTATAATGGTTATCCTGGTTTCTCAGGAATGTCTGGTTTCGGTAGCAGTTATCCACAGACCCAGATGAATATGGGTTATCCAGGTTTCACAAATCAGGCTTATGGTAATATGGGTGGATATACTCCGAATAACAGTAATCCGTTTTCAACACCCGGCCCCCAGGGAGGTGCTTGGTACTAATGAAATTTCAGGATTTCTGTTTAAAGGTTGCGACCGAAGGAGATTTCTCACAGATGCCTGCGATGCACTGTAAGGTACCGGAGAAATATGAGGTTGCAACAAATGTAATGGTTGATATGATGAAGAACAAACGTGACGGTTTTGATCGTATCAATGTACCATTCGTTGAGATGTGTTTCGATAATAATGATTATGAAAAACTTCTCGAAGAGAAACTTCCTGATGGTGAGATTGATGACGCAATTATCATCAGACTCTCTGAAGGAATTTTCAATGAACAACCCGCTGCACTTGATGTAAACCAGGCTGCAATAATAAAAGTTCTGGCTACTTACATCTGTATACAAAATTAATTAATAGGAGGAATTATCCATGGCAACAACTACTATCAACAACAAGGCTGGTATCCAGCCTATCCCCACAGACAGATACGTTATCACATCTTCTGATGTTGTAAAGTATCTCCAGGATCAGCTTACTTTCGGTGTAGCAGCTGACTTCACACGTTGGGTTGGTGTATCTCCCGACCTTTCATACGTAAGAATGAGAGTTGTTCTTGCTCCGAGTGATATCGTTGCTGATACCGGTTCTAAGGATTATGTCGACAGAGTCCTCGCTGCTAACGCTGCAGGTATCATGTTTAAGGACACAGCTATCAATGCTCTCAAGCCTTTCATGTATCCTGAGAATGTTGCAGAAGTTCGTAAAAACATCGAGGATGTCAACAGACTCTATCAGCTTGGTGTATTCGATGACCGTCTCAATGAGATCATTGCATTCTCTAAGCTCAACTACTGCAGAGAAGCAAACGTATTCAGAATCTTCCTCCGTCCTGAGAGAATCATTGCTGATATGCTTGCTGATCCTAATACCGGTAAGATCGATGGCGATATGAGCATCCTTGCTGTTCAGGGTACTGCTTCCGAGACAATTCGTTGGGAAGTAGCTGTAACAAGAAACAAGAATGCTTTCACAAACAATCAGCTTATGTCTGTTGACGCAATCTTCAGTCGTACTTGATAACATCGACCAAAGTGAATACATGCGGGGAATATTCCCCGCATAACATCACTTTGTTCAGGAGGTATTTATGATTTACGAAATAAATCAAATGATAGATTATCTCGATGAGTTCTTTAAAGGAAGTCAGAAAGAAACTATCGTCGGTGGTATTGCGGGAACACAGATTGAAAAGTTTGTCCTTGATTCAGCATTACAAACAACCACATTCAACAAGATACTCGTTGTGAATGGTTGTCAGGACTATATAGGTATCATGAAGAAACCTATGCAGAATGTTGTATTCTGGGGAGACTTATTTATGGAGGTCATTGTTGATCCATTGATACCGATCGATCCATGGAAACCCAGAATATTCAATCCACGGGAAGAGTATGTTAAACGTATTAATACACAAATGATAGCTGCATATGATATCATAGTTGTTCTTAATACACATCTCGTTCCATATGATATGTTGAAAGCAATCTCAGAGAACTTCGGTGGAAAGATTGTTTACGTAACAGATCCTTTGGATGTAACTGGTTGTGATGGAATAATGCATATGGGTAGTATTAAAGAAATGCCTGTTGTCGTTGATCATCTTGAAAAAGTATCACCAATGATCGCATTAGCCAGATCTACTGTTGGATTTGAGTCTCGTGCTGTTGATTACAAGGTCAAAGGTACATTAACAGAAACCAATAAAATAGGTAAACGTACTATCGGCAAAATAGACGATAAACAGTACATTACCAATGATTGGGGTTTATATAAAGAAGTCACAAAACGTCAGGAAGACACACCTTTCAGGAAAAACCAGAAGGTTATTGTTAATGAAGACATAGTTGATGTAATGTACGAGATGGGTCAACGTCGTGCGACACTTGTAAAGGGAAGCATGCTTACAATAGAGAATGCGACATCGAATCCGTTGATGAGATTAAGGTTATATAACTCGAAAACTATCTATGCTGCTGATGTGACTTATATGAGCGGAACCATGAAAACAAAAGGCTCTGTATCAGTTATCCCAGGAAACATCATGTACTTGGATGACGTCTTCCCATATCATAGGTATAATCATACCGTTGCAGTGCTCGGTTATAAATTAGGAAAGAGATATATGTATTCTCTTCTTAAGAACTCAAATAATGTAACGATTGTGAATCGTTTTAAATAAATATGAAAGAGGCGATGTTTACGTTTGGATATAAGATAAAACTGATCAAGAATGCGGATCTTAAAGAATATGAATTATTCGAAAAGGCAGTATTTGCAATCCATCGTCAGACAGATGATTTTGGTCAGTGGTTATTTGACGGATTTTCTCTGAACGAAAACACCGTTCATCAACTTGCGTTAGACATTGAGGGTCTTCATACATTTATAGATGTATACTTCAATAACAAATACTCATCACCATCAAGCACCATGATGATGTTTCAAAAGATCGATGTAATTCGGAAAACAGCAGGTCAATTAGTTGATATAGTATCAGAAGTTTCTAAGATGGACAAAGTCAAAGAACAAGCCGAATCAGCGGCTGAAGAGGAAAACGAATACTTTGATAAAGACGAATTCAAAAAGACCTATGATAAAGCTATGAATATGGCTATTGCACAAGCTCAAAGATTAACAATGCGACTGCTGGGTGCTTTAAAAAGTATACACCTTGTCATTGAGAGTGATTTAATCAAACTCATACTCGGTGTTGATATAATGGAAGAGTATAAGAAAAGATGCAAAAGACTTCCGAAGAATAAGGATCTTTCGACAGACTTTCATGTACACTTCAAAGCGGTATCTAAGGATGACCGTAGATTCTTAGAAAAGGAGAAAAATAAATGAACGATGAAACAGAGCTCATGATGGCTGGGTATGAAAAAGTTTATGACTATACCCAGTACTCTCATCTGAATCATATCAATGTCATTCCTGAAGAGGACTTCAAGCGTCTTGTAAGAGATTCATTTAAGATTCTTGCTGATAACCTCAGAAGAACTTATGGTCCGTATGGTTCACAACTTATTCTCAGTCAGCAGTCTCAGACTATGACAACGAAAGATGGTTTCAATGCATTTGAAGCTATGGGATTCTCTCACACATATAAGAGAATAGTATATCTTGCTATCCAGAATATCATCAATCGTGTAAACCGCAATGTCGGAGATGGTACAACATCATGTATCTTACTCGCTGAGAAAATCTTTAATAATCTTAACGAGGTTATTAAAACACCTGATGACAAGAGACTCTTCCTCAAGGTCATAGATAGCATCGAGAGAAACTTCCAGGATCAGTCTATCATAGACAAGGATGTTGAATCTGGATATGTCAAGAAACTTGATAAAGTATCTATAGAAAACATCATTGCTATGGCTGCTAACTATGACTACAATCTTACAAATGTAATTCTTACTGCTCTCGATCCTCAGTACGATGAAAACGGATATGTTGTAAGTGTAAGAAATGTTGTTCCTAAAGAAGACGTATCTTTATCAGCAGAATCAAATGCGATATATGAAACAACATTCCTTCCAGGTGATTATCGCGCACCGGTTCATATTCCAAATATTGAAGATCTTGTTGAACTTTCAAAGAGAAGAGATATGCAGGTTGTTATATATGATCACGCATTCAATTCAGTAGATTGGACAGGACTTCGTAAGAACTGGGATGGTACTGATATACTTATCATTGCTCGTGCATTCTCAAACAAGTTCGTTCAAGAAGATCTCTATTCATACATGAAGGAGAGACACATGCTCAAGCAGCTTGGTAAAGCAGCTGATGAAAAGACTCATCTTTATCTTTGTGAGATGAAGGGTGACAGCGTTCAGAATGAACTCAAGGATCTTGCTGAGATTATCGGTACAAAGGTTCGTGGAATGTATGACGGTGATGTCAACTTCAATGATGTTCCCGTTGTAAATTTCCAAGTATTCCAACATGACTGTCTCTGTATCTTTGACGTAAAAGACAGAGATCATTCAGAATACATTGAGCGACTCAATATTGAATATAAAGCAGATGGATCAAATTCATATGTTAAATTCAAGCAGCTTAATAAGCGTATTAAGAGTATCAATCTTGGCAAGGATGCGCTTCTCACTGTTAAGTGTGGTACTGAACTTGAAGCAAAACTCATTACTGACAAGATCGTTGACTGTATCTCGATAGTTAACTCTGCAATTGAGAGTGGTATTATTCCTAATATACTCAATTACGCATACTATCGTTTATGGCCTACAACACAGGAAGAAATCGAAAGTGATCTTGCGGTAAAGATATATGCGGCTATCAGAGACTCTGTTACGGAACTCTTCAAAGACATCTATGAATCTAAGTACGGTGAAAAGTATGATGTCAAGAAGTTTGAAGGAACAAGAACTCATTTCTATTCACAGAATGATCAGTCATATGATGTTGTGGAAGACAAGTTCGTTGACATGATAAAAAGACCGACTTCAACACAGTATGATCTTGAAGTAGTTGTAGCAGCTCTGTCAATCGTTAAATATCTCCTTTCAGGCGGTGCTCTTATATTTGATGCTCATCTTCAGAAGAACGTAAATGATGAGGGTCGTTACATAAGATAAGTGTTTATGGGTTGGGGCAATATTGCCCCAACTCTAAAACAATTTTGTCTTACAACAATTTGGTACTGTTCAAAAATAATGAAAGGACTGACGAGTTGTGAAGACCTTAAGAAACAATTTATACAAGGATATGGCTTCTGTGTTATGTTCATCAAAAGGCGAATTAAAATCCTCTCAAACAATCGTCTTATTTTCACGAGCAGTATCGGTTTATCCGTCAAAATCGATATACTGTCTCGTTGTACATAGAATATTGAGCTTTCTTGAAAAGAATGTCAATAACATTGATCTCATGGTTGAGGTTATGAAAGATGAAGGAGAAGATAACGAAATAATTGAAAGTATCTTATTCTTGAAAAATAATCCCACTATAACTACGCAAGCTGAATGTTTGAGACTCTGTAATCTGTTGGCAGATTATGTAAAGTGGGCAGGGGTATTAAAAGTAAAAGACTCTTTCATCAAAACTCTGGATATCATTGATGATGACGATGAACCGGAGGATCTCAAATCACATGTTGATCATGTGTATAATGTTGCTCAGGAAATTGTTAAGGCATATGAGTCTGCAAATATAACAGCAGTAGCTCATACATTTGATTCTGCAGATGTGGATGCAATGAAAATTGTTGTAGCTGATGCTAAAGATGCTCGTGCTCCTGATAAGTGTATTATCACTGGTATCAGGGGTCTTAATAACCTTCTTTCTCCAGGATATCTGTCTGGATGTTTATACATCTACGCAGCTCTTCCTGGTAACTATAAATCTGGTATTCTGTTAAAGTCCCATGTAGATACGCTCAAGTATAATGAGCATATCAAGAATACTACAAATGGAAAGACACCAATATCTATGTATATCTCTATGGAGAATACTATGGCTCAAACCATACGTAGATTATGGGGTATATTGTTCCCGACTGCAGATATGTCAATGTTCTCTGTTGATGAAATCACCGAGATGATTAACAACGAGCTTACTGCTAAGGGAATGAGATCTGTTATTCTTTATTACGGATATCGTGAAAAGTCCACTAAGGATCTTGAAACAATTATCCGTTCATATAATAATGACAACAATGAGGTTGTGGCTGTATTCCTCGATTACATCAAGCGTATTAGACCTGGTCGTACAGATTTAGCAGTAACATCTTCAGAGAAGTCAGAGCTTCATGCTATAATGAATGAACTTAAGTCTATATGTGCAGAATTCAATATTCCGATCATCTCAGGACATCAGCTCAATAGAGAAGCAGCACGTCAGGTTGATGACGTTGTTAAGAATGGTGGTTATAACAAGACTGATCAAGCAATGGGTAGAAGTAATATATCTGTTGCATGGGAGGTTATGGAGGTTGCTGATTGGATGTGTTTAATGAATATTGAGAATAATGGCGAAACAAAATCACTTATGCTCAAAGCGGTAAAGCAACGTGATCTCGATCAGAACACAGATAATTCAATCACAGCTATCAGACACCCATTCTTATCACCTCAGTCGTTTGCTTTGAAAGATGACATCATGGAGAATGTATCTATATCTATCCCGATATACTTCGGCGTTCAGAAGTTGAATTATATGGCATCCGTATAAATTATAATTATGGACATATATAATTTTGGTGGAAAAGATACATCTATGTACTCTTCCAAAGAATCACATTTCGAAAAGGAGGAAATGCAATGAACGTTCTTGTTCAGCAGTATCAGCAGAGAGTTCTCACTCCGGAAGAACCGGTTGATTACTCTAACATTGTAATGCAGAGTTATCCACCTCAGGCCTTACAGCAGGAACCCTTCATAGGTTTCAAGGTTCTGTGTACAGATACTCAGGCATTCACTTACAATCCAGGTGATCGTATTCGTTATATCGATGCGAATCTTGGATTCCTCAGAGGCAAGGGAGTTATAATCAGAGAAACCAATAAGAACAAACCTGATGGTTTCTGGGTTATCTCATTACCAGTACCTCGTTCACAGGTTAACACGGCTCTCAATAATCTCTTTGATGTACTTGCATCATTCGAGCAGTATTTCGGTATTGTAAGAGATGGATTATTTGAGATTAACGTATCAGGAAGATGTCATGTAACAGAAGTTGAAAGATGCTTCTCGTCACTGTCAATTCCTCAGCGTTATATGAGTAATCTCATACCGTCAAACAACATGCTCTGTTCTATGGGTCACATTCAGCGTATCAATGATAACTTCATGTGTCTCAGAACAAGATGGGATCTCTCAAGATCCAACACACCTCAGGCACACTTCGAAGATCTCACTGTGTTGTCTCAGTTGATAGCTTCGATGTATCATTAAAATAATCATTTAAGGAGGAACTTAAAATGAGTACTTACAATCCCGATGCACCAGTAGAAAACAGCGGCGGCTTCTTACAGCACACATACCAGGCTCAGGACAATAACATGTTCTATTGGAATGGTAATAATGTAGGAGGTTTCAATCCTGGTATGGGTTATAATGACGGATCAAGAAGAAACGTTATGAACCCGGTAAATCCTAACTGTGGTGCACCCAATCCTTTCACACAGTTCGGTCAGGCACAGCCTCAGTCAATTCCTGAGTCTATGGTTCAGCCGTTCGGTTCATATCCTCCTTCTACACCTTATACTGTTTCTACAAATAGTTTTGGTCTCAACTCAATGGTTGAAAGTAGAAGAAATACTCCTCCCACTCAGGCTGCTCCTCAGAACAATCCTTGGGCTCAGCCCCAGGCACAGCAGCCTCAGATGGCTCCTCAGCAGAATCCGTTCCAGTTCAACCAGCCTTGCTGTTATGATCCTAACATGACACCTGGTTTCAGAGTTGATATGAATACAGCTGCTCTCTATGGAAATAATCAGTTCGGTTTCGATAAGCATAATTCATGGGATAACTATTATCACCAGAATCGTACTATCGATATGCCTGTTATCAATTGGCAGCAGCAGACTCAGGCAATGGCACCTCAGGGTTATGCAGCTTGGTCACAGCCCCAGGCACAGTATCCTGTAAATCAGCTTAAGACATCCAATCAGAATTGGAAGGACATAGCTGAAAGAAACTGGTCTGCAAATTTATAATAATAAAAGGAGATCGCAATGTCAGAATCGGTAATAACAAACGATGTCATTGACTATCGTCGTAATTTCCGTTCGAGATTGAATGCTCTTCCGTTGGAGTTCAAATGTGAAATCGGTGAAATTCCTCTTCAAAAAGGAATGAGACCATCTTCTCGTAAAGAGAAGGCGATAGAACTCTTAAACAAATATCATATCGATTATACAGAAATCGGTACTGGAACAAATCGTTTCATTGTAAAGTATGACGGCTACGCTCTCAAGATCGCTCTTGATCATGAGGGCGTTGCTGATAATATGCAGGAATTCGCAATATGTGATTCGCTTATGCCGCATGTGGCGTATGCACATGAAATCAGTAAAGGAGGCCACCTGTTGGTGGCCTCTTACTGTCCTGCTTTTACTACTCATTCAGAAATGTGGTCTCATAATGGATCCATACGTGAGATACTAACTGAATGGAGTAAAAGATTTCTGTTAGGAGATGTCGGTATAACACAACACAATTATGCAAATTGGGGATTAGCTCCGGGTGGTCGACCTGTATGTATTGATTATGCATATATATTCCCGGCATCACTTGATATGTTTAAATGTATATGTGGAAACCGATCTATGACATTTGCAAACAGTAGTTTCTCAACTTATAAGTGTACTAAATGTGGAAAGACTTATGAGGATAGAGAACTAAGAGCAAAGATATCTCATGAGGAAAGAATGAGATTGTTCAATAATGTAAAGGGTATCGAGATGAGAGAAGAATATGAATCACATCCCGTTGATCCGAAATATATCAAAGTAAATACCAATCCTGATGCTCCGAATCCGTATGATGTTGCTATGAATGCACATGATCTTGCAAGCGGAAATCCAACATCGAATTGGTATGGAAATTTCTATTAAGGAGGAAATGTAAATGAAATATTGGGAGTTGATACGAGTGGGTGGAAAGACGTCTGCACCCACTCCTGCTCCTAAAGAAGACGTTACGACATCTTTAAGAACGCTCACTGATGAAGAAATTGCAGAGCGCAATGCAACTACTGAGAGTATTGTTAAAGACATTATAGAGGAGCAGAATCGTAAGAATGAAGAAACAAGTCAGAATGTTAAGACTATTCTTGCATTCATGGAAGAGCTCAAGAATAAAGACTGGACACCACCGGCTGAATTAGAGAATACATCTTTAAATCGGGAAGAGACCTGTGACGTTCTTACAATGCTTCTTGACTTCCAGAAAAAGTATTTTTATACAACACCTCTTACAAGAGATCTTTCTCGTGCATTTGTATATAATATACCAAAGCCTGTATATGAAACTGCAAAGACCGCGGAAGTGAAAGGTTATCCCGATTGTCTCAATCCTCTTTACTGGTTCTTCATGACCCAACTTGGTGATCCAGAGTACATGCTTCCGATGTTCCTTATTTCTGCAATCAATGCTATAAAAGATGATGACTATAATATCATTAAAAATCTTGCTTCTAAATACGCTGAAGAGTGTGGTATAACAGCGCCTGTTATAGACGATGAGGCAGATGAAGAAGATTTAGAAGGTATTACTGAATATATGGAAGCCTCTACTAATCCGGATGATATCGATATCAGTTTATCTGATAACGATGAGATAATCGAAACAACCGATAATGGTTCATCTGCCACAGACATAGGATTATTTGATCCTGATGTAAATGATGAATCATTAAATACTGAAAATGAAGAGGAGAATAATTATGAAACCGGAAATTCAGAAGAGAATGAATGATGCAATAGCAGCAACAACAATAATCAATCAGCTGTTTGATCTCATTGTTGAAACATCTGAAACATCACTTGACAGAACCGCTACTTTCTCATACGGAAATCAGTGTTCTATAAATACTGATTTACTCGCCGTTAGGATCGTATGCAATGATAACATGTCCAATACGCTTTCAATAAATATCGATTATGCACCAAGCATGATCCATATTGCTGATTTCAATGTTGCTGCAACCGGAACATTCGATGAATCATATCACAACATCCCTAAGGCATGCAGAAACACTGTCTTCAGTTATGCATCAGATATAAGTGATGCTCTTGAAGGCTTCATAAACGAGAATAATTTAAGTGATCTCAATGCAGAGGGGGATTCAATAAATGAATGATCTGATTAAAAATATTTCAGATATTTCTGTTGAAAATACAAAAAAGACACATCGACTTCTTGATGCTGTGTTATTCATTATTTCCAGCAATTTTAAAGATAGTGAAATAGCATTTAATCAGCAGAGAGCTACATTTGAAGTTGATGTTGATAATCTTCATTGCGTCATTGTGAGAGATCTTAATAGATTCTTTGTTAATATCCGCTTCATTAATGAAGGAAATGTGATTGCTGAATGCACAACTGATATAGTTGGTGGATTTGAGGAAACATATGGAAAGATAACAAACAAAGATATCAAGATCATGATTGCAAATCTTTTCTCTGATATTGCAAGCATTGATATTGATTATGTCATAAACAATGAAGAATCAGAAGAAACTGTAGAAACAGTAGAATCTACCGATGATGTTATATCAATCGATACAGAGAATGTTTCAACAGAAGATACTACTGAAGAAGAAACTAATACTGAAGAAGTATAATATATGCCGGGGCTTCACGCCCCGGTTATTATTTTTATTTTTATACACATATTATTTTATTGGATGATATATAAATCATCAAAATATTTTTAAGGAGGAAATTAAAAATGAATAACCAGAAAGGCGAAAAAATTGATGAGGTAATGAAACAGGCATCGAGTACTATTAATCTCATTGATAAGGTGGTAAATGGAGATAAGGGTCGCTTCAATAGCGATATATCTGCACCAAAGGAAGAAGACTTTAAAGACAAACCCAAAGATATACCATTCGAAGAACCGTCATATTATTACGGTAACCCATGGAATCCTTCAACGAATGCATGGAATCCTTCAATGAGTGCTTGTTTTTCAGATCCATCAGCACCATATAATGCTATGTATCAGAAACCTCTCAGCGGTGCTTTTTGTCCTATTCCATCGGAAACATTTAAAGCAAGAGATGAAAGGTTACACAAGATCAAGGATATTCTCACTGTAACTGAATTTGAGATGCTGGATATTCATCATATTCTTGATATGGATTATGATAAGTTTACCAGATATATTTCTATCTTGAATAAGCTTATTGAAAATGGAGTAATTTCTAAAGACGATGAAACTAATCATATAGAATAAACTTTATATGAGGTGATCATCATGGATAACAACAACACAAACTATATCAAGATGGATGGCGAGGAAGCTGCTTTTGAAAGTGGTGCAATTCGTTATACTAAGACCGGTAAAGGACGTTATGATCTAATACCCGGTGACATTGTACAGGATGTTTTAACTTATGCATTTAAAGAATACTATAAATCTCCGGATTATAAGATGGAAACATCTGATCTGGAAATTATTAAAAGTGCATATGCAGAGGATATTAGTAGATATTTTAATGTCATAATCGGTATTGTTAACTCATCATTCGTCTTTCATGATATTTCTGATACTGAAATTTCGGATAACGGGGTATTATATGTGAAAACCGGTTGTTCACAATTCATCGATGGATTCAAAAAGATGCTCAAGGCTCTCGCTATTCACTATGAGAATGGTGCTGAAAAGTATGGAGTTGATAACTGGAAGAAAGGTATCCCGGTTATCGGTGGAGACCGTGGTGGTTCCTTTACTGATTCCATGCTTCGCCATCTTAATCAATATTTGATGTGCGAAGAGGACGAACCCCATAATGTATCTGCTATATGGAATGCATTTGGTGCATTATGGACATTGAAACATAACAAGGGAGAAGAAAATAAATGAAAGATATAATTTATTCAAAAATGGGAAAGATAGAAGAGACCAGTGCTACTACTGTTGGTATTGGTGGGTTAGCTTTTTCGGAATATAGGGATAAGTATGGTTGTCAGAAATCAACTGCTGCCGAAAAGAAGATATTTGGAGCTGTTATAGAAACTGACGATTCCATCAATTCTTTATATAATATAATTGATACAGCTATCGATGCAGGATCATCAGTTATCATGTTTGATATTCAGGAAGCAACAGGAAAACAGATATACCATATTCGCACATATATGAGAAGCAAAGATAAGTTCGAAGAGATAAGCAGTCTTTATGAAACACGCGTTTGTTTCACACGTCCTTAAAAATCCTTGAAGATATATACATTATATATTCGAAAGGAGTGATTCAATGATCGTCACATCTAAAAGATGTTTCTTAAACATCTTAACACAATTATGGAAAGCCGATCGATTATTGGCAGCAAACTATTATGTTGGTGATCAAACTGCAACAAATGGATTTGCGACATTCAATGATCAAATAGGATTAAACGAATATGGTCAGGTCATATCTAAATCTGATCCATCTTCTACGGCAGTACCATTCTCATCTCAATGGCATATCAAGATGAGTAAGTGCATTGATCCAGAACCCTTTAGAGCACAACAGATGGTTTTCGGAGAAGACAATGAGTATAATTCACCAGAGGAGAGATATGTTGCTCATCTCAATAATCCAGACACATTCCTTAATGTGTATAACTTCCTCTTCAAAGATCAGCTCGAAGGAAACGGTCTCCAGATATTGATGTTTAATGATGATCCGAATATGTTACAATTTGGACATATCATATGTCAGTATTTGAGTATGAACTTTGGTGTTGATATTGTTTATATTGATCCACAGTATCGTCCTGATTGTCGAGGTTATGCATCATATCAAGGAAATAAACAGCTTGGAATGAAAACGTTGAAGGATGTAAGAGATTATGATTTGTTATTTAACTTCAATCAAGCTGTATCTCAATCCTCATTCTACAATACCGTGAATAATGTACGGCTGTTTCTTAGTGAAATGGATAAGGAGAGTACAATGCATCTGTATAAACTCCTATTTCCGAATGACCCGTTACCTCCGGGTAACTATACCCTGGATCATGTCAGAGAAATCATAATCGGAAGATGTTCATCAGGTATTATAAATAATAAGATGCCAAACCTTATGCTCAATGATTGGCAATCAGTCATAGCAAGGGCTGAACAGGAATCCGAAGATTTCTATGGCGATGGTGAAGACAGCGGTTTGTATTAATTAAAATAAATAACGACCTATCTTGGGTCGTTATTTTTTTTTTCTAAGGAGTGTGATAAAATGGGTGCACAGATTGCAAATCCTATGGCTGAGTATTTATTGAAGCTCCAATTAATCATTACTAATGCAGAATTCAAGAATGATGAAGAAGCTAAGAAATACGAAACATTGGAATCCAAATTAAACGGTGAAGCTTATGTGCGTGCTGTATTAAAAGAAGATCTGTTTGAATCGTATCAATATGATGGAAGACATGTTTATGATTTATTGATGTCACGTGGTTATTCAGATGAAAGAGCACAAGTTCTTATGAACAACCCAATGATGATACCAAAGGATATTCGTGAAATACTTCTCGAAGAAGAACGTAGCTTGTTAATAGCCAACTATGTTGAACCGAATAAATACTATGTTACTCTGTCTGGAAAACCATTCCAAGGTGATAAGTATACTCCGGCTGATGAAGTATTAAGAATACCAGATGAGTTTTATGAACGATACAGAGCTGATACGGTAATAACTCGATCTGAACCAATACATGAACTTCCGTCAAAATATCAAGAGTTGTTCATGAATTCCGAATTCTATCCGGAATATATTAAGAAATATCCAGAATGTATTTATCTGAGATATATCGGAAGTAATTCAATTCCGATAGAAGTATCTCGTAAAGCACGTGATGGAGATATTATGAGAATCAATGAACATAAGTTATCAACATATCATCCAATCTTTGGTAATGTTTCTGTTGATCCAACGATTGTTCATGCATTCAGTAATATCTATAGATCAACTCGTGATTATGTTTATCAAACATTACGAGGTGATTTCTCAAGCATCTATCCAAACTATAATGACCTTATTCGTTTCCTCACAATATACATGTCTATTGGTGCTGCAATGAATGAGTTTCAAAAGAAGTCTTCAAAACTCATATACATGAATAATGTTACTGCAAACAATCTATTCATGTTATATGGTCTTCCTTCTGTAATAATGGAAGGAGCTCCAATGATTGAGTTCTTGAAGAAATTCCGTTTGTTATTAATGGATAAAGGAACGAATGTTGTTTATCGTGTAAAGGATCTTGTTGGATATCAAGACACAGATATCTATACACTCGTAATGGTAAAACAACAAGAGTTCAAAGAAGGTAAGCCTGTATATACATATGATGAAAAGGGCAACAGACAACCTGTATCAAGAATTGTATTCCGTCGTCTTGGAACAACCGATGACAATACATCATATTTCAAATTCCGTGAAAGTAAAAAAGAATATGACTGGAGAGATATTGCCGATGGAGATCCTCGTTGGTGGAATGATCCTACTACAGAAGCAATGTTACAGGATATGAATTATACTCTATCGAATTCAAAGTATATTCAATTATCAACTCATATGTCCCTCAGTGATATATGGTGGCAATGCGTAATCTTCTTACGTGGTTTACTTGACAGAAGGCAAGAAACCTCTACAACAACAATAGGAATCAATCGTGATATAAACGGTTCATCAACTATGACTGTATATGACGCTGTATTATCATTAATCATAATGATGCAATGGCAACTCGTTGATTTCAATGGTAGAACATTGTCAGGTGATATGTACATTCCGATGGATGGGTATAATCAATGTATAGATATGCTATTTAATGGACTTGATACCGATGGTTCTCCCTTACCACTTAAAGAAGGAAGACCATTCAAAATAGCATCTTTCAATTTTGATGTTAGATCAACTGACATGGAAAGATATCAAGCCTTACAAGCATATGATTATCTTGATCCTGATTACTTTGTACCAATGGTAGATAAAGTATTGGATCTTTCTAATACTAATACCGGAGATATGTTGATGACGGATATAAAGCTTATATACAAATACTTGGAATCGAAGTTACGTTCATCAAGAACTATACAACAATTCCGTCAAGCATCTGAAGCATATAATCTCTTATTCCTCGTTGATCCGATAAGAGATTGGTTTGATAACTCTAATCTTGAAACAGATAAACTTATCTGTGAAAAGTATGGTATTCAACAGATAGAGTTTGAACAGCTCAAGTATTTCTTCCATGCTAGTGGCACACCTCTCGCTGATAAGACCGACTATGTTACGATCCATTATAATGATACTGACTATAAAATATATCTTTATGATGTATTGAACGAGAATGTTTATCTATATGAAATAGATGGAGAATATCTGTTCAGAAACCATACATTCGTTGGACTGTTTGAAGCTGCTATCACAATCGGTAATTCGGACAGAGATAAACGTGTTCGTAGATCAACATTGTCTCAAATAGTAAAGGATAATTATCAGCGTATTATAATCGATAAAGTAAACATAGATCTTGGTAGTTCGATATATGGTCCTACTACATTTGAGAATCTCCTTATGATGGAGAATCCTACATTGTACGAATACATGCTTCAACAGAAAGCAGATAGTAATGAGAATATCATAACAATGCTTCGTGCAATAATTAAAGCACTTGAACAATATTCAAATTCATCGCTTGCTGCATTGGAATGTAAAGCGTTAGGATCGGAAGAGTATTTCAGGATACTTAAAGAAGTTATAACATATTTCAAATCATATATGATTGAATTTACCAAGGATGAGTTTACCTATATAATGGGTGGCTTATTCGATAATGGTGGTAATTCAGATATGTTAAAACTGTTTGATGAAATCTCTCATGGTACAATGGAAATAGCACCTGGTGATTCATTAACATTGTATGATGTATCACATGCCACAACTCAATATACTTTTGGTGATGATAATACAGGTGTTATGTATGATGATGTCTTGTTTAGACTTAAGGCAGCATACAAAGATATCAAGAATACCGGATATGATATCTGGTATGATGATGGTAAACGTATCACAAAGAAGGGCTTTTCTATTGATGATGATACTGAGATTGTTGCAAACATTGTACATGACAAGAGTGGAGAAATAAAAATAATAATCCATGTAAATAATCTGGATGTAATTCCACCAAACTATTACGGCAATACAAGGTAAAAAAAGAGCCCCGTAAAAGGGGCTCTTAATTTAAAATCTTTCGCCATTAAATTCGACTTCCTGAGTCCAATAATCAATTGAAACATCAGTCCAATTTACATTATCGGCATAGCCGGTCATGATTGTGAATACGTACGCTGTTTCCTGGAGTGAAACTCCATCGGATACGAAGTCAAAGCCTGCGTCCTCAAGAAGCTTCTTAATCTTCTTACCAGGCTTTGCGGGTCTAGCCTCGTTCCAAGGAGCAAACTTCTGTCCTTCACCTTCAAAGAAGTATTCTTCTAAGGCCTTCTTAAGCTTCGCGAGATCCATTGGTGTTGTGTTTGTTGTTGCCTCTGCGATATTCTTTAATGTTGTCATAATAGACTCCTTTCAAAAATACCCGGGCATAAAGCCCGGCCACGGATTAGATAATTACGTCGTAGTCGCCTGTTGTAATCATGTCGTTCAATGCCTCGATAACTTCACGATATTCATCTTGATCTACGTCGATCTCTCTGAATTCATTAATGTTATCGTTTTCGGAACATGGTTCCCAAGACTCATCGTCGTAAACGGGTTCTTCTTTTCGGAGTTTGTTCTCCTTTGGATAGAACACGTATAGGAGCGGATACCAACCACTCCAGTCTTGGATTTCCTCGGCTTCAAGAATGACTTCGTCATTCCTTTCTAAAATATTTATTGTTATTCTGTCTTCTGTTGGTTTTTCACCAACACCAAATGAAATTCTGTATTTTGACATATTATTTCTCCTTTCAAAAAATACCCGGGCATAAAGCCCGGGCTTTCGTTTAGTTTCTGAGTTTTCTTACTGCTGATACTACGTCTTCCTCGGCCTCTGCAAGTTCCCTGCTATATGTATAGAATGGACTCTTAGCAGCGGGTTCTACTTCCTTTCCAATGTAGACCCCATTCTGGATTTTGAAGATAGCCGATGTTCTTGAGAATATTTTTAATGTTACTGTGACTACGTCTCCCGTGTATGATATATGAGTATCAAGATTTCCATAGCTGCTTTTGATCATTTTCTTAAGCTCAAAAGCATACTCAGCAGCACTCAGTGAGCCTTTGGATGTTGGTGTTGTTCTTGTTGATTTAGTGTAACCCAGATTAAAATCCTTGATTACTTCATCAAGTTCCTTAGCGGCATCTTCGCGTCCCTTGCGTCTCATCAGGTCACGAACCTGGATTATCATTTCTTTCTCTTCGGGTGTGTATGAATTTGCTGAAGCTTCTGCGGCTGCCTCAATAATTGCACCGATAAATTTTCCGAAACCACTCATATAGTTCTCCTTACCCTTTTCCCCATTGGGCGCGAGGTGATAATGACGAGAGTTGAAAGACGTATTTCTTTCTTTTCTCATAGTAATAATATATATATGAAGAATCAATATAATCCTTCCGATAGTCGGTAGCATAGAAAAAATACAATGTAAAAAATACTTTTCAAAGAGGGGGACTCATGCGAGCCCCCATCCTTTTATTAATTCTTATTCGTTGCAGATGTAATCTGTGAGTTCGAGTATTGTATGGTTTATGATGTCAGACTTTACAGCAGGTGTGTATGCCAACTTCTGACATGTTGCAAGAAGCTCGAACATGTTGGTGAAATCCGCATTGTTGTGCCAGTAATCCTGATGATCATGAATCAGATTTATCAGCCAGCGTGATACATGGCTGAAGAAGTATTCTCTGCTGTTGCCGTCTGCGGAGAAAGTGTTATAACCTGTGGTTTTTCCCTCGTTGATTCTCTTCTGAATGATGTACACATATTTTGTGTATTCGGGATCACAACCAATGTAGCCTTTATAGTTTTCCATTTCCTTGACGCAAGCCTCGAGAGCTGCTCTCTTATTTCTGTATGTGTATGTCATAATGACTCCTTCTCGTGGGTTATATCAGGTTTTCCTTCCTGTATTTTTATGAGAGTTGAAAGACGTATTTCTTTCTTTTCTCATAGTAATAATATATATATGAAGAATCAATATAATCCTTCTGCAGCATAGATTTCATGGTAGCATAGAAAAAATGAACGGGGGACATAGCCCCCGTTAATTATTTTTTCGATAAATCAATAGTATGAACAATGTGATCATATTGACCGGGTTGAATTGAATGAGATATCAAGAATAATTGCTCCATCTTTAATGTAGCCATTGTTTCTTGTATCATCATTAAGAATGAATCATGCATGTATGAATCAGAAATATTGATCAGTTATATCTCGTCTATATTTTTTCTTATGTATTCTATGTATTTTTGTAAGTGATATATTAGGAATTGTGTCTCTTAATTCATTATAAACAGCTATTTGTTTAAAATTATTATGTAACAAAGATCTACAAATAGTATGTATATCAGTTTCTGTTATTCTGTTACTAAAGAATCCTTTATTAAAATATTTATCAGAAATAAAACACCAGGCCTTTTTATTTCTTATACAGTAAACGATACTTTCACTGATTCTTTTATTTAATGATGAGATCACTTGCTTTACATTTCCATTATATTTTAATAATAAAGAACATATATCATGAACATCTTTTTCTGTGATTATTGCCCTTGAATTATTTTCACCTATATGTGATGGAAATAGCTTTGTATTTATCGAATGCAATACATTTTGCTTTTGTGAAACGATTTCCAAATTTTTCCAAGTATTTCTTATCTTTATACCGTTTATATGATTTATTATTGCATATCTATTAAAAGAATCCCAATTTAGAAATTGATACGCTACAAGTCTGTGTAAAGAGAAACGATGTCTTTCATCATATGAACCAAGAGAAACATTCAGATATCCTCCTGATTTTGGTTGTGGTTTGATAATATTCATATATTTTTTATTTCTTACTCTACCCCATGATGATACTTCATACATTCCCGGTTTAACACCGGGATATGTACAATCTCTCCATTCTTCAATATCTTCAATCCATTCTAAATTGGATAAATCAATATCACGTGTATCACCATTGATGTGTTTGATTGTGATTGGTTTATCCTTTAATTCTATTGGAATGGGAATAAATGTTATTCCCAATAATTCATCTATTGGGAATAACATAAACAATGAATTATTGATTCTATATTTTTCTTTCACAATTAACATTATGAAATCATATCCATTTGATGAATGATAATCTGGTATCAAATAATCTGATTCATCACAGTCTTTATTACGAATATAACCTTTGTTTGATATTAAATAACCATCAACAATCATTGGATGTTTTAATGGTTTCCATATCATATTTATTTCACCTTCTTATTTAATATTTCTTGTAAGTCAAGTTTATGAACAAATATAGAAGAATCCGCATCAACATGATGCGATATAAGAAACATCTGTTCTATTTTTAACGTTGAACATAATTCATATAACATTGCTAGATATAATGAACACATATCTATGTCTAATGCTGCATCGATCTCATCAACAAGACACACATTGTATTTTGTTAATGATGATGATAAAGCCATTTCTAATGCTAATGATAATAATGTAGCTTCCGATTGAGAACCATAACGAATATCAGATGATGTATGCGAACCACATCTGAAAGGAAGTGTAAATGAAGTTTCATCAATCGTTGGTTCTAACAATTCTATTTCACCATCATACATGATATCAAGCAATCTGTTTGTTAATGACAAAGCATCTTCAACAGTTTCACGTATTGCTATAACAGGTTTACCCTTGGTGGATGATGTTGCTTCTGCTATTATCTTATATCTACCATTTAATGAATCATGTTTGTCAATTTCAGCAACGGTGCTTACATACTGATTATATGCATCTGATATTGTTTTGAGTTCATTCGTTAATACATTAGCCTTATAGGTTAACTCATTATATGTTGATGATAATGATTCTAATTCTTGTTCTGATTCAGATAATCTCTGTAACAATACACTGATCTTACCATGACGATTATTAAGCTCATCAATATTAAGATGTTTTACCTGGGATAATAACAAACGTTTTCTATCATTTGTATCTAATAATGATGAACATGTATCTATATCAGTATTAAGAGTATTATCTTTAATTCTTAATGATTCAATCTCTTCGTTGATCTTATTGATAGCTTCATCCATGTTATCAGTAGGAAGTAATAATTTCTTCATATTCTCAATTGTTCTTTCTATATCAGATAATTGAGAAACAAACTGATTACGTTGTTCACTCTTTGCAGCTTCTTCCATAAGATACTTGATATATGATACATCAATACCGACACGTTTCATTTGAACATTCATCATTATATTATTCAAATTGAATATGTCTTGTAATTCTAACGGTATATCCGTATTTAGTAACCGCTTGATAGTCAACACATTCTTGTGAGCATGTTCTATCTGTTCAAGATCGTATTGAGTGAATTGAGATGAAGTGGTTGATTGATAAGATTTGAAATATGTTTCCAACATCTTGTGTGTCTTAAGATATACACAATTCGAGAAAGCACATTCTTTATCAACCCAATCACCTTGAACACCTTCAATCATTCTTTTAATTCTTGATACTGCAGACATCTCTTTTTCTGTGTCAAGAAGAACACTTCCCTCTTGCATGAGGAACGCAGCAACATCAACATCATTACATATCATATCAGTGAACATTTTCAAATGATGTTCATTGAGACATGATAATATCTCTGTACAGATATCATTGATTGCTTGTGCTGGTTGAATCATACTCCTATAATATGAAGATGAAGCTGTTGTTGTCATTTCAACATCAATAGCATCTATCTTAGAAACGAGATCATTCTTCATATTTATCATATTATTATAATCATCAGCAGCACGTTTACTAGCCATCATTGTACTCTCGATATTATTTTTCTTTTCATAAAGAAGATCAATATCTTTTCTTAACATTAATCTTTCATTCTTCAATGAAGATAATCGAGCATTAAGATCTATCTGTTCTTGGACAAGGGTGTCGTACATGTTTGGATCATATGAACCCATTTCATCAACGACATTTTTGTATGCTACCAATTGATTATTGATTGTCATGAGTTCTTGTGATGGATTCTGATTACGTATGACCGTTATTTGACCTTGAAGAGTATCCATTCTTGATTTGGTTGTATTCATCATACGCTGTGTATTGTCGGATTCTTCTTGCTTTTGTTTCATCAAAACACATAAGGTTTCATATGAACCATATGTAGATAAGATGTATTCCTTCGTGTTGTTTAATGAGGTTATCAGTTTATTGGTATAACGATAATCATCCGTAGCCATCTTATGAATCTTATCGTATATATCAATACCCATAGCTTTGTTTAATAATGTCTTTCTTTGTGTAGTAGACATATTTCCAAAAGATGTCAGCTGAGTTCCATTTATTATGAATTGGAACACATACTTATTGATACCGAGGATTCGTTCAATAAGGGAATTGAATATTGTGACACCACCTGATGGATTTAATTCTTCACCATTATGAATTATTGATGATGATATAGTATGACCTGTTCTGGTTGGTGTATATGTGTGAGTGATATCATATACCTCACCATCTACTTCGTATACAATATTCTTTATTCCAACTTCTTTCGGTATTATTAAAGCTAAATCAGCTCGTTCATCACCATTCAGATTTATACTGCTGAATGGATGGAGTTGTTGAATAAGTACGGTTTTACCGCAACGGTTTTGTCCATATATCTGTATGATTGGTTTGTCGATATTCTCAAACGAGAATTCTACTTCTTTCAAACCCATAGCAGCATGAACACCGATAAAGTTTGTAAGTTTGACATAGGTTATACGCATTTCTATTTTTCTCCTTTTAAAGACTTATATCTTTATTGTGTATCATGGGAATAATGTGTGTTTAAAATTTTATATTTTAAAGACATATATAATTCAGATGGTACTATATCACGATGTGGTATCCAAAATCACAAATTAAGAAAGGAATGATTTCACAATGGAAAACAATGCACAGATGTGGAAGGAAAGACGAGAGAATTTTATGGAGACATATAAGAATGATCCCATACTTTCTAAGAAACTTCCAGAGGTTGCAGCAGGACTCATGAAAGCAGAGTTCGGTGTTAACATCTTTGATCATTCACACATTCCGATAGTATTTACAGTTGGATGGACTGAGATACTTAAGAAACTTGGTTCTGAGCAGGCAGAAGAGTGTAAGGTTGATGTATGTGGAGCACAGCTCGAATATATGACTGAAATCTCTGAATCTGATAAGAGCACGAACATCGTTCCCCAGATGTATCATGTAAAAGCTCCTCTGTTCCAGGCACGTGAACAGACACCTACAATTGGTGCATCATATACAGACAATCTCATGTCAATGTATAATGCATGGAGAAGTGTATATGCACTTGAGGCACTCACAGGAATAGAGAATAAAGTATTTGAAATTATTCTCAATGACTATGGTATCAATCTTATGGTACCGGCTGCAATCTATCCTATTATAGGTGCTACCTACGCTGCAGGTATTCAGATTGCTCGTGAATCAAAGCAAACAGTAAACATGTATAATATCTTTGAGATTGATGTTGTCGAAGGAGATAAGGTTATCCTCACTCCTCTTGCATTCATTAAGCAGTGGCTCAAGGATGATTCCAAGAAACTTTAATAATGTATGATGACCCGCTATTGCCAAGTAAAATAAAATAATAAAATGAAGAAATTCAGAAATCTGTCTTGGTGTTAGCGGGTTTATTCATAACTAAAGGAGGTAATCCAATGAACAATCTCATTATAGGACTCGGTAATACTGGAACGAATATCGTTAAAGCAGCAGCCGGTTCTGCACTTCTTGATCAGGTAACAATGTATTCTATTGATAGTGTTACATCATCTATTGATCTTTCAACTATTGACAAGATTAAGGTGATACCTATTATCTCTGATGAGAAGAGTGGTTCTGGACGTAACAGAGAACGTGGTAAAGCAATGTATGAATTCCATGAGTCTCAGGGCGCTTTCGAAGAGATGTATAAGACTGCAAAGAATTCAAAATCGCCTGTATTGGTAATAACATCGTCTGCAGGTGGTACTGGTTCTGGTGCAACTGTTCCGTTATGCAAGGCTCTTATCGAAAAGGATATTCAGGTAATTCCGATTATCGTGTGTCCTAATAAGAAAGATCCGGCTGCATTCCATCTCAATACATCTGATTTGTTTATCGAACTCGGTGAACTTGGTGTTGAAACATATGCTGTATTTGAAAATAGACGTGGTGATGCAGACTATACACCTGTCAATCAGGAAATCGTAAATCTCATCGAAGTAATCTTTGGTAAGAAATACGATAGCACAGATCTCGATTCAATCGATGATTCTGACCTTGATGTTATTCTTAACACTCCTGGTAGACTTATCGTTGTTCAGGCAGAAGCAGGTTCTATTCCAGCACTTCAGAAAGAAATTACAAGAAAGGTGTTCTCTGGATTTCAGCCTGTATGGAAACCTGAAGATGTAGGAGCAAATACTCTCATGACTGCATTTGCATTGAAGTCAATGTTTGCTGATGAAGATTTCAGAACTGTGTTTGATGGTATTCGTGAAAGAATAGATCCTTCATCTTCTGAAGACAGTACTGTATATGATGAGTATCGTAACATCGTTAAAGATGATAACAACGGTATGGCTACAGCATCTCTTATTATCGCAGGACTTCCTCGTTCTGAAATAAAAGAGATAGAAAGCAACTACAAAGAAGCAAGTGGTCTTGGAGAAGGTATTAAGAGATCTACAAGACCTTCATTCATGAACAGAAAGAAAGCCTCTGTAATTACTGATACTACGGTATCTGGTGATAAGAGTGAGGTACTCAACAAATTCAAATGGCACTAACGTGATAAAATTTCTTGGTAAAGTATATACATAATTTTGTAGATACGACCAACCAAGGAGTATCAAAATAAATTTAAGGAGGAACATTCATTATGATTCCAAACAGAATCACAGATTCAGACATGATCATACTTCAGAGTGTAGAATCATATCTGAAAGGCTTAGGTACACCGCTCAACAAATCTCCTCAGGAAACAATTATCCTTACTCAGCAGGCTAGGGATTATTTGTATTCTGATATTGTTCAGCGTGTACCGAGAGTAGCAGCATATCTTCTTCAGGCTGATATGGAGACTGATACTGTTGCACAGGGTCTCAACATCTCACTTTCAAAGCATGTAATGGATCCTATATTCGTAAACCTTCTCATGCAGTATCTTGCTAAGCATAATAATGCTGAAGAGAATTGCATCACTGGTGCATATCTTGCAAAGATCTTGAATAAGTGGATGGAGCAGAATGTTAAGAATGACAAGACTGCTAAGAAGGGTGAGAAAGAAGCTGCATCAACAGGAGATCCTCTCGAGCCCGTATCACATATTTCATGGGCTGTAAATCAGCTTCTCGGAAACATTGCTGGTCTTGTATCAACAAAGTGTGCTAACATCGATGAGTATCAGGCACTTGCTATTGCAGCTTGCCTTGCAATGAATAACAATGAAACTATCATGGAAATCATCAAATCAGATCTTCCGATCACTGCTGATGTTCTTGATATCATTGCTGATCCTAGCAATCTCATCAAGTCAGCTCTCCTTCTTGAGAAGGCAGATGTTCCTGCAAAGCTTTCTGCAAACCAGACTGCTTTCATGGATTCTCTTGTAAGATGGGTATATAAGAAGCTCAATATGATTCCTACCCAGTCATCATATCAGTTCATGGTTGCTGCATACGGCACAATCACAGTAGATGTGTCTACAAAGTATATCAATCCTAAGGATTGTGGTACACAGTATTCAAATCTCTTAACTGTTGCTAAGCAGTTGATCAATAAGTAATAGGAGGAAATAAAAATGGCAACATCAAACCTTAAAATTCATCCCAGTGTTGATGCGATCATTAAGCCTATCGTGTATGAAATGACACGCATCGACATCGCACAGAAGACTAATCCGATAATCGGTTCTCAGAATGAGCCTGATTATATCAAGGAGACAAAGAAGAAGTGCGTTCACATTATCTTCGAGAATGGTGAGTTCCGTCTTGCTACTCAGAAGAATGCAGAGGGTAAGCTCGTATGCCGTGCTTGCGGAAGAGTTATCGGTACTAAGTTTGATCAGTCTTCTGTTGATACTATCAGCAGTGCTATCGAGGTTGTAAACCAGGTACTTCTCTTCGGTCTTCTCAACGGTCTCCGTGCAGAGGTTATCCAGACCCTCATTTCTATCAAGGCTGTTCTTCCTTCAGTAAATCAGCTTCTCAGCGAACTCAATGATTATGTCAAGAGAGACAACGCTGCAGCTAATGATGCTTCTAACATTGGTACAGAATATGCTATTCCTAACCAGTATAGAAACATCACAACTCTTGGCTGATAATATGTGTTTGTGCACAAACACATGTATATGAAATATTATGGCGGGGAATACCCCGCCATTTATTTTATATTATTTTTATTTTAAGGAGGATTAAACATGTTCATTATAATCCAAAGACAGATACATGTCAATACTGATATTGATTTAAAAGTTAAAGAGTATGAGGATACACCCGACGATGATGCAGAGTACTTTAATACGTTCATTATAGAACACGAGGCTAACAGTAATGGTACATTCACTGTCTCCGTATCACCATATTCAACAGAACAGGAATCTATAATGTGTGAAGTTCCTTCTAAGTTCACAGTTGACTATGAAGGTCTTAAGGAAATCTATAAGGATCCTGCTAAATTCATACTCGACTACGTTGTCAAGTATGATGAAAGATATGAGGTATCTGATGACTGTGAGGAAGTTGTTGACGGAGACTTTGTGGAATTTGACCATGTGGATCTATCCAGAAACTCTACTCTCTATAAACTCCCACCAGGATTTACAGTTACACAGTTTACAAATAAAGACGGGAAAACAGAAGATATCATCGTATATAGTAATGATTGTAAAACCGCTACTAATGAAGATATAAAGTTACTTGATCTTGCTCTTGGTGAAGGTAATTATAGATTACTTCCAACAAAGCTTGCTAAAGCATATATCAAGAAAAAGGAGAGAGCTTTGGAAAAGGAAGAATTAGAAAAACCTTCTCCTGATAAAAATGATAGGATGATCAGATCTATCAAGGATTTCTTAAACGAACTCAAAAAGAATCCAGATATAGAAGTTACAGAATTTTGATATATGGGGGACTATGTCCCCCATTATCTTTTTTTTTTAATTTGAACACAATGTCATTGTTGTTTGAGCAATGAATAAGCCAGAGTCAAGGTTTGATATGACGTGATTAATAACACTCGTTCTGTATAGTTGATTCATACTCATTCCTCGTATAGGAGAATCAAATATAAGATTATATCGTGTCATTATATTCATCTTACCAATATCAAATCCAACACCCGATAGATCAACTCTTGTTATACGTTCTGATATTCTGGCAACGTATGTTTTTGATGTATATTTAGAACGGGTCTTATGTAACAAATCAGGAGTACTGATTCTTTCATATGCTTTTTTACCTGTTTCAAGTTCAGGGAACAGTTTAACCATTTCGGTTTTATCGACCGACATATCTTTTACATTTATAGAAGTTACTTCTTCAGAGTTAAGAACTCTTTCGATATCTGTTTCAGATACAACAGAGACATTTTCAGCCTTTGTGTTCATATGATAATCTATGCCACCGACTCTTCTCATACCACCCATATCAGATGAGTTCTTATAACTCTCTATATGAATTGGTAAAGGCTTCTCACCATTATTGACATCGGAATCACAGATATACAGTTTATCCATATCACCATAAACTTGTGCACCTTTTTCATATAAACCATATTTATTATCAAAGAATGACAAAGTTTCATTAATACTTAAATTGGGTATTAATACTTGATCATATTTTTCTTGGTTCTTTGTAGGCTGTATACTGTATTTGACAATACCTTGTTTTCTAAACAATGTTTCGATTACTGTTGTAATTGACATGTCTTTGAAAATAGATGAAGCTTTTCTTCTCATATAATGAATGAGTTCATTGTCATAACAGTATATTTCTATTGGAACCTTTCTGTCTATATTAAGATCTGATTTCTTTTTTATACCGTGATCATATTGATCCATTATAGATGTGGGAATATTCTTATTTTCAATATATCCCTTTAATGAAAAACTTAAACTCTTAGCACCAGTAACAGGTGTAGGAGATTTATTGTCTTGATCAGCCATTCTATAAACCATACCGGTCATATATAGTCTAACAAATATTTGATCTGGATATTGGGTTAACTTTTCCATTATACTTAAATCAGAATATAATCTGATTCGTATAATAGGAAATATGGCATTATCAAAATCATGTATTATTGTCATTGATACTATATCAGATGGAGATATGTTTATTGTAGCACCATCAGTACCTTTTGTCTGTAATACCAGACTTGGTCTATATAGTACGGAGAACTTATCCGTTGATCCAGCCATTCTATTTCACCTCCTGAAGGACAGCTTAATAATCGTCAACAATAATATGTTGATTTATTTATTTATACTTTAGAAAGGCAAGTGATTTACATGTTAGAACTTTTTCAGGAAGCATCTATTCCAAAGCTTTCAGAGACGGCTTTGTATATGAAGTTTAATGAAACATCAGATATCACAAATTGTATCAAATCAGAAATAACTCAGTCTAAAGAGACTATCGTTGCTCCAGAAACAATCAAGGAGATTCTGTCTTTGATCAGACTTAATGGTGATGCTATCGCCAAGAAATCCGTTGATGCATATCTCAATGGTGAAATTGTGATAATATTCAACAAAGCTACGTCAAAAATACCAGCAAGTTTACCTTTTATCGTTATGGGTTACAAAGGAACCCCTACTGCTTTTGTATTTGCTGATAAGGTCGTTAATAACATTACATCCGCTTCAGAATACACAAGCCTTATGGCAGTTATGGAAGCGGCATATCTCGCCCTTAAGTTAAACACCAACATGGATTCGTTCTTAATGAACGCACAGTTGATGTTAACTTTGTGTAACATCTATACTTTAATGGTAGTAGCTCCATTAGAGCAACGTTTGTACATGAAAGGTGATAATCTCAACAAGGCAATGATGTATGTTATCGTATATTTCTACAACATGTTCCGTGGTGATAACATGACTGTTGAAAATATACCATTTAAGAGACTCTTGAATGATAGAGTTGATCCTGGCATAGCAAACCAAATCATCGATGATGTTGTTTCTAATCCCGATAAATCATTTATGGGATTACTTAAACTCATATCAAAAATAAATCCTATCAGATACAAAGATCTTGATGCAATGTATCTGTCATACTTTACATCGACATGTGGTGTTTCTCTTATATTTGCACTTGAGAACATAGCATACTTATTCCTGCTTATTTCTTCAGCTTCATATAAGACCCAGATAACATCATATAGTCTCAATAAGACCGTAGCAATGCCATGTAAGAAAGCTGTGATGCTTCTTACAAGCGTGGGTTAATGAAGGGAGGCGTCTAAGAGATGCCAGAATCAAAAGATAATCAATTCGTGGTAGGTAAGATGGAAAAGACCTTGTCATCTCTGGTAACGTCCCAAAAACAAGAAACCACTATTGATAGCGAACCTGCAACAGGTTACAAAAGAGAGAATGTATTTAATGATACTTCTTTCAATAATAATACAATACATGAATATCCTCGACTGAATACACCCTATCAATCAAGACCAGTTCCTGGTGATGGTGGTCAAGCAATACAGCGTGCAAATAATACCATAACCCGTGGTGGTAAAATCATAAGTGCTCAACAGATAACTCCAAAGGCTCATACTCTGAGACCTTTGGATGTTATCCCAGCTGAAGGACAACCTTTGAAGGATGCGGATTTCTTTGTACCAAAAGAAGCACACTTCATCAGAGATGTCTCTCAGGGATTATCCGGAGAGAACAATACAACTTATGTGAATGAAGATGAAGCTGTTGAACGAAGAGGATATATAAACAACACGAAAGATCCAAAACAGGTTGCTGTATTCTCTGGATCTACAACAAACATCAATCCACATAATGATCCTCTTACAAAAGAATTATCAATGAATGGTGGATTATCACATTACTTGGAAGAGAAAGGTAGAGAAAAAGAACTTGGTAGTTTCATCAGACCACCAATATCTCCAATACATCCTTTCACTCGTCTCAATAGTAAAGATAATCCTCATACTGCAGATGAGGCTATTCTTAAAACATACAACAGAACCAAATTACCTGTTGCTGATATAGAATGGCGTAAAGGATTTCGTCATATATTCATCACAAGACCAGAATGCTATCTCATGTATAATGATGGTGGTACAATGGGATTATGTGATCAAGCATTTTATGATGAAGACTTTGCATCTGCTGTAACAAGAATGCCTCATATAATAAGACTCTTGTCTCCCTGGTATGTATCTGGTTCTTTTACTGATGATATTCTTGATTCTAACTGGAATTTTTTATTGTCCAACAGAGTACAGGGTATGAGTACAACACAGATGTCATTATCTATAAATGAAAGCATTAGTAAGAGCTTAGAAGGATTTACAGTAACTCCTGCAATGCATCTTGAAGGTCGTCAAGGTTCAACACTGGATTTAACTTTCAGAGATACAAAGACCCTTGAAGTATTTGAAACCGCAAGATTATGGATGTTATATATGTATAAACGTAAGAAGGGTATATTTATTCCACCTTATAATGGATATCAGAAAACCAATGCGTTTATGACAAACATACCTGAATCAGGAAGTCCCTTAACAGGCGTTCAGTATACAAGATATCATCCATATGATAGAGCTCTTGAATATTGTGCTTCATTGTATGATATCGTGACAAATGAATCAGGTACAAAGATACTGTATTGGTGTAAATATTATGGTATCTATCCTATTTCAGTTAATCCAAATTTGACCAATGACAACAATGGACCTATAACTGAAATGACAACCAATATAACTTTCAAGTATCATTATAAATTAGAGAATACCAACAAAGTTCTTGTTGAATTTAATCATGATGCTGGAATCACAGATGATGTTGGTTCAGTAAAGGTTGACAAGATAACAAATTCATTGCCATTTTTATTACGAGACGAATACGACGATCCTGTAATGCCTAAATATATTGGAGCATCAAGTATGTTTACTGGATCTCCTTATATAGTAATGGCAATGTCTCAACCTGATCCATTGAATAAATCAACAATGATAACTGTACCTAATTTGAGATTCGTTAATCTTAAAGATCTCGATCTTGATGGTAGAATCAATTTGGGTATTACGCATGTTGATATAGATCAACCGACAAAGAATGTCATTGGATATAAATAATACAGAAAGGAGTTGATATGAATGCCTATGAATAATGCCGTAGAAAAGGACATCACCGAAAATTTATATAAGGATGTCACTGGTACTGAATTAACCGTCACTAAAGACGCAATCAGAAATACCATTTCTGATATCCTTCATGAATATAATCTTAGTACAGATCTTAGTTTTATTGAGAAGATGGCAATGCTTAAAATGCCAGATACAAAGAATGGTGATAAACTTGATTTGTCTGAATTGCCTTCAGAACTGAGAGATGCTGCTTTTCTGCCTGTTAATACAATAGCAGATATAGCATTACGTCAAGACCTCGATCTGGTTATATCACAGATTCCTGAATGGTTTACTGCATTACAGATAACTCGTGATGCTATATGTGAATCTGATGTTGTTGACGGTAATATGGCTCGTGATATAAAGTTCAAGAGAACAAACTTATCCGAATCAGAACAAGAGACAATCGTATCAAAAATAGAAGAGGTTGAGGATAGATTGGAGTTGCATTCTATAATCAAAAACCATATCGTGTTCAACACTCTTGAATATGGTGAAGGTTATATTTATGCAATCCCATATGCCAAAGTATTCCAGGATCTGTATAAGTACAGATTATCAGCAGGAGATAAACAGAATTCTTTAACCGGAATGGATATGTCAGATACATCATCTGTTCTTAATGGTTTTGGATATGGTGAATCAGCCGTTGAAATATCTTTGAATGATACTATTGTAAATGATGCTGTTGACAGTCGTAATCGTAAGAAAGGAAAGTCCGGTGTATTTACAGAAGCTGAGATTATTGAGATAGATCCTCAATATCGTACAAAGATATTCAATGAAGATGGCTCTGAAAACAAAAAAGCTTCTGCTGAGCAAGATGCATTGGTTGATGATGTTCTCGAATATGTTTGTCATAATATCAGATATATCGAAAAGGACATTGCACTTCCAGTAATCGAAGAATCAGCATGTGATCTTCGTGCTGTGTATAATACAAAATATCATGATCATGATGGTTTTGTTCAAGAAGTTGATAACTTATTCAACAGAGTTATGAATGATTCTATCTATCAAGAAGATGGTGAGAATCCGGAGGAAAGTATCTCACATAACTTTGAAGACATTAAGGGAATCTATCTTAAGATATTACCTGCTACAAAACTTATTCCTATTCGTGTTGATAGAAACATTATAGGATATTACTACATATCAGATCTTACCCGTCCTGAGGAAACAGGTCAACGTCGTAACAGTGGTCTTACTGGTTATACACTTAGATCACCCTCAGTTGGATATGATACATTCTCACCAGACAGAATGTTCTGTGAGAAACTTGCATCAAAGATTATCAATAACTTCAACATGAAGTTTATGAAGGATAATCTCGCACTGCATGCTCAGATAGTTTCTATCCTTCAGGCTCATAAATTTAATGACGCTATGATGCGTTTTATTTTTATTCCTGCAGAACATGTCATCCAATGTTCTATCAATAAAGATGGTATAGGTAAAGGACATTCTATGCTTGAACCAGGATTGGTAACTGCAAGAATGTATATGTTCCTCAAATTATATTCTATTTTATATCAGATCAATAATTCACAGGTTCGTGTATATAACCTTAGAATGTCTGGTCTTGATACAGACTATCAGAAAATGGTTAATGACACCATTCGTAAGTTTGCTGCACGTAGAGTTACTGTAAATGATATCTTCAATTACAGATCATCTATGACAAAAGTCAGTGGTGGCTCTGAATTGATTATGCCGATGGGTGCTGGCGATATAGCTCCTATTACATTTGATACAATACCTGCGGCCGAAGCTCCAATAAACAATGATTTACTGGAGCAACTCAAGAATGAATCTATCAATTCAACTCCTGTTCCTTCATTGATGGTTCAAGGAGGAAATGAATCTCAGATAGAGTTTGCCAAGGAAACTGAATTGGCTAACACTCGTTTCAATACAATGATATCTTCATTCAAGATGGACTTCAATCATGATATAACCAAGCTTTATCGTAAGATACTCAGATGGGAAACAGATATTGATCCTGAAATAATAAGAGATCTTAAGTATGTATTAAGAATGCCAACTGCTAAAACATTGAATGTTACAGTTGATATGATTAATAACTATAATTCTCTTCTTGAGGTTCTTATGGATACATTCCTTAAGGATGATGAAAAAGAACAAGATGACAAACCAACAGAAACAGCTCGTCAGTTCAAGAAGCTTGTACTTCATGAATATATTCCACAAATCGATATTGATCACTTTGAACAGCTTGCTGCTGATGCTCGTACTAAAGCAAATGAAATCAGAATGGAGCAGACTGGTAGAGGCGAAAATATTATTGATTCTGGTCTTGAGGAAGGTATGGAAGAAGAAGGAGGCGAATTTTAATGGCATATAATGACGACAGAGATCCATATGATGTTGAATATGATGCAAGACTCAATCCGTCTGAAAGATACGAGATGGAAAGTGATTACTCATATATGGGATCATTAGATCATTTTAGATATGGAACATCAGATGATGATTAAGGAGTGATATAATGAAACTTGAAAAAACTACAACGGGTCTCATTATACATAATCCAGATGATATAACCAAGAGAAAGATACTTCAATATTTTTCTCTTGTTAATCCAGTAAGAGAATTTTTTATCTATTCTGGTAATGATACATCCAAACGACCTATATTCGGAAGAGAACATGATGTCGTTTACATATCATCTGGATTTCTTAATCTGAATGATCAATATATTCAAAGACTGCCTCGTCCATCAGTTATACAACCAATAACTCCTAAGAGAATAACTCTCACTATGAACAGACAACCTCGTTCAAAGTTACAGGAAGACTGTATAAATATGATGATCGATCCATCTCGTAAAACGAATAAAATCACTATTGAACTAAAACCCGGCGTAGGCAAAACGTTCATTGCAACATATGCGATCTCAAAATTGCAATTGAAACCATTAATTGTTGCACCAACAACTCTTTTGAAGAATCAGTGGTGTGATGAATTCAGAGATGTTGGTATTCCAAGATCTAATATAGCTACCGACATATACGATGCTCCAAATAAGGATGTATGTGTTGTTACTATATCTTCTATTGAGAATGCTTTACGTGATGACTGGGAAGGATTGATGGATGTTGTTCGTAGAGCAGCATTTGGTATCAAGGTAGTTGACGAAGCACATCTTCATCTAAAGGGAAATCTTAAGTTTGATGCAATATGTAATATACCAAACAACTGGTATCTTTCAGCAACTCTTGGTCGTTCTGATTATCAAGAAGACAATATTCTCAATAGGGCATTGTCCGATGCATCAAGATTCATAGGCAATCCTAAATATGAAGAATATCAAAAGCAATATGTAAATGTCTTCTTCCAGGATATATACTATTATCCATCGACTAAGTTATGCATGGAACATTTCCGTTATGGTAGTAAGGGTCTCATTAAAGCTACCTACTACCGAATGTTAATGGAATACAAACAAGGTATACCATTCTTAAACAATCTCATTTATATGATGAAAGTTGCAAAGAAGACTACGACATATGATGGAAAGATACTTCTTCTTGTACCATTGATATCCATAATAGAAAGAGTTATGGAAATGATGAAACGAGATCCTTTCTTCTCACAATATTCTTTTGCTGGTGTTGATGGTAGTATGCCATTGGCTGTACGTAAACAAGCAATGGAATCAGATTTCATATTATCAACATCATTGTCAATGGGTACTGGTGTAGATGTTAAGAATCTTGCAGCTGTTATAAACTTTGATCAATATTCATCTCCTATAATAGGTGAACAGATATTCGGACGTTTACGTGATAGAGGTAAAGAGACCTGGTATTTTGATATAACCGATCACGTACGTCAAGCAAGAATGTTTGAATCATGGGGACGTAAAAGACATTCACTTATTCCATATTATCCGGGAGCTCATGATAATATCAAACAGCTTCCAAATATAAAGTGCTAATTCTTTCTTTCTATTTTAAATTCCTCCTTATAACTGCGAGTGGGCCAAACGGCCCACTCAATGTTATATCTATTATTTTGATGCTTCATATAAATATTATTAATATGAATAAAGAATAGAAACGAAATCTTTATCAACGTTTCACATCACATCTTTATTCGGAAAGGAACAAATTATGCGACAGTTTATTGAGTTCGCTGAGTCTGTTAAGGCTCTGGCAGCAACAACCACAAACCTCACACCCGAACAGGTCAATGCACTCTCTGTGCTCGACCCCGAGTTCAAAGAGAACGCGGAGAAACTGTATAATGTTTTCTCGGTTCTGTTCACAACACCTATTGTCGAGGAAACAGAAACAGCTGAAATATTTGCTGAGACAGAATCAGGCCCTGAACCAACCAAGAAGACAGCTAAGAAGAAGACATCCAAAAAGAAGAGAACTCCCAAGCAGAAAGAATATGAGATCCCCGAGGGATTCTATAGACATCCTGTCTATGAAGAAATCTCGGCCAATAAAGAGGGGACTGTATTGGCATCTGGAAAACCGGTTTCCCTATGTTATTCAACCGGATACCCACAATTTAACAGTCGAGGAAAAAGACTCATGGTCTCTAGGATGGTATATGAATGCTGCACAGGGGCTGTAATTCCTAAGGGACTGTTTGTCAATTACAAGAATAACGTCAAATCTGATGTTAGATTTGAAAATTTGACGATTTCGAAGAAACACGTAAATGGTGCTAGACTCGAAGAATATACCGTTGTTGAGGTTTCTGAGAAAATAGTTGAATACACCCAGGCTGGACTTCCCATGTATAAAATACCTGGCAAGATCGCGAGCGAAGTCAACGTATCAGTACACGGAGTTCAATCGATCTTATCCGGAAACTATTCCGCAATATCCGGAAAATACTTTTATGTAGGACCGGAAAAGAAAATAGTTGTAGTAAAACAGCAGCCGGAAACAAACCAGAAGCCTATCGTAGATCCTTGTCAGGCTGTACTGGAAAAGGGTCTTAAAGAAGGAATCGAAGCATTCGATACAAAATTCCTCTCGGGAGAGAAGATAACAAACGGAGACCTCATTGTACCGATCGTAAGATTTATGTATAACGACGACGGTTCTATGACTTCCTCTGCCACTATAAAGGATAAAATCCGTTCCGAATACGGTTCGGATATAATGCCGTCAGATAAATTGATCAATGATGTTAAAGAGAAACGTCTCGGCAAGGCAGTTATAGAAGCTGCTCTTAAGAAGTAATCATCTATATACACGGCCCCGTAATGGGGCCGTAATTTTTTGATAAGAGGTGTTTATTATATGGAAGATATAATTAGAATAAAGCAAAGAGCTTTTGAAGAAATGATACTCTATAAATATATTCTGGAAGATACACAGGATACTATGAACGTGTTAGGTATTACTAAGATGGAATCACCTAAAGAGTATCCATGGAATCTTTTAGGAGAAATAGTATATTTACCCGATATGATAAAGGAATATGGATCGTATTCTTTATTATCAAATAAAAAACTCATAGAGGTTTTCCTTGATAAATGGATCAGTATGCTTTTTGGAGAACTTCCTTGTGACTTCGATCCATCAAACTATATCTACAAACATAATAGAGACATATATATTTTGCTACAGAGATATCATAACAATGAAAAACTTACTGTTATTGGTAACCAGGTGAATTTATCAAAAGAGAGAACTCGACAGATAATTTCAAAGCTTCTTCGTGAAATGCGTCGGGTTAGAGCATTTAACCAACATGGTATGATAATATCATCAAGGACAATTATTAAAAGAATACTACCATTATTCTTTCAACAACGTATTGATCAATTAAATTTTCTTGCAAATCCAATTCCTCAAGAATATATGCCATATCATAAATACAATGGTAACTTTTGCTTTTTCTGTATATGCTTATTAGATAAAAAATTCAGAGACTTCTACTTTGGAGATATACCTGATTATGATATCCACAGGATTACTGCACAGGAGTCGCATGTTCCGGGAGATGATCCACGAGATGAGTATGGCTTTTATGAAGAAACGGCTGTAGTCGACATTGAACATAACGCAATAAGAATATCAATAAATCATGATTAATTGTAACGGCCCCTTGATGGGGCCGTATTTTTTTTAATATAAACCGAAGAATCCTCCACCACCGATACCATTATTACCATACGTATCAAAACCATTGGCAACATTATTTACTTCTCGGAAGAAGGATAAATTAGCAGCGGTAGCATGTGCTACAGGAGCTTGTTGTAATTGACCATACTGTTGATACTGATTGTGTTTGTAACCATAATCATCATATCCACCGGGATTAGAATATTCATCTCTCAATTGAGATGTTATATCCGATAACAGTTGTGCTTCATAAGAGTCAGTTAATAATCCAGCAGTATTATCAACACGATCTTCTATTACAGATTGAACATAATCATGCATTATCTCAGGAGCTTTTGAGTAGCTGCATAGATTTTTGTCAACGCCAAATCTGCCAAGATCAAAACCATACTTGAGAATATACAATGTATGCAAATAAGCCATAACCATATCATCGTGTTCACCAGAAGCAGCAGCCATCTTACCATTCTTCTGTTGTACAAGGTTACATATATCCTTTACCAAGAATTTGGTATTTATCAGATGACGATATTCATGAGTAGTTTCTCTCAGGATATTGAACATCATTCTTCTAACCTTATCACCAACAGTTGTTCCATAATAACGTTTAGCATGTGCTCTTTGTTTCATCTTTATTTCTGTTGGTGTATTTGGATTAGTAACATTCTTTGTTATTTCAGTAGCACGAGGATCATGATAGAATCTGTTTTCGAGCTGAGATTCTTGAACAAAGTCAATTATATCAACACCTGTCATATTAGACTCAATACAGAACAATGCTTTCGGTAACATCTTAGCCAACATTGTTACGACTCTCATCAAATCTAATCCACCCATTAATGGTGATAATAATTCACCAACAACTTCAAGTGTATATGGATTTAAAATACATATTGCAGTATTATCCCCATCCTTACCAGTTGCACAGTCTATACCAATGAAGTACGGAATGGTCATATCAAAGTAAGGTGTTGATGAGTTCAGATCAGGTACCTTTATATTATGCTTATAAACATACAGATGATATTTGTTCATTAAGAATATATCATAGTCAGGTTCTCTAATATTATTCTGAATGAAGTCAAGATCTTCTTGTCTGAAGAATGCTCCTTCTCCACCACGGAATCTTTGTAACAACACACCACGACGATATTCTCCGAGTGTTCCTTTTTTAAGAGCTTCAGTATATTGCTCTCTAAGATACTGTCCATCCTTACGTAATTGAACGTGGTTGAACTCAATGTAGAGCATAGTTACGGCAACTCTATCTTGATCCGGATCATCTGGTTTAGGAACGGACTTCATATGAGCAATTTGTTCAGGTGTATAGTCATAGAACTCTTCTTTGAACACAGGCATGTTATCCAAAATAGCTTGCCATTCTTTTCCTTCATTTGTTTCCAAATCTCCAGGAGTTGAAGCATACATCATACAAGCACGTATACCCATTTCACGAGCAGTAATTCTAGCTTGAACGATTGTAGGGTTAGCACCATCGAGAACGGCTTTCATGAAAGGTATGAACTCACACTCATCAGCAAACCATGTAAACAGAGAGTATCCACGAGTTTTATCAGGAGCATCTACTTCTGACTTGGCTGCTGAAAGAACTGCAATATTTACCTTGTGTGCGTCATACTTGAGTGATTGCAATCCTGGTGGTTTCTTATCCTTAGCCCAAGGATTCATATACTTAGGAAGTGCCATGACATAATCACGAAGAATACCAACGTTATCGGTACAACGTGATTCCTTTGTATGCATGTATGGAATATCACAATTTCGATATTCGAATAACAAAGCATATGCCATTATACCAGTAATGACAGTTGTCTTATATGTTTGACGAGGTTGTACTAACTCAAAATCAATACTATTCAACCAACACCAGATAGCAGCACATCCAGCTCGATGTAAATAAAGAGGTAACGTACCAGCACCACGAACAGGAACTCGTAATACTTCTCTAAAAAAGAACCATGGATTCTGTTTACATTCACCAAGAATCTTTCCTATGTCCTCAGCGGATATATTTGGATTATATGGATCTATATCTTGAACTTTTAAATCAGGTCTTCGTACTTCCAACATGAAATACCAATTCTTTATTCCAAGTTCTTTTAATTCTTTTGCTGTTAACAAAAAAGATTTATTCTTCGTTCCAAAATCGTAATATCTTGGTCGTCCTCTATAGTCATCTATTCGGACAATATTAGACATTAAAATATCTCCTTTCTAAAAAATAATAAGAGTATACCGGGGCATATAGCCCCGGAACACCCTATACAGTTTCGTTACATTAGTTATACTGTTTTCTCTGCTGTAATACGGGCAGAAGTTCTGTGAACTTAGTGAAGAGATAGTTAATATACTCTTGACCTAAACCCATAAAGGTATTGGTTTTACTCATCTGATCAAGGAAGTCTACCATGTCGATCGATCCTTGCTTATAAGCAGCATACTGTAAATAGTATGAATGCATAATAAGCATATAGTGGAGATCCGGTATAGATATCGTAACATCCACATTTCCAATCTTAACGTCATGAAGTTCATCGATATTACCGATGGTATCATACCAATAAACATCAGTCTTGAGTTTAGTACCTAACAACTTCAGAATGTTCTTCAGATTATCAAGTTGTGGGAATTGATTGTATTTTGTCGTATCAATTCCGATACCATTCAACTGGCTCATGAGCATTGAGTTATCCTCATACTGTGAACCACGATAGTATGTTGAAATCTTAGCAAATGCTTTAACTCCCATTCCCGCAAGGAAGTTATAAGTATCATATTCACCGTACTTGATGGGGTTATCTGAATACGGTATAAGATTCTTATTGTAACGACGTGTTTTAACAGGCTGATCGTAGAGAGTTGTTCTACCTGTTGCAACAGTTGACATAGCCTTTGATGGTTCCTGTTTGAGTACCCATGTGTACTGGTAACCTACCGGATACTCACCATCAAGTTCTACCCATCTGTGACGAAGTTTTGCTTCGATCTTATAATACTTCATAATGTCAGGCCATTTCTCATAGCTTTCAATTAATGAATCACGAACACACTTTTCATTCAGAGGTTGGATCTGAATATAGAATCCGTTTCTAATAAGATCAGCGTATGTTTCTTCAGGAGCTTCATTATAGACACGCTTTAATTCTTCACCCTGTTCGGGATTGAATGTTGATACAAATTCAATTGCAAGATTCATAATAGATTCATGTGATTCTTTGTTCTTATCCATTTCAAGGATATGATCCCACATTCTTTCCATCATGAAAGTCATTGATGATTCATATGTTGCAAATGCAATGATTCTATTAGGAACCGCAAGAGCATTGCATAACATATCAATCGGTCTGCCATCCTTAGTACGAGGCATCAGCTGCCACGGAATTATCTGTGCTATAACAGACTTGTTTCCATAACGTCCAACAACCTTCTGTCCTACATGAATATCCTTAGGCTGAAGTATTGTGAACTTTATTACCGTATCAACAATATCTTCCTTGGTTACCCATTTAGATGTATTAAGGTACTTCTCTGCCTGATGGTATATATCAAGTAATGATGTATCATCCTGATATGGATCAACAACAATAGTTGAGATGAATGCATATATATCAGAATACCAGTCACGTATCTGACCAAGATAATAGTTGTACTGATCATTATCAACATCGACATTTGAATATATGTCCATATCAACAACGATACCATGTGAGCAGTAATTTGTATCGTTTATGTGAGGTATTAAAGCCTCGGATGCAGAAGATAGATAAGAATTTTCTCTGATAGAACAGAGTATATCATTCTGAATTTCTTCTCCAACATTTGGGAATGGTTTATACAGCTGATCATTACCATACTTATTCAACAAGAATGAACTCTGTTTGATGTTAACAGTAACGATATCAACCATGTCATATGCCAAAGCTTCAGCTGCTCTGTCTGAGATAACAAGAGCATCTTCTGTAAGCTCAGGCTTAACAGTATATACCATACGAAGATTTCTTCCTGCACAGTAATTATCATTTACATATGAGGATGATTGTGCTATCGTTGTTCCTTTTGGTAAAATGTCTCCATCATTAAACTTACCATGAATAGCATTATTCATACGGAAACCATACTTCTCAACAAGGTGATGTGCAGGTTTAACGATCTCACAAGAATATTTTCCTGTACGGAGATTCTTGAAGATGTAAGCGACTGGAGACACAGCCGAATCCTTGAACTTTCTGAATGTCTTTACCAGCTTATAGTCATCCTTGGCTTTTATATTCCAAGATGATCTATCACCGAACTCATTCTCAGCACCTGTGAATACACGTGCGAATTCAGGATTACGAAGAACAACTCTTTGTGATGTATGACGCGTGCCCATAACACCACGAACTGTAGATATCTTGTCTGGGAACACCATTGCTGATGCACCAAACAAAGACATTGGTGATACTTCTTTAGCTCTTTTTTCGATTTCAGAAGCATTGTTCATCGTACCACGACGACGACGTATTTTGTTGTTTACAGTGTTAATCTCTTTCTGTTCCATGCCTTATCACTCCTATGTTTTAGATTTTAACAAGATTTCCTCCTTTCGGAAGAATTATATATGTTCATATTTTAGATAAAACCTCTCTCACATATTTTGCACATGGAGAGTCTTCTGCTTTCTTATTGTTAAAATCAGACATAGCAAATGATATGATAAGATACACACCGAGTATCAGTATGATATCATTCTTGAGAACCATGTTGTTTACAAGTCTCATCATAAGATTTACAACATCCAACTTAGGAGCATCCTCGGATGTATTATAGTATTTATAAACAGCGGATATATCCGGATTGAATAATACATCCTCACACTTTGAAGCATACTTCTCGGGATTTGTTTTATTCGTTTTGATATAATCTTTCCAATCCTTAAGAGTTATATTTTCAACAATATACTCAATGATTGGTGTGTAGTTAGAAAATATATTCAAACGAATAATGTCTATCTGGTCAAGATACTTGAATAACATGAAATACAAGAAAAGATCGTCATGAAACTTTTCAACATTTTTGGGATCTTGCTTAAGAAGGATCACCAATGCGTTTGCCGGGCCATAAGTCTCTTCAATGAGAGATAATGGCATTCTTTTTGTAATCTCTATATATTCCGCAGCCAACTGATTGATCATGAACAGTTCTTTCGTTTCTTTCATTTCGTTTGAATCATTGGGAACGAAAGCATCAGTTGGTGATGTTACGAGCTCAATATCACTGAGAGCATTTCGGAATTCCTGGTCAAACATTTCTCTTGTAATAATATCACTCTTTTTATGATTAAGCATAATCATTGTGTGGTAAAATATATTACAAGCAGCTATGTTAGCCTTATGAGTATTAAATCTTCCTACGAACTCTTCAAGCATTTTATTTGGGATAGTTATCATCCTATAAACCTCCTACATATGGAAGCCTATGTTGTTCTCAAATAATATTGGTCTCGTAAGGCACAATAGTTATCAATAACATAGGGCCATCCATTATTTTGTATATACCAGCAAATGTATTCATTTAACTGGGAAAAACCTGACATATTATCATTCATTCAACTCACCTCACATTTTAGATGTATTAGGTAAGTTCATCTATGATATCTTCGAACGGTGTTCCGGCGTACATCGCAGGATCTCCAGCATATCCACCCATATTATTTGTCTGAGGTGGTGGCTGCTGATTTGCATAACGTTGCATTGCATTATTACGACGAGCCTCAGCTTGACGCATCTGCAATTCCTGTTGTCTGTTTGCTTCTTCAATCTGCTTAATTCGAATGTCTCGAAGGCGATGCACGAATGGAAGCGGCATTCGTGCAAGCATCTCCATAGGGATTAGTTTGTTAAACATTAATCCCATCTCAACGATTTCTAATCCATCTCGATTAAGTTTATCTGAGTATTGCTGAGCCTTCGAGATACCTGGAAAAGCAACGATGTTCCTATATCAGTGATCGGTATAAAGTCCTCATGTCTACCGCATGAAGGGCAGTTTATATTCTCAACACGGAATGAAATAGGAGAAACTGTTTCTCTTGTTTTCTCGATCAGCTTGAGAAGTATACCGGAATCATATGAATCAAGAGACTTTGTGATTATCTCTTCGATCTGTTCCCAGTTAGTGAAACGATATTCCTTGTTCTTTCCTGTCTTAGGATCAGGACGAACGATTGTCATTGCAGAAACGAACAATGCGTTTGCAGAAAGATAATCGAACTGAGCCATTGATACATCATTCGGATCAAGTTCTGTCATGTTTCCGTCAGGACGGAATCTCTTATAAAGGTCATTGATAAGAGGAAGCTTCTTTGTAACGAAATCGTATGCAGAAGGTTCATTAAGCTCTGCAATGATTCCAGTGTGAGGAAGCTTGAAACGTCTTCTACGACCATTTACCTTTTCCCAGATCTTAACCGCATCAGGACCGACAGATGCGTCATAAGAAGGAACATACCAGTCAGGTACATGCTCTTCATCAATATGAAGAATGCTGCGAGGATGATAATTGATCTTGATCTGCTTCTTACAGTTAGGATTTCCACATGTGATAGAGAGTGTCTCTTCATCATCAGCTGTAGCAACGAGAAGACCCCACATAAGAAGTTCACGATCCTGATACTTTGTCTTCTTCATGAAGTCTTCAAGATCCTTGAATTCTCCGATAGAAGGACTCTTAAGGTGTTCATAGATTACAGACCACTTCTTGAGTTCGTTATCAGAACCATTCTGTGATGCAGGTGCTGTGAGCTTGATAAAGTCAAACCAGTTGATGGATCTCATTACACAACGATATCCTGACAGAGGAAGTGTTATAGGCGTATCATTTATACCAGAATCATAGACACTGATGATACCTTCCTGATCTGAGTTCTCAACGATAGTTGTTGAAAGCAGCTCATCTTCAGTGACTTCCTTAACGAAGATATTTACTTCATTGGATTCAACTGTTTCAGGAATAATAGATTCGTCAACCTTAACAGTTACATTTGCACCCTTCTCAACATTAATATTGATCTTAGGTGTTTCCTGTTTCACATTGTTTGTTATAGTGGTTTCGGGAACAGTATTTGTGTTGTTTGCTGCAGGAGCCTCTGTATCAACAACAACACCATTCTGAATATTATGAATAGCCAGAGTTCCGTTAGGCATTACCCAGTTCCTAAGAATTGTTTCTTCGAACTCCCTGGTGATCTTTTCACCATTCTTGTGATAGATATCAATGAGTTCACCCATGACAGCCATCTTTCCAAGAGTACCAAGCTTAGGATCAGGTAATTCATTGATACCACCGGAGATAAGCTTATACTTAGCAACAACTCTGTTTACCATAGCTGATACAATATTGAGTTTATCAGACTGATATGATACAGCTGTATCATTATACTTCATATCATGTTCATCGGGTGGCATGAAAGGTGTTGCAGCTTTCTTGATCTCCTTCTGTCTACGTAATTCTTCACCAGCAGCAATACGAGCATCCTTATCATGTGCTTCCTCAGCAGCGATCTCATCATCAAGATCGTTATCACCATAGATATCCTCATCAGGAATCATAGGAGGAGCAACTTCAACAGGTTCTATAGGTGCCGGTTCATCAGACGATTCATTGAAAGTAATAGGCTCAACTTCTTCTTCGATTACACTGGGCTTGTCTTCAGGAATGGGAGTTCCATCCTTAGCAGCCTTAGTACGATTCAGAAGTCTTTCCAATGCATCATCATTTTTATTATTGGCCATAGTATTTCTCCTTTACTAAGATTTTATATTTGCAATATGCAAATAAATCATACATGTAAAATTTAAAAATTATACATATATCATTTATATGCATATGACAGAATTATACTAATTTAAAAAAAAGGTTGGTGATATAATGAATGAAAAACTTATGTGGTTTAACCAAGACATCCAATTTATGTTTCATTCAAATATCGTTGAATATGATATGAGAGCAATGTCAGTATCTATATCAGAAAAATATGGATTACTTGATGAAGAAACAATAAGGGTGTTAAAGTTATTACCAAAAGAACAAAGAACGAAAAGAGTGGGTCTATTACAGAAAGACGATAAAAACTACTCAGAGCGTCTAATACAATGTGAGCTTGAAACCAGAAGAAAATTCCTGGAAACAAATGGTTTAGACAAAACCAATGTTATATCTCTCCATTCAGATGCATGCATATTCAATTCTAAAAAGAAAGTAATTAACAATATTGAAGGTATTGAATTTAAACATGCTAACACATGGACTGCATATATGATATATAAAGGAATCGAAATGTTCTATGCAGATGGAGTTATTACATACAAAGGCATACCAAAAGAGATGTTAAATAAACATACTCTTGGTATTCATAAGTACCTGTGTACTGTATTTGATAAAGTCGAAAACTATGATCCTGAGATTCTGGATTTCTTATCAAAGTTCCAACGTAGATATCTTCAGGATAAGTTACAAGATTTCTTTTACATTCCATTCGGTAGAATGGGTGATTATAAAATGAGCAATCTTGGACTACTGTCATTTGTGGCGAAAGTTGTATTAGAAGAAATGAAGGGATGGTAACATGGAAGAATATTATTTCAAGTTTGAATTCTCTTCTGTACATTGCAAATCAAAAAGTATAAATTATTATGTACTGGCTAAAAATATGGATGACTTGAAATTATTCTTATCACAGCACGGATTCAATAATGTACCGCCTGAAGCAATCAAGTTAATTCCTAGGAATAAAACCGGTAAGTATGATGAAAATTGTGTGCTCGAACCTTATAGGTTTAAATCAAATTCATCATCAGAAATATTTACAGTGATGACATGCTGGCGATACATAGACGAAGCTGTATCAAAAGTAGCATCTGATCTATCACAGTATATGTTATTTGGTGAAGCAATTGTACGAAGAGATATCGAAATATTCAAAACAATCGGAGATCTTATACAAAATTTGGGTGTAGCACATGTTATAGATTTCTCATTGTGTGATGTCGATGATACGAATGACTCAATCTTGAGTAGTAGAGAAATTCGTGATATGCATAAAAAATATTGTCAACGTGTAGGAGCACCAACAGAAGATACAGATGTTGTTCTTACATATGAACGATTATTTGAATCAGTTGATAATGAGTATGATGACGTACTACCTATAACAATTGAATGTTACATCAGTAACTTTACAGAAATGATGATGGACGTATTCGAATAGGAGGTTATATAAAATGGCGAAAAAAGAAGTGACACCAGTAGAACTTGTTGAATCTCATAAACCCAAAAACTTCAAGTTCAAGTATATCTTTACGGATGAATCATTATTAAAAGAATTGATGGAGAGCGATTTCGATATAGGAACACTTGACACAATATGTGATGATGCTCTTGTTGAAGCAGCACTTGGTGCTGAGTTTACAATGTATGAAAGAGATATCGTCGGTAAAGCAAAGAATCCGACAATAATGGATGATGGAATAATCATCTCAAAGAAAATGGTTACGAAAGCCGATAAGAAATTATTGGGTGTCTATATAGGATTCTTTGATTATAATACAAAACATGTCGCAATCAAATTACATTATGAGAGATTCGACATAATAGAAATATTCAATTTAATATAAAATAAGATGCGGGGGCTAAATGCCCCCACACCTTTATTTTTTTTTATAATGGGTTAGCACCTGTAGCATACGGATTTCCAATATCTGTGTAGTTATTGAAAGTCTCGTCGTTATAGATCTTAGAGTGATCCTCAGGTGTAACTGCATGAGGAGTCGGTGAATTACGAACAACAGCGTCAGTATTTGCATACATAACAGGAGCATTACCAAGACCTGTCTGAACAGAGTCGAGGTTAGGTCTCTTACCACCGTTGAAGATAGCAGTGTTGATGTCACCGTAAGGAGCTTCCTGAGCAAGATCGAAGAATGCATCACCAGCACCAGGATTGTAGTTAAGTGAGTTACCGAATACAGCGAACTGCTTAACGTATCTGGTAGCGATATCGTTTACATATGCAGACTGTACGTACTGACAGTTGTATGTAAGCTGGAGGTTCTGGATCTGTGACTGACCTGTGTTGTTTGAATTGAATATGTCATTACCAACCTTTGCAGAAGGTACACAGCCGAGTGCCATTGTAGCAGCTTCAACACGAGCACCTGATCTGTCAAGAGCGATGATAAGGAACTCAGCAACTTCCCAAGCCGGAGAAGGATCAAGAGCTACACCTGAAGCAGATGCAAGAGCATTACCGCCAGTAACAGGTGAGAAGATTCTCTGAGGTGTCTGGTCTTCAGCAACTGAACCAGCTACGAGACCATGGTAAGTTGTAAGGCCTGTGATAGGATCTGCAATACCGTCGATCCACATATTATGGAAGTTTGCAACAGGACGACCTACCATTTCAGGAACCTGGATGGTGAGAGTCTGACCAGACTGTGCATTCTGAGTTGTAGGGATAGAAATGCTTCTACCCGCAAAACCACCCTGGAGAGTAGCAGGAGCGAGAGAAGCATCTCCAATGTTACAAGTGATGCCAGTATTGTAATACTCAACGATCTTCTTGTAAGTACCGAACTCATTCTTCGGATCATATGCGTTATTCTCATCACCACCGAAGTAGTGCATGAGGAAGTAAGGACCACGATACATTACGCAGAGTACGCGGTTGGTAGTGAGAGGATTAAGACTTCTGAGGGTATGCACGTCAGGTGTGAGACCACCATACATACCTGTGTACTGTGAAAGGTCACCGTTGTATTCACGGATGCCTGTCTGTAAACTGATAGCCATAAATTATATCTCCTTTCCTACCATTATTCAGAGTCTGTACGTCTCTGTACGTTTACGATGATCGGAACTCTGAGTATGAGACCACGGAATGTAACGTTGCAGTAGCAAACTACGATCTCACCACCATCGAGAGGATTGATGTCTCTCTGGAATGTGATATCAAGAGCCTGTACAAGATTACCTACCCAGTTTGTGAACAGGTTATCAACGTCATCCTTAAGAGTCTTGAGAACGCCGTCATCATTATACTCAAGCAGATAAGAATCGATCTTGTTCTGGAGGAGATATACGAGCTGAGAAAGTGTTCTCATGTTGTTCTCCTGGATCAGATCTGAAGTATCGCCTTCTCTGTAGAGTGTGCGCTGTGACTTTCTCTGGAGGTTTCCATTAACATCCATGATCCAAGCGTTACCACCTGAATTGTAGAGAAGTTCTCTCTCTTCCCAGTCAGTAGTATCGATATCCGGGAAGAATGAGATATACTGATCAGGAGCGATGTTAGTGTACTTACCTGTGAAAGGCTTATTGACTGTAAAGCGCTTCATGTGTCCGATCATGTTATCGACGAGCGCCTTAGTATATGTGTATGCAATGCCATCAGCAGATGATACATAACCACCGATATCCCAAGAAGCATTCGGGTTAGAGAACTTCTTAGAGAATGTCTGGTTAATAAGCATAGCTGTATTAGCATCAGTAACACCAGAGTCAAGATGGAGTGAGAGACCAGAACCAGGTCCGATAGGTCTCTTATCCTCAGGAATACCCTGATAGCAACGACGGATCATGAGATCATACATTGCCTGCTTAACGTCTATATCAGTAAAGTCCTTGATATTTGAAATCAAGTCATTGTTAAGAAGGATTGCCTCCTTCTCATCGTCTGTATAGATTGTTGAAGCATTTATGATATCGATTGGCTTGTAAACCATGTAAGGAAGAATGGTCTGACCAACGATAGTATTCGTACCACCGTCGAAGAGGTACTTAGCAGGACATCTTGTGGTTGAGTTGATACGAGGATCTTTCTCACCCTTATATGCCTGAACGAGGAGTTCGGAATAACGCCACTTGAATTCGATATCAGAGATATCATCATCGAAGAAGCCAGCATAACCGTTCTCGATCGGAATACCACCCATCTCAGTATTCGGGTTTACACCGTAATTCTGTGAGTAGTAGTTAGCAGGAATCTCAGTAGGATCCATACCATAACGGTAGATAGAACCCTGAGTACCAGCGATAGTATAACGCTTGATCATTGTAGGATCAGCATTAGCAGGATTGATCTCAACAGCTATATCTGATTCAGTGATCTTGATTGTAAGACCAGATGCAGTACCATTGGTATATACATCAGTAACTGTAGTACCCCAACCATCAGCACTTGTGATGAGATTATATTCATATCCGTTTTCAGTATAAACTGTTTTGATAGTGTCACCCCAACCGGTTGCTGATTTAACGAGAGTGTATACATAAGGATCGCCTGCAGTATCAGTACCAGTTCTTGTGTAATACCTGTTCTCTTCGAAAGGAGGTACATAAACAGGTTCTGTCTGAGTACCAGTATTCTCAATTGTTATACCTTCGCTGTATGCCTTGGAACGAGAATAGAATGTATTCACAGCAAATTCCGGTTCATAGTGAGGAGCAGCTTCAGGATCTGTCTCAGTGTTTACGATCTCAACATGAATATACTTATCATATGGAGTTGTTGCATATTCACCGGGAACGATCTTAGTTGATGAAGCATCTGAAGATTCGAAAGCAACTTCAACATTCTTCATATCCTTCTTATCCCCTGTATCCGGAATAGGAGTTACAGCAGTAACTTTGAATGAAGTTTCGGGATAAGCAGCAAGAGTAACGATATCATTTACTGCATAAGGACCTGTACTCTTAGGAGCTGCAGCAGTATCAGTAGAAGCACCGCCGTTTATCTTCCATGTCACATCGAAACCTGTTTCACTAGAGCTGTCATCAGAATCCTGATAGAGCATGAGATCGTATGAAGTTCCAACGATTGGCTTAGTAACAGCGAATGATGTAGGACAGATACCTACATAGAATGGTGTATTAGTCTGAGTAACTACCTCTGTTCTATCTTCAACACCCTTGTAGCCGTTTACATATACCTTACCACAATTTGTGGTGTCTGTTGTGTCGATATTGATATATGTTGTACCAGGAGTCTTGTAGAACTCATCAGTTTCAGATGTAGCAAAAGAAGTGATCTTAGATGAAGGATATGCAAGCATTGGATAGATTTCTTTCTTGGTTGTATATACAACAGAATTATCAGAATCTATTGTTGGAGTACCAGTAGTTGAAGCATCCTTATCAGCATAAGCAATCTTCGCAATGAAGAAATTGTTGAGCTTATTAACAGGATCAACTGATACCTTATTTTCAACAAGAATGAAATCAGGCTGGTATTCAATGTATGTCACATCTCCATCTTTCCTTGTGGACTTCTTACGAGGAGCAAGTTTACCACGATTGATGAGATCTGAAACCTGAGCAGTTACCTTTTCCAGAGTCTTTCCTTCAGTAGAAATATATGCACGGAACATATCCAGAATAGGCTTAGTTCCATCTGTTCCACCAGTCTTAATCTGAGAAATCGGTATAGAAGTGATAGCACCAGTATACTGATTGATGGTTGTAATGAGAGTAAGTGCCATTGTTGCTGTGTTAGTAACAAAGAGGTCACCTACGTGATACGGGTTATCAGGATTTGAAACACCGTATGTCTTTGAATCGAGATAAGCATTCAATGCGTCCGGCTTTTCGATGTATTCAGCAGCTGATTCATCAGTACCGAGGAATACCTTGATTCTGTTTGCAGTATCAAGCTGAGGAATATCAAGATCGAACATGTCAACCTGGAAGTATGGGAGCTTAACATCAGAGTCACCATTGTAAATATAACGACCATAAATAGGATCGAAGATATTAACATTCATGGTTACATATACATCCTTAACCCACTTCATTGAATCTGAGTTTGAAGGAAGGATATCAGCATCCATCATTTCCTTAACCTTAGCCATGTACTCGTTGTAGAGTTCCTGTACAGCTTCCTCATTGATATAAGGCTTGATGATAGAAGAACCCTTTTCACGCTGACCAACCTGAACGTTAGCAGTCTCGATCGCATCAGGACGATTACCGTTGTTCTGATTTACAAGTGAAGCGTAGAAACGCTCAACTGTCTGATCAGTACGAGTATCGAGTGTAGCGAACATATACTTTACATTCGGAGGTCTACGACTCTGAGATGTAGGATTGATAGCATAGTTGAAGTTATCGTATATCTTACCACGACCAGCACCGATTGCAGTCATGAATACACGCTGCTTCCAAACACCATCTGCCTCTTCCTTATTATCATCAGCAAAGCCGCGTACAAGTGCAGAGTTAAGACGATCTGTATTCTTGAAGCTTGAGTGAACAATACCAAGAGGAAGTCCGTTATTACCGTTTCCAGAAGTTGTCTTGAAACGAACATGCATTGTAGAACCGTCCCATCTCCACTGGATGAGGAGACAAGAGAAAGCATAAGTACTTCCATCAGGAGTTACACGCATGAACTTTATAGGAGCATCCTGAGAGAGTATAGCATTCGGATATGTAACCGACTGACCATACTTCTTAATATCGCCAGATGAAAGTGATGCCATACCATATGCAACATTAAGAATGTCGCTTCTGTTGATAGGAATCATTTCATTATCAGCACCCATAGGAGCACCAGAAACAACAATAGTTGCATACAATGAAGGATCATCAGTTACGATAGTAGGTAACTGTCCTGTATACATTGAATTATCAACAATATGGACAACGCTGTGAGGCATTGAATACTTCATACCATATTTTGTTTCAAGCATATTAGTCTTCTCCTTTTCTGTAGAATTTAATTGCAATTGAGGGGAATTCTTAGCATGGAGAATCGCGATCCATAATCGGAATCCCGCAATTATTGTTGTGTTGAAAATAAATGTATTTGGGGGCACAAGGCCCCCAAAATATCATCTTTCTTTCAAAGGATAAGACACGAGTAATGTATCTGTTGCAGTGTGAGACTCACGATCGATCTTCGCAATCGGAGTATTAGGTTTCGGATAATCAGGAATGATGTCACCGTCAGAAGAGTAAGTAACATACTCAACATCATCATCAGTATCACCAACAACGACATATGTTGTGGGTTCCCGATTTTCAAACTTAAGGCTATCATTTACATCAGTAACAAGTGCGTCAACAATTGATGCAGCAGCATCAACATTAGCAGCAGTATACTCAACAGATGTTACAGGAATATCAGATTGTACAGAACCAGAGCTACTACCACCAGGAATATCAAAGATATTATCCATGATAGATCTACCTACATCAAATGATGAAACACTACTTCCAGTAGAACCAGTACCAGTACCATTTCCAGAACTATTACCATTCTGAGCCTGTTTGATTTTGATGTCAGCAATGTTCTTCTTAATGTTAACCTTCTCACGTTCAATACCAGCAAGAGTACTACGTGCAGAATTTATAGCAGCCATTGCATTGATATCTTCTTCAGTCAAGCCAACCTTTCCTTTCTCAGTAAGAGATTCAACAAGTTTTCTTTCAAACATCTTAAGCATCTTAGCCTGGTCGGCTTCAATAGCTCTAAGGCCATTAACTTCAGAAGAAAAAATCTTATTTGGATCGATCTTAGCTTCATTACCAGGAACACGATATGATTCATCGATATACTGAAGAATGTTTGATGTACCACCCCAGTTGTTACAAGAATATGGAGAAATGAAACCATCCATATTATATAATACAGGTCTGGTTTTAAATCCATTAAATGCTTCTTCCCAACTCAGTGGTCTTGGATTCTCTTGAAATGTGGGTTGATATTGAGATGATATAGGACCGGAAAATGATTCCGAAGGAATAGACTGTTCATCATAAGGATTAGATCTAGATCCTAACATACTGAACATTGAACTATAATCCATACTCAACATATCTCCTTTCTAATTATAATAGTACTAATCGGTTCTTGATTTTCCTTATTATTTATTATCATATAATAAACAGACTCCCGTCTGTTTAAAGACATATATTTCAAGATTAAAAATTACCATATATCAGAATTCATCCATTTCTGTATACATTCTTCACATTTGATCATCTGTAACTTACTTGGATGAAATTGATGAATATATATATGACATAATCTATCATGCCACTCTTTATCTGTTTCATCACGATAACCAAATTCAGTTTCTGATATACGATAGCTTACCCGTGCTCTTGGATGTGTTTCTTTGAAATCATCAGGCATATACTTTTCAGCAAACTGACGAATCCTTCTTGTAATGGTTTCATTATTATTGATGCACTTATGATCTTCATTAGTAATCATTTCAAGAATACATCTACCATTGAGAGAAAGTGTTTGCTGGATATGTATAAGTAAATCATAATCATTGATATTGTTGATACGATGTCCATTTGTAGTACCAACAATATGTTTTAACTTTTCAACATCAGTATGTCTTTTTCTTCTCAAGATATATGGTACTTCTTCTTTACTTTGATCAAGCATAAGTTGTGTCATAAATGCATCTCCTGAGATACTGTCTTTACCATCCTCGGTAACAAATTTTGCCACTGGAAATCATCTCCTAACTAATCGACTAAATTAAACTCATTCATTCCTTTTAGTCAGTGCATAAAGACCATTCAAGCATTCAATCTCGATAACATAAACAGAGTCACATTCAGCCTTAATATTGTATATCTTTGAATACATGAGTTCTTCGGCACGTTTATTTGCTTCATCACTCCACAGACCGATACTCTTAACAGTATCACCATCATAGTCTGCTCCGAGTGCTTTAAGACGAGAGTTACTCATGTTTATAGTTTCAATAAATGAAGTAGCTACTCTGTTATGAGGTCTTTCGATATCTATGACTGGATAATATTCCATGGTCTCACCACGGAATTGAATTGCTGTTGTTTCCAGTGTAGAAAGGATATGTACTTTGGTGAAGAAGTTACCAAGGTAATCACCTATAGGATATCGAACAGTATAAACCATTCTACCAGCATCCTCAATTGCCACCTTGCAGCATAGATAAATTACATCGGTTAATGTAACAGGTCTTGTTACGGTTTGATTCTTCTTGATATCAAGATACTCCATTTGCATTGGTATTGTATTCTCGGCATCAAGATACATAATACGGAAACGAGATCCAGGGTTTTCCATATAGATATTACAAAGATCCTCGATCATCTTGTTATCGTAGATATTATTCAATACACCTGGTTTTACTTCTTCCTTATTAGGATGAATATCCTGAATATTTGAATAAGAGAAGAACTGTTTCATTTGGAATAAAACCAAAGGTCTAAATAATGTTGCACATGTATGAAGAGGATAACCTGTTCTAAAGATACCAACCGCAGGATGTTCGTTATTATAACGAGGAGCCGAGATAACATTTCTCGCAGTGAAGGTTGTTGTTTTAGCAAGAAGATTCTTTTGGAAGAATCCGTTCTTTGATCCAACATAGTCATGAATATAAGTATAGATATTCATCACAGCATCTTGGAACTTTGCGTATATTTGATATACGTTTGATGTTGTGTGAGCAGTAACACTCTTAAGACCGATGATATGGGTATAAAGAGAATTCAACTCATTTTTTGTTCTACGACCATTACGCATACCGATTGGTCTGAAGGCAGGTGGTAATACAAGAACCTTATCATTGAATATAAGTCTCTTTGGTGATTTTGTGAGGATGTCGATATTATCATTTGATCGAGTAGATAAAGTTTTTCTTATATCGATCTGATCCCAGATATTATACAAATCCTTGAGACCACAATATTGTCCCTCTTTATCTGCTACAAGAACACCATCCTTGAGATTACACTTTGTTTCACCATAAGCCATCTTACGGATGATACCACCAGATCTGGCGATTATTGTTTTTGCTACTGATGGATTGAATACATGTACAGGAAGTCTTATGTAGCCACATCTATACTTTTGCTCTTCTGCTGTTTGTCCAAATATCTCTTCTGAGAATAAACCTTCTGGATTAAACATGTTCTGAGTTCTGTATATATGCTGGGATTTAACTTCCATCAATTGATTGACCTGGATATATCTATCGATATCAAACAACTCTTGAATTTTCATTATATCATTCCTTTCTGAATAATAAAGATTACCTGGTCGTTTGTAAATGCGAACAAATCAAAAATAATAAAAGAAGTGTGGGGGTATTAACCCCCACAAATAAATACAAACAGTTGGGTCGACGCACTAAAATCGACCCATTCGGAGGATACATTCCATGTCAGTAGAATGCATAAAAAATATCACCGGCGAGTGATAAGGTTCATAGATGAACTTACGAATTTGTTTTCAAAAGACATATATTATTTTCGTGCTACGGAAGATAACTATCAAAATAGCAAATAAAACGAAGGAGGAAACTTTTCATGCCAAAGATTAAAGATGATAAATATAATATCATCAAGAATGATGTTGAGAAGATCCAGGCCCGCCCAACAATGTACATTGCCAATCTTGGAGACTTAGGTGTATTCCATCTTTGTAAAGAATTAGTTGATAATTGCAAAGATGAATGTAGTAATGTTGAATCACCAGGTGACAAGATTGAAATCACGATGACTGATAAACAGATAACAGTTCGTGATAACGGTAGAGGTATTCCAACAAATATAATCCGAGAGGTATATGAAACAATTCAGGCCGGTACAAAAATGACAAGAGCTCATGGTGAAAGTACTGGTGAAAATGGTGTAGGTGGATCAACCTGTGTTCTTGCATTATCATCATATCTCGAAGTGGTGACAATACGTCCAACCGAAAAATGTAAGATGACTCTTATCTATAAGAACGGCGTTCTATTCGATGAGAAGAAGGAAACTTACACAGGAAATGAACATGGTCTCATTGTAACATTCAAGCCTTCAAGAAAGTTACTTGGTGTTGATACAATCCCCACTGAACTCATGAGAACATGGCTTGCTGATGCAGATTATACATTACCTAGATCAACTAACATGGTTTATACAATCAATGGTGAGACAACAACAGTTCGTCATAAAGAACTCTTCCAGTTCTTTGAACAGTTCATTCCATTGGATGCAAGATTATGTAATGATCTCGTGTTCGAATGTTCTGGTCAGCTGAAAGAAGAGTTTGATGAAGAAGTATTCGATAGACATTTCGAAGTATCTGTTGCAATCACATATTCTGATCCGGATAAATATAAAGGCGATGATGTCCGTCATTCTTGGATGAATATGATTCATACTCCTCAGAATGGTGCTCATGTTGATGGAATCATCAGAGGTTTCAGTAAAGCGATAACAGAACGAGTTATTCGCAAACAGAAGAAACTTGAGGGTGTTGATATCAAGAGAGATATTCTTGCACACATGAATATCGTTGTAAAAGCAGGAACAAACTGTGCACATATGTTTACATCACAAAGCAAACATTCTGTTGACAACAGGGTACTTGGTAAAGCAATTGAAGAAGCTGCTTATAACGTATTATCAAAGTCCAATGATTCGGTACTGAATGAAATGGCTGAAGTTGTTATCGGTAACCATCGAGCTCGTATCGAAGGTGAAAAGATGAGAAACGTTGCATCATCTACAAAGGCTTTGAAGACATGGCAGAAACCTGATTCATATTATCCTTGTGCAACAATCAAAACACCTGAACCAAAAGAGTTGTTCCTTGTTGAAGGTACCTCTGCTGGTGGTGGTCTTAAAGGTGCGAGAAATGCAAAGTACCAGGCTATCTTGACATTCAGAGGTAAGTCACTTAATGTATGGGATCTGTCACTTGATAGAGCTTTACAATCAACACCATGGTTGAATCTCGTAAAGGTTCTTGGATGTGGTATTGGACCAACATTCGATATCAAGAAACTCAATTTTGATAAAATCATTATAGCAACTGATGCTGATATTGATGGATATCATATTCGTGTTGGTATATGTGCATTCTTTGTTAAGTTCTTACCCGATATTATTAAGGCTGGTAAATTGTATATTGCAGAACCTCCGCTTTATAAACTTGCAAAGGATAAAGACATTTATTATGTTGCATCACAGACAGAATATCTCCAGACATGTGTTAATTCTATCGGTGGTATGACACTTGAATTTCCTACAGCAAAATGATATATGGGGAGCATATGCTCCCCAACATATTTATATCGTTTAAATTTGATACTACTCATTACTATTAATATTGAACGGAGGAATATGACATGGGTAAAAAAGAAGATGCTAAGGACTTCGTGACAAAAGCATTTGACTATCGTAACATCTTAACCGAGGTAAGTATAAACCGTTCTACCAACGTTTATCTCCTCGAGTACATTGCTTATGGCTTTGCAAAGTACGGCGATACTGTGGAAAGCTTTGAAGACAATGCTGATGATTGGGTAAGAATGCTTTGTAAAACTTATCCGGAGTTAACCTATAGCAGAAAGTCACATCAGATCAAAGCTGTTATTGATCTCATTGATCAACTCGTAGTTGTTGATAATGATTTGATAGAACAGCTTAGATACATTATCGATATTCAGAAGGAATATGGCTTGCTTGTCAAATATGTTGATAAGAACAAACAGCCTGTACAGACAACTATTCTGAGATACTTCGAATATATTGAAAGATTATATCCTTCTATAAAGGCTCGTTATAAAGGTCTTGGTTCTTCAGCGGCATCTGTATCAAGAGAAGTTCTTATGGACCCAAAGACAAGAAGACTTCTCCGTGTTACAATGGATGATGCAGAAATAATGAAGACAATGGGTATGCTTGTTGGTGATGGTAAGGAAAACAAGAATGCTCGTAAAGAAATGCTCATGGGATTCAAGTTTGACATGAGCATGATTGATAACTAATGTTGGGAGGGATATATCATGATAAACTATAATATCGATACAACCGTGAACGAATCACAATTCCCTGATCTTGCACAGTTAGAAGAAATCACCACCAAGGACCAGATTTTCGAATTCCTTGGTGATACGGTTCTCATTAAGAGATATCTTCATGACTATGATTATCTGTATAATCGCGTTGTTGATGTTGCTGCATTGTGTTGGAACAACAGAGATGAGAATGGTGAAAAGCTTCAGCACACATTTATCAAGTTCAAGAAAGATATTGATGATAAGATCACATACGAACTTCCTCTCAACAGATTCATGATAAGTCTTGTGTTCTTAAGAACCGTTGTTGAATACATTGACTATATCGATATCAATGATTATGTCCTTCAAGATTTCCTCTCTAAAAAGGGAAGAGTTAAGATTCAGGATAAGATCGTTGAAACTCTGACTTCGTATGGTAAAACAATCAGAGAAATTCAGGTTATCATGGCAAGAATGTCTCTCGATCTTAAGGAGCTTCTCTTAGTATTCTCTGCATCAGATATGCAGATCTTTACTGCTGAGAACTTATTCCTTGATCATTATCGTGATTCTGAAATCATTCGTGATATCAACAATACTGAATATCCACCTGATATGCAGACATCCGATATCGTTGAAGCAAACGCCGAGAAGTATAAGATACTCGAAGCTGAGATGCTTAAACGTGGTAATCCATTCTTTGTTGACAATAAATATACGCCTATCATCAAAGCAAAGCAGATGGAAGAATTGTACATCAACTTCTCTCAGATTCCTGATGGTAAGAATATCGTTCCTGTAATCATGAATGGTAATGGATTCCGTGCAGGTTATCACGATATGCCTGTAATGTATGCAGGTGCTATTGCTGCACGTGTTCCTGATATCATGAATGAAGAGTACATGGGATCTGCAGGTTACTTTGCAAGAAACCTTTGGATTCTCACATATGGTACTTTGTCAAAGACTGTATGGGATTGTGGTTCTGTTAATCCGATTGAGATCGAGATTGATGAAACAATGCTTGATATGATGGATGGACGTTATTATCAGAATCAGAAGAACGTTGGTTCATATAAGATATTCTCTAAGAATGATAAACATCTTCTCGGTAAGAAGTTATGGTTTAGATCTCCTTGTACATGTAATCTTGGTGAGGATTGTTGTCATGTTTGCTATGGTACAAAGGCTCTCAAGGTTGGTGAACTTGAAGGAGGATTTATCTATACAACTGAACTTCTCACAAAGGATGTTGGACAAAAGATTCTGTCTGCAAAGCATCTTCTTAAGACAAATGCAGAGAAGGTTGAATTCTCTGATGGATATGAGAAATGGTTCGTTATGGAGAACTCAACACTCATTCCTACTGATGAGAAGAAGTTTGATATTTACCTCAAAGAAGATTACCTCGATAATATATCCGAATCTCTTACTGTATATATCGGAAAGGATCTTATTCCTGTAACGATATCAAAGTATGCATCAATACATATTCCCGATTCTGTTACAGATGCATTCAAAGAGGTTCTTATTGATGATCAAACATATTACAAGGTATCATCTCATAAGGCTCTTGAGGCAGGAATGTTCTGTGACATTATTCCTGTAAATATTATGATGACTGCTAAGTACATGAATATCATGAAGCTTCTTGAGAATGAGATATCCAAGTTCACAAGAATCGAGGATGCCGTATCAGAGCTCACACATCTTATTCATGGAATCATCCCGATCCTCTCTGTACATGGTGAGATCATCATTGGTCACCTTGTTCGTTCTGTGGAAAATCGTTTACTTCGTCCTGATTGGACAAAACCTGATCCGGAATATCAGCTCATGCGTCTTAAGACTGCATTGGCAAATCATGAGTCTGTTACAGTTGCTCTCGCATTTGAGCAGACACGTCATCATATCCTTCATCAGATCTTTGATGAGAGAAACGAGATCAATCGTGTTGGTCCTCGTTCATTTGAAGACTATATATTCGGACTTCGTGAAGGTGATCAGAAGAGAATAATAAATAACATTGTTCAGAAAGAAGGATGTTAAACAATGAAAGAATATAGCATTGGACCAATAGCAGGTAAAGCTCTTAAATTGAGATATGCTGCTATTAGTACTTTCCTCGGTGGAGATACATTCGATCCTATAAACGGATTTGATATATTCATCGATCTTAATGTGCTGGTGTCGAGTTTATCGACATCAGCCAAATTCTTAAACTCATTACCATTCTCCGATGGTGATGCGGTTGAAAGAGATCTGATATCAAATGTATTGTCTGTTGTGAAACATTGGAAAGGTTTCACAAGTAAATATAATGATACCAGAATCTTCCTTATGGTAAATGATTTTGAGATGGCTGGTTTACCTGAACAAAACATCATCAAATCATATATGATGCCGTATATAAATAAATTCGAGCAGGAAAGATTTGCACAGTTCAATTACTTCTGGACTGAAGCAATGAAACGTGTAGAAATAATTCTTAAGTATGTACCTAAGTCATATCTCATCAGATGTAATCGTGTTGATAATTATATCATTCCTAACATCGTAGATGATTATTCAAAGAATGGTCGTTTTAGATTAATTATATCTGGTGCACCTATAATGACAACATACATGCTCGAACCAAACACAAAGGTTATCCTTTCAAAGTTCAATCATCAATTATCTGACCCAACAATGATTTGTCAGTCGGTATCATCAATCAGTGATGAGATAATGAATACATTTGTTCAGAACAAAGTATTCTATTCATTATTGAACTCTGTTATCGGTGACTTCGATAGAGGCATCATAGGTATCACACAGCTTGGTATATCATCATTTGCGAATGATTTGTTAAGAGCAGTTGAACGTGGTGAGATTCCATCAGATCCTAAGTCAATAGAAAGTGTCCTTCCTATAATAAATACAGGATATCATGATTATATTAAGAAGGCATATCAGCTTATAGACATATCTTCTCACACACAACTCATACCTCCATCTATAATTGAAAAGATTAAGAGTAACATGATTGATCTTTACGATATTGATGGTCTTCAGAGTTTATCTGTAGATGGTATGAATCTGATAGAATTGTTATGAGGTGATTAAATGGATAATGTTAAAAATGATGAATACTATTTGAAGAAAGACCGAGAAAATAAGTATCGTGAACACTTCAAGCATATGTGTGAATCTGGGTATGATCCGTTGTTATGTTTAAACAGAAAAACACAGGTCATATCATACTCCGGAAATCATGGAGGAATGGATGCACAATCTGCAAAGATGCATATTGACACAATAGATATGACTCAGTTCATAGATAGGATAATAACAGAAGAAAGATATGCGGATCTTCTTGAACAGGCTAAAACGCCTTCGTCGAAGCTGGATGACATAATATCAATTCCATTAAATCTTGTATGTGTTTCTGGTCCGACAACTCCATATATTGGTGGATCGGCAGCAATATTCTGGTTGTACCCTTCTGGATGCAGAAACCTTGGTGATCTTTATAAGAAATATGAAAAGAAAATCAAGGATGAATTGAGATCAATGATCATCACATATTAAAATACCGGGGCGTAATGCCCCGGTTTATTATTCTTATTTTTTATATACATATTATTTATATGAAGAAAAATTAAGGAGGCTATTTATGAAAAAACTCATAAATCCAATCATCAACAAAGCAGTTGGTAAACTTGGTCAGTTTATCAACAATCAAAACATGTACATCATCAATGTTGATGACATCATGTTCAAAGCACAACCGATTCTCAACAAATGTTTCTGGAATATTCCAGAAAATATAACAGCAACACAATCGTCACAAATCAAAGGAACTCTCGATTTCAGATATGAGACACTTGTGAATGAGGAACTCATGATGACATGCATTACCATGTATCATGGAACGCCGATTTGGCTGTGGAGTATCACAAAGAAATCTGGAAGACACTCATATCCTTGTCATTTCATGAAAACAATTCGAACAAAACGTAATGTCAAGAATCTTCATGAGTTTCTTGAGAAGATCACTGTCAAAGGTGTCAAAGCTCAGGAAAAGAACTGGGGTAAAAATATAATGATTCATAAGAACAATGAAACATTTGTTTCTTATTGTACTCCAAAGCTGAGATCTTTTGATGATGTATTCTTAACATCAGAACAGAAGACTCAGATAATTGATTCTCTTGATAAGTTTATCAGCAGAAGAGATTGGTATCTTGAAAACGGAATACCGTATCACTTCGGAATTCTGCTTTATGGTCCTGCTGGTACTGGCAAATCATCTATTGCGCAAGCGATCGCAAGATACACTAAATCTACTGCTGATTTCATATATGGAGATGACGTCTTCGATCTTCCTAGAATGCTGGGTAGAGATATTCCTACCGACACAATGACAGAACATTCTTACAGAACAATCGTTATTGAAGATATTGATTGTGGCTTCAAGGATGCGAGATCCTTATTTCTGAATAAGGATATCTCACCAGAGAATCAAAAGGAAGAATTAAAACGTGGCTCAGGATTTGCTTCACTGCTTAATTCACTGGATGGTATCAATGCACCGACGAATACGATCTATGTGTTCACCACAAATCACATAGAGAAGCTTGACCCGGCTCTTGTTAGACCTGGACGTATTGATCTCAAGCTTGAGATTGGAGACGTTTGTAGGGAGACATTTGATATGTTCTGTCTCCGTCATTATGGTAAAACATATGATGGTGATATAAACTTTAAATCCGGCATAACATTTGCTAAACTGCAAAATGAAGTTATGGTGGGTAAATCATTAGACGAACTTGTGAAAGGGGTTTCGGATGATAATAACTGATATAGTTCATACACGTATGAACGACTATTCTGAATTAGAAAATCTCATTGAACAGGAAGACGGTAAAGGTGTAGTAACCTACAATGCATGCTACGGCTTAACGTATAAAATAATTCTTGAAAACCCCAGCGAGATATTATGGGTAAGAAGTATTATCAATGACAAACCGGTTCCTGGTGAGTTTTTAAACAAGTTCGGCAAGGCGTTAAGTCTCGCACTTGGTGAATTTGTTAAGAAGACATTATTAGATTAATAAAAGAGGAGGTAACACGTGATGAAAAAAGTTTTAATGCTTTTAGCTGGCATAGTATCATTAGCTACAGTCGCTTCGATTGCTGTAATAAGCTTGTCATGCGATAAGGTTGTTGACGCAGATGATGACGATGATGATTACAATGACGATGATTGCATCTACGTCAATTGTGATTAAGATGGATATGAAGGGGTGGTTTAAACCACCCCTACTATTCATTTTTTTCATATATATATTATTATAATGCAAGAACAGAAAATATTCAACTCTTGCAAAATATAAATAAAGGAGGTCATCTATTATGATGACAATAAGAACAAGAGAATCAGATAAGAAAGAACTCGTAAAGGCTGTAAAGTATGCTGAAAAGCTTGGCTTTATTACAGCTGATCACCCGCGCCATCAGCCCAGTGTAAAAATTGTCACTGGTTCTGATATAAAAGTAATCACGCCTATTCATTTCGAAATAGGTGCTGATCGCCTGGTTGATATGTATCATCAGGTTAAAACACTTGGCCTTACAGGCAGAATCTGTCTTAAGGCTTTAGTTGATGCATGGAGTGCATTAACGAAATCACAGGCAGACGATCTGAGAAATTGCTGCTGGGTTTCCAGTTACTCAGCAACAGATCTGTTGACCTTCTTCTATGGCTGGTGTATCAATCAGATAGAAAAGCAACAGATTCAGATATCGTCACAGATATCAAAGTCCACAGCAAGGAATCTTTGGTATTCCTTAGGCGGTTATAAAGGACTTAAAACATTCTTTGCCGATGGACTGGAAATAACTTTAGTAGAATTCAGGCGCATAAGACGTCTTGAAGAAAAGTTAGAAGTTGCAAAGGATATCATCATTGATAATCCTGAGCTCAAAGGTGTTGAAACATACACCGAATTTAACCCATGTCTCACTTGCAAAAACTGCAAGGTGGACAAATACGGATGCAGAATCTGTAAGAATTATCTTATAGATATTCCGGAGACCATGACAGTTAAAGAGGTAAATAAGATTTATCCTTCCGCAGCTGTTATAAATTGCGGTAAATTAAAATCACAGTTTGTATTCCACAATCTTGGCGACTGCCAATTCCGCCAAGAGCGTATTGGCTGCAAGTCCAAGAAGTGTGAAACATCAATAATCAAATATTGTATAAATAATTAACGAAATGGGATGTACCCAACACGGAGATCACGGACAAGTGGTAGCGTGTTGGGCAGACTATCGTAGGCAAGATAGGTATCAAACATCAGAAAAGAAAAGAAGAATTTACGGGGGCGTACAAGCCCCTACGAATTCTTTTTTGTCTTTTAAAAGGTATCGAACGCTTTCATAAATGCTAATATGAAAGGAGTTGTTTTTATGGCAAGAGATGCTAAACAACCTGTCACTTTTGATCTTACAGATAATGATCAAGTTGCATTAGTACCATGGGAGTTCATTGTTGATAAGTTTGATACAATACTCTCTGGTGTAGTTTCAAATCTCGGTTCCATAGAAAGAGATCTCGGTAGAATAGAAACTAAGATTGATGAATGGATTTCTGAGCAATAAATTTATAAGAAGGAGGTAAATCCACATGGCTGATCAGATGAATCAGATGGAAGAAATATTCCAAAGTTTAAATGATGTTATAACAGCATTGGCAAGACGCGTCAATAGCCTTGCTAATAAAGTTGAACAACTCGAACACGGAGGCGGTGGTGGTGGAAATGCTACCGTAGAAGACTATGAGAGTGGTAAACTTTATAAAAGAAATACATTACTTGTTGACACAGCTACAGAAACACTGTATCGTGTTTCTTGCCAAACAGAATATACTTCTGTTTCGGTTGAATCCGATAGAATAGCTGGTAATCTTAAACTCATTGGTTTCGAATCTCAAGTTATTACTATTAACCACGAACCATCACAGGCAGAACTCGATATGTTGCCAGAAGATTCACTTGTTGCTATATACTCAACATCTGCAAACAGATATATTCCTGTTATAAATGGAGACAATCCTATCCAAGGTGATAATAATGGTTAATCTTATTTTTTGTAAAGAGGAGGTGATATAGATGAGTGATATCTACGTTTACAAAGGAAAACTTTGGAAACCCGCATTCACATTTAACTACACTGGATCACCACAAAAGATCACATTGGAACCAGGAGAATATCTTTTTGTGTGTAATGGTGCCAATGGCGGACTGTGTGCTGATTCTCCTTATGTAAATGAAGCACCCCATGGTGGAACATCATATGGTATTCTTGATCTTAAGAAGACATCAGATTTCTATGCCGTTGTCGGCGGAAATGGTGGTGACGGTTCAAAACTATCAGTTGGTACCGGTGGATATAATGGAGGTGCAAACGGTGGTGAAGGATATACTGGGTATTCTCATGGTGCTGGTGGTGGTGGCGCTACTGATATAAGACTCATTAATCCAAATGAAGCAGAGCCTGCTTCTGTTGTGTTAAAAAGATATGGGGTTCCTGATGAATATCAACCAGTTGAATATATCGAATCATCGTACACGGGTCATCAATGGATAGATACACAATATATCCATGCAGCAAATACAAAAATCAAATTTGATATATTTACTACATTAGCCGGAGATCATTATGATTTTGAGACACCTTTTGGTGCTCGAAATAATAGTGTGAGTTATAATGCATATTATATGTTTACGACGAACGTTGGTCAAAAACAAGTTGTTTATGGAAGAACTGGTCAAGAAGCAATTAACAACGAATTTCCTTATGATGAGAAAATTCATGTAGAAGTATATCTCGCTGACATGAATATATATGACGAAACCGGGACAACATTACGTACCACTATACACAATACTGGCACAATAAACAATGGTGTATGTAGTATGACATTATTCAATCTGAATATTGCTAATAGTAAAAAAACATCTCTTTATGGTAACCAAACAGGATTCGTTGGTAAAATGTATAATTTCGGTATATATGAAGATGACGAACTCAAACATTATTTTGTTCCTGTGAGAAGGAAATCAGAAACATACGAATTCGATCTTGATATAACAGATATCGAACAAGGTACTGTCAGTAGTTCTGGTGATGACAGTTCATCAACCCGAATCAGAACAAAGAGTTTTTACAGGGCTGATTGTTTTAAGGGTACACTCACATATGAAGCGTATGATATAAATGATAATCCACTTCAGTTATGTATTTCTGAATATAACATAGCAGACAAATCATCATCATATTTGATTGAGGATGGAGATTGGATTTCTGCGGGGTCATCTTATACATTCACAAGTCAATATACATCATACATCAGATTTATATTTAAATACCCATCAGGTTCGTCTTTGAATCCATCCAAAATCAAATCATGTCATATAACAATATCAGATTGCCATTATGGAATGTTTGATGTAATAGATCAATCATTCCATGCTAATAAATCTATGACCGAAAATTTCACATGTGGTGAAGATATAGAATTTGAAGATATCGTTGAGACAATAGAAACAGACACATCCACATTATCCAGAATAATCGTTGCTGGTGGTGCTGGAGGTACTGCGGCACAAAAAGGACAGGATGTCGGTATTCCATCATATTTTGGTATAGGCGGTGGAGCCGTAGGCGGTGCTGTTGCATCCAATGCACAAGATACCAACAATGCAAAATATGCAGACCAAATATCTGGATATAAATTCGGTTCTGGTATGGTACCTGTCCCCAAAACAGAAATCCGAAACTGGGGTGCTGAAGGCGCCGGTGGTGGAGGAGGAGGCTGGTACGGTGGATATGCATCAGCCGCATCTGTCATGGAAAATTCTTGTTGTAATGGCGGTGGTGGTTCTGGATATGTTTTAACAGAAGAATCATATAAGCCTGAATGGTATGAAGAATATATCAGTAATGAATATTATTTTACATATCCATGTATGACAGGAGGTACTTCTGACAACCCATCAGTTATAATATGCAAACGAAGAAGCAGTTACAATACCGGAGATAAACTCATTTTCCCGTGTATCGGTGATTATGAACAATGCACCCTTGACATCGGTAATTATCTGATAAAATGTTGGGGTGGTGATGGTGGTCCTCGATATGCTATATCATCAACACCTCGTGGTGGATATGCTGAAGGAAGATTAAGTTTAAAAGAACCGACACAAATATTTGTGAATGTCGGTGGTTCTGGAATAAGATCCACTTTCGATTACCAAAGTTCTTTAATGTGTACACCATCTCTTATTTTTAATGGCGGTGGTCCTGCACCGGAGTTAAACGACATAAGATCGTCCTTTGGTGGAGGTGGTACTGATGTAAGATTATTACAAAATACCTTTTATCATCGTTTAATTGTTGCCGGTGGAGCTGGAGGACATGGTGCTGGAGAAACCGCCAATAATAGTTTCGGTGGAGCAGGTGGTGGTCTCTCGGGTGGTAATGGAGCAGGATCATACGGTAGTGTTCCAGGACCAGGAACACAAACATCATCACCACAAGGATCTGACGTTGGTGGCGGTTTCGGTTATGGAGGAACTGGATCAACACGAGGCGGTGCTGGTTTTGGTGGATCAGGTGGCGGAGGCTGGTATGGTGGTTCTGGCTGTTATCCTGACAAATATACTGATGATGACCGTGGTGGTGCAGGTGGTTCTGGATATGTTTTAACAGAAGATTCATATAAACCCGACGGATATATGTTAGGTGAAAAGTATTACCTGACAGACACGTTACTTGTTACGGGAGACACATCACATCGTTATGGACAATCCAAGGTAGAAATCATCGTTGAAGAAGTGCATAACCAAAAGATGTTGTGTTATGATGAGGAAGGTACTAAGACTTTTAATACAGAAACACAATCTTGGGAATTCATTTCAAATACACCACCAACTAGTGATGATTTAAATACATACGGTGTTTATCTTGTTAATTCCGATGAAGGATTATTGGATAATTATTCAATATATATTTATGATACCGGAGGTAGTGGTATCAACGATTGTTCCTTTAATGTAATACCTACAAAACAGACTATACTTGTTGATGAAAAAACAAATAATTTTGTTACGGATTTAATATTAGACGGTGATGTTGATGAAGAAACTGTTGATATATCATTGACAAGTACACGTAAATATATCGATAATGAATCATATGTTGAATTGATAATGAATGTGGATATCAAGGATATTCCAAAGATAGACACAAAAATCTATGCTGTATACGCATTCACCAAAGGTATTATGAATCACGATCCTACACCACATCCTAAGCCAAAGACTCTGGAACATATAGATCTATTGTCTGTTGGTATTGGTAATAGAATGCCATATAGGTATAAATCATATCTGGGTGGATTTATATCTGATGGACAAGAAGCAATAACATCAATAAATTCATCTATTTCATATGAACACAACAGAAATGTTTATTCTGCAATATTATGTAATGATAAGATAGTTAGGTTTACAAAATTAAATCTTCTAACGAACACATCAACTATCATACGTGATGTTTCCAAGGCTGTCTTAGGAAATGCATATTACGGTGGATTTGTTGTTGATGATAATTTCATGTATTTAACATCTTCTAATGAAGATAATAGAATATGGAAAATACCGTTAGATCCAACTGACCAGAATATCGAAACTATTGCAACACCCGACTCTAATAAAGCTATAGTATGTTATGGAAAAATAGATTGGTATGACGATCACACAATTGTTATGTGTCACCGTCGTAGAGGTATATGGTTATATGATACAATTAAAAATAAATGGACCGAAAAACCTCAGGGAGAAAATACAAATGATATTCGTGGCGATTTCGCAATTGGTGATAAATATCTAATATCAACATATTATGATTCATCGAAGTCTGTATGGATTGTTGATGTCGAAAATAATCAATGGTATGATATGACAAAAACATATTATACATTTCCAAACAATGAAATCAAGATTGTTTGTTATGGTGATGGCAAATTTTATTTTGCACAAAAGTCATACATATATGTCATGGATGAAGAAAATATCAAGAATCATTTGGAATCTGGTGTTGAAGTAAATGTAAAACGAATAGCGGCATCATACGGATCATCAATACCCAGGACAATAAGCTATGTCAATGGATTATTGTATATAACATTGAGGAGTTCCAATCTGTTATATATCTATGATATTAAAACAGATACCTTTAGATCCACACTACTGGAGTTCACACAATTATGGGACTATCCATATCGTGCGGGTTATCATATACCAACAACGGTTGATGGCGGCTATTTCTTTATTGCCGATTTACGATTATTCGTAATAAATCTCGGTGACTATGCAAAATATAACATGGGATACAAATTTAATCAAATTCAATATATAATGAATATTGATAATATCGATAAATTTACATACGATGATAGATTTGTTTCATTCCATGATTCATATATTTTGATTCATGCTGGAGATATTATCAAACCGGCAATTAGAATTGACGAAAATGTATACCGTGTTGATATTAGTAAAACCGAGTATAACAAACTCATTAGTTTTACTACAAACATTAGTGATTAATAAAACAATAATGGAGGATGATATAATGAGACAGTACGATGAAACATTCGAACGTGCAATGAAATTCGTTAAAAATTCTCAAGATATGCATCCGGGTATATCCAATATCTATGTATTTACATCAGTTGATAAAGATGGAAATATTGTAGATGAAAAGTATGGAATGAATCTTATGACAAATAATGGATTCAAGGCCATCTATCAGGATAATGAAACATTCGCTGCGTCAGATACAATACATCTCTATGTCGGATCAGGTGTTAGTACTAATCCGGGAATAAGAGTTGAAGATACAAGTCTTGAAGTTCCCTGTTTTAATGGTCTTGCTGCCACTAATTCAGATACTACAAAAAACTTTTCGTATCCATTGTATTATGCCGTAAGTGATCAACCGAATCAGGGTTTAATAACCCTGATTTCTCGGTTCTTGAAATGTTATTATCCAGAAAATATAACAGGATTCCCGGACCAGACTCGAATCGACGAGTATGGTATTGGTAAAGCTTGGAATAACATATGGACACATTCTCACACTTATAATCTTAAGGGAGAACGAGCATCTGTTTTCAAGACACCAAGCACACGTCTTGAGATATCCGTTTATATGTGTCTTTCTATAAATGAAAGCGTGATAGTAAATGGATGGGCTAACGATAGATATACAATGATAACTACAAATGCTATCATGTATCATCGTATGTTTGAATCATATCTCAAGACATATAAAAGAGATGATATCGTTTATACGAGAAAAACGTATGATTATAATGATGGATATCATAATATCAATAATACAGGCGGTACATATGAAAATTCAACCGTATTACCACCGGTGACATTAACAGACGGATCAAATCCAGAATCTGCGTATATAGATGGATTTATATATCAAACTGATGGATTTATTATCGTTGAACCACAATATCTCGATGTACCGGAAAATGTTAATTTAACAAACTTCTATTCAAAAACACCATATGAATATTCGGGATTCAGTGATAAGTTTGGAACGTATCCAAGAAATAGTTCCGGTAATGTTGATGCTTCTTCATATTCAAAAGCACAATGGCCTCCGTTTACACGTTTAAGATCTGCAGCTGCATATTTATTTGATTGGAAGACACAGGAATGGGATAATCCATTAAGTGTTTATAATCCAAACAATCGAGTTTATTCAGACACTCCGGGTCAGACTAACTGTGGTTTACCGTTAACATATTATGGAAACGGAACATATATCACTGGATATGTTCATCAGAATATCGATACATCAGATCCAATAGTTGCAATCTTGGGTAATACGATCAGTATCACCTTATATGCAGCAAATAAATACTGGGATAAGCAAACATGGATACCGATAACAAACAAGAAAAACATTCCTGTCGAAGCAAGGAATTGTCGGTATTGGATAACCGATGACAACACCAGTGCTAACAAACTCATATTCCAAAGAGAATCTGACGTTTTCCAATTATTGGAAAAAGGTGGCACTACTCCTGCTGATAATGGTTTTGTCACATATGACGGATTTGCAATTGAAAAGGGTGTTCAGTCTCAATGTGATGGAAACGGTTGGTATATGAAGAATAATAAGCTTTATACGCCAATAAATCAAGCAACATATACAATTGGTAATTCAACCGAAACAGAATCATTTACTTATGGAAAATATATAGTAACCTTTAATTCTGTTAATAACAAAATTATCGTTACTGATGTTTCTAATGCAACTACATCTGATCCTATACCAGCTCCAACAGAAATAACAATCGATTGGGGTTCTGGTAATAATGTCAATTCATATACCGGTTGTTATATAACAGAAACAGGAACGGGTATAATATGCATGCAGTCAATTACATCTGGAGTCGAAGCGTGTGCAATTATTGACATGCGTGATTCATCCGGTGTGACAGTTACTGTTAAACCATGGAAATTAGCATGTGCTATTTGGGGTACAAATAAACTCGCATATATTCCATCATCAACTCAGGAAATCCATATATATAATATACAGAGCCAGTCTGATGACGGAAGTACTATTCCTTTTCCTTCAACAATATCAAATATACCATTCATGTTTGGTCATACCAAATATGTGTGGTTTACAGATGGATCAACATATTCATATTATGTTGATATCACATCCGTTGATAGAACACCGGTTGGTTATGATAATAATATCTTATATACATCTAATCTTCATCAAGTCAAAATCACAAATGTTGATGATGTGTTTATTGTATATAAAAAGAATGAAGCCAGTAAAAATAATGTGAAGAATGCTCATTATATAACATTATCAAATCCGGGCCATCCAATATCAATGACCGATTTTGAACTCAATGTTGATGATCTGGGTACAAGAATAGATTTCATATTAAGATATGTACAAAAATATTCATCCGGTAATACACAACATGGTGCTCTGGCACTTATCATAACGAGACATTATTCATACAGATCATCTGTAGGTGCACAAAATCAAGTTATTGATTTCGGTCAATACTTATCAACAGGCAATGTTGTAAGATGGACTGATTTTAGGACTAACGGATCTGGAATAATTCTCTATGGCGAGAATGTAATATGGGACACACATATCAAAAGTCCATTGATAAATTGGCTGCCAATAAAGCTTGTTGGTACGACCGATACAATAGGTGCTTTAAATAAAATAAAAAGCATTACAAACAAGCAATATATCATATCATACACAAATCGTCCTTCATGGGGAGATGGTTCATCTAACTCAAAGGGTATACCTCCTGGAAAACCATTGGCTGTAACTGATGGAACGGGCGATATTATCGGTTGGACAGATTTGTGATAATGAAAATGTAAGAGGTGATATAAATGAATGAATATCCAAAAATATTAGAAACATTCAAAAAGAATTGTCCTACTGCAAAATTTTCAAATCTGTATGTATGTGAATCAGTTGATATGGATGGCAATGTTATTGAAACAAAAATTGGTAAAAACATTGTCACAAATTATGGTTTACCAACTGCTGTTGATGGTATTATATATAGCAACACACATATGGCTCTTGGCAATGGATATGCTATATCTGATCCTGATAACATTGATCCTTCTGAATCAGCATTAAAAGCATATTTTTCCGACCTCGGTTTTAGTTCTAATCATAGAGATAAAAGTGTGACTACATATCCAATCGAATATGATTCACAGACACATCTGATGACACAATCAGTTCGTGGCGGTTCTTATATGTGGGATTATACAGCAGGTAATAATGGGACATATGAAGCAACTGAATTTGGCATAAACTATTATGAGACATATAATAATAAAAATATGCTGGTTCATGCAAGAGTCTATGATGAAAATGGTAACCTTTCGAGTATAACAAAAAGACCAAATACTCGTTTATATATTACTTCCTTTTTCACATATGCTGTTAATATTGATTTAATAAATCAATTATATCAACAGAAAATATATTTTATGTGTTCACCATTAATTGCTACCAACGATGCAATGGGAAAATCTTATAGTACGATGTATGCAATCCCACTTTCTTCTGGCTATATGTATCAGGTCAGTACTCAGGACGCACCAGGTATAACAAAAAACTGGGAACGAATAACAACTGATGACGGTAGGTCATTACTTTCTCGCACTGTTGATACTGGACAAAGTTATTACTTTAACTCATTATTTTTCGAAAATAACAGATGGTACTGTACGGGATTTTATTATGGTGAAGCCGGTGATGTATACCGTTCATATTGGTCGAGTTTTCTAAATGAAACAACTCTTGTTGAAAATAACAGAAGAATTATTTTTTCATATAACGAACTTCCATCAACGGGTTATGATACTATAAAAAATATAGAATCAAAATTCGTCGCTGTTAATAATTCTCATGAATTTACCCAATCAGGTACTGTTAATCAGACTGAAAATATTTTGTCATTGAAGTATAATTTTGGATCATGTAATCAAGACGACAGTGATAGAAATTATTATGGTAGAATACCTTGTTCCCAATTTGATATTTCTTCATTAATGATGTATAACTATGACACACATGCATGGGATATTCCCGTTGGTCATATTAATGCACCTTTAACAAGATATAATAATTCACATTGGAAATTTGGATTAGAATTAAAAGTCACATATGGTGGTGTAGCCAAGTATGTGTGTATATTTACGAATCCATATACCCAGTATACTATTACGGGATTCGAAAACACTGGAATTAGTATTGTTGCAACAGATGAGTATTGGGACACGACAACATGGAATGTTATACCAAATTTAGCAGATATTCCTTCTGAATTGAGAAATAAAAGATATTATATCATAACAGATGGTGAACACCAGGCATTGAGACCAAAATACGATATAACAACAAGACCAATACATCGTATAACACCGCCTATCGAACCATATGAAATGACAGCAAATGGTTGTCCACTTAACAAAGAACCATCCCAGCTGCATTATGGTAGCATTCAGAGTTCCTCGATAACGAACATACTTTTTAATCCAATATCATCTGATAAATATTCGTATTTCTTTACATCGGCAGATCTTGTTTATTATGATATTGAAAATAAAGAACTGAAGGCATCATATCCCTTGGTATTTGATAATGATACGTACCCACATGGTCTATTCAGATACAAGACAGAACAAGAAGATCGAATAATTGCCGCAAAAATTTATCGTTCGTCACCATATTCAAATCCATCAGGTTCAGCCATCGATAACGGGGCTTCGGTATTAACAAACGAATTTAGAATATGGACAGTTGGTGATTATGATGTTGAACCGACAGCGGTTGATATAAAACTCGAATGGTCCATACCATTTACCGACGGAATTAATAACCCAAATATCATATCATTCTCTGATATTGGATACATGTGTATTCAGCGTCATAGTGAAATTAATGAAGGAGCATTCATTGATGTGTATAATGGTACACAACATATAATTTCATCAAACTGTGATAAGTTGTGGGCATTAAACAGAACATCACATTGTGTATATCAAGACCTTGATGCAACAACAGGTACTAATTATGTATTTAATGTATATGACATGGAAACCAAACAGGTCATAGATACATTCTCAATTAATACCGGTGTTACATATACTATACACGGAGTTGTCGGTTGGCGGAATTATATATACATACAAACCGCTGATACCGCACAAAAAATAGTATTCATGTATGATACAATCAAACATGAATTAACAACAACAACTCTTGATATGGATAAAAGACTTGATAATGACAAATTCAATCAACAGTATTCCTGGATGACAACAAACATTTATTCTACTGATGATATATTAATTATTGGAGGATATAGTAATAAATACAACAACGGTTACATCGGACTTCTTCCTGTAATTAAATATACCGATCCAACACATACAATGGATTTGTCAGAATCTTACTATGGCGATGTGTTTAGAAGAACACGAATAGATCAAACGCAAATAAAACGTTGTAAAAATGGACACGCTTTAATTCTACTCAACAGACAACCTGGTTCACCTGCCGTAACGCATGTGATTAACCTTGGTGAAGTTTTTGATGAGGGTATAAAACGATATCCATCAGACCAGCTGTATCTACAAACAACGGATGGATACAAAGATTGGCCTTGTATAGATGGTTGTGCCATGTTATATAAGGATGGAATAATTCTTGTATCTGCTACAGAGAATTCTGCATTACGAAATAAGATATTCTATATACCCATCGAATGTATGTCGACTTTTAAAATCACAGGAACTACGGATAATATTAATGCATATAACAATCCCGTCAGATTTTCTGGGTTGAATATATCACATAAAATGACTAATGATCTTAACCGTATAATCAACGGTGATACCTAATTAGATATGAAGTGTGTGGTGATATATCATGGCTAATATATTTCAATCTAAAGAGGTTTTAAAAAAGACAAGGAATGCTCGTGGTGAGGCGGTAATAGTACCTGTATATGGAATGTATGTAACAGGTGAATATAAACCTCCGTATTATAATAATAACAATGGTGTGTTTATAAATTCAATAAGCACAACAAAAGCAACAGTTGCTGACTTTACCGAAGATTCAGTAGATGTTAAAGACCCTTTTGCATGTGGTCTTGCTTCTGCTGAATTCAATATAGACTGGAATATTCAACTGTACGAGTCCGAAACAGCCCCAGATCAATACGTGGGCTTTTCATGTGGTATATGTAATGCATCATTTGATATAAACTTTTCTATCGAAGAATATGAACGTGATTATTACGATCAACCACCGACATTTTCATGCGGAATATGTACACTCGGTATATCAGTAGCTGATTCGATAATACCAGTTCCAACAATTATTGCTGATCAAACACCTGAGTCATTGTTGTTATTAACAAGCATTCAAACAACGAAAGCAACTATATCTGATGTATAACGTGTAAAATATTACGGGGGCATATTGCCCCCGTAATAAACTTATTTATTTTACGATATTGATTACGATGTTATCATCATCCATAACAAACATTTCAGGAGTATATCTTTCAAGCTCAGATTTACCTCTGCTATCTTTGATCATATCTTCAAATGTTTTCCATTTACGAATGATTGCCTGTGTGTTGGCATCCATATAGTTACCACCACGACCCTTATCGTTTGTATACCAACCTTTGAACTTCATCCATGCAACATTATCATGTGCTTCCATCTGTTGTATTACATGAGATATGTAGATATTATTATCCATACTGATCTCGTCGACAGGGGTGTGTACACTTGTTATACGATTGAAATATGATTTAACAATCAATCTCAATTCGTTAATAGTGTTTGTTGCAAGAGCTTGGTTATAAAGTTTAACATCAAACTCGAGTTGGATATTCAAATCAGGCCAATATGCTCTATCGTCATCAGGATCAAGATTTACATTCAAATCAGATGAATATGAATGAGGTCTACCGTATGTTGCAATGAGTTTGCAATCAAGGTAATTGTTTCCTTCAAGACGTTTAAAGATAACTGGTTCGATTGCTTTGTGAACCTGAGTAAATGATGCAACAAAGTTTTCGAATCTATCAGAATTCATTAATGAATACTGAACAAATGGAACGAGTTGAATCGTGAGATGTCCGTTGATATTGACTGGTTCAAATGCATCATTTACATTTGCTTGATATGCACTGAATGTGTGATATATAAGATTCCAGTCGAGATGCTGTTTGATATCAACATAGTAGTTTGTATATGCACTATCCCAGTTAGAAGGTTCTTCTGTAAGTAATATATAATTACCATGAGAATCCTTGGTATAATATTTACCCTCTTCCCATTCAGGAGCTATGTCGCCTGTTATTGGTACGATTTCAGGATCATCATTGTCATAATGAATTATTGTATCCAATATGTCAGTGAGTTGACCGAACCATTCGGGAATTCCATAGTCTTCCATGCATTTGCTGTACGAATTAAAGTAATCTTCTAATATTGCTTTATCAGAAACACATGCTGTCTGGAATGTAACAAAAGGATCATCAGGATCAACAGTACCTATGTACTGATTATATGCATAATCTGTGAGATAATACATGTTGAATGGTTGATCCTCATTATAGTCTGCAAATGCCATCATATTCTTATACAGATCTATCTGTTCTTGTGATGGAACTGATGTATCACCAAATTCAACAACACTTCTCATTTCCTTTAATTCCTGAACCAGATCAACGTCATCTAACATGAACTCATCTATGACTCTGAAACCAGTGAAGTCATCACCGAGTTCAATTTCTGAGTCTCTGTTGGGGTCATCTGATCTAACAAGTATGGTTAACTTGATTTGAGGATCTGTTGCACTGATGCTTACAACATTACCATTTACAGCCTTCCATGAACCACCACCATTTTCAGATGATGCAATATCAATACGATTATCAATATCAAGTAATTCTGTCAATGGATACATTGTTGCTTCGAACTTATATGAACCATCATCTTCAAGAGATACAGGTTGCATTTCGATACGTCCGGTTTCAGAACCATTGACGATTGAATGCATAAGAACACGAAGATTATTAAGCTTAAGAGGAAGCTGTTCTGAATAAACATAGAACATTGCTTCACCTTTATCGAGTGCTGAGAAAGGTATTCTGTAATATGCTATAGCTCCACTCTCTGGTGCAGGCTTCATATCAGCATAAAGAATAATTGATGTAGAACCAAGTTGATTGAGATCAAATACATATCTTCCTGGTTCAGATTGTTCTTCACTCCATTCATATGGAATGTAAACATTAGCAGCATTGGATATGGTATAAGTAACCTGTCTCTCAGATGAAGTATGTGTTTCTTCATCTTCGACTGCATAATATACGTTGATGTATACTGCAGAAGCATAACTCTTGCCAATCTTAATAAGCTGGCTTTCACCATACTTTGTGAGTTCTGTTTTTGATGCTTCACCAACGACGAGTTTTGTTATCGTACCACGTGGAGCATTTTCAGAAAGACGCATCTCATAATAATTCTGAGTCTCGACTCTCTTGAATGTTATGAGATCTTCGGTAGTCAGTTTAGGAAACAGACCAATCTCAGTATCACCAGACACAGGAATATCTTGACGACTTGAACTGTTGTTACCCCATACTTCATCAGTACCATAAAGAATCATTCCAGGAATTCTTACAGGAGTTCTTTTCTTGTCAGGTGTAGAAGTATTTCCTTCTTCAATCCATATGTCACCAGAGAATGTCCACATATTATCATTCGTTCTATCCTTGGAAGTAACGCAGAAATACGTCTCCTTAGGATCGAATGGTAAGAAACCATCGTCTTCATCAAGAGGAAGAAGTGGTATTGCTTCAGCATACATGTCCAAAGGTTTCTTGAAATAATTCCACAATACTGATTCAAAAGCAGGAGCAACCGCATTAACACGTAAATACTCAACAAGACTTTGACCATTATTCATTCCAGGTATATTAGGAAGAATATATGATGTGATGGTATAATGATCATCCTTATATGTTCTCATGATATTTGTAATGATTGGGTATGCATGATAGATATAAGAAATATCCTCGGTATTATTATCAACAGCAGCTGCAGAATTTGTCTTGTTTATTTTTGTTGCAGTAACATATTCGTTTACCCATGGATTGAAATATCCAATTGCAAACGGATCCTTCTGAATTCTTATACCAAAAGGATTTGCAAAAACAAACTTATCTGCTATACTTGCTAATGTTGATGCAGTTTCAACAGTAACACCATTTCCTTTTGTATACGGAGTAACAGTATAAAGATGCTGATGATCCTTGTAGTTTGTTGTATATACCCAGATCCAACCTGGAGGAATTATAATCTCATTGTTGGAAACTGTGTTGTTATTGTTATTATACAATACCTCATATGGAATTTCAGCATGAAGTGTATTTGTCCTGTAGATGTAATCATCATTATCTGTCAAGGCAATATAACCACTCCAGATTCTACCCCATGGATCATCACGTCTCTTGAAGAAGTATGGATACAATATATTCTTGAAATAGAATGTATTGAACCACTCATCAATATCATGATCAGTTGATAAAACATTGGCAGTATTATATGCCTCAATAGTTTCTCTACGAGTTGTTTCAACAGTACCAATGTCAGCACCACCAAGACAACCAGAAATGATGAATGCAGCTTTCATTACATTAGCATTATTAGAATATCTATTAGCTGCTGTAATTACACCAGGCTGTTCTTCATTTTTGTAGCTAGGAGCATTTGCTGCTTTACCATGACATGTGTAGATGGTTATTTCAAATGAAGAGTTTGTTTCAGGTACGAAATAACGATTACCGTTTAATTGCCACATGAAACGTATTGTCTGTGGATTGTCCATTATGTAGTGAACATATGGATTATTGTCAGTAACAGTATCATGTATTGCAAGTATGTGATCTCTTGGTAATATTGATTCATTACCTTTACTATCGATATACTTTACATCGAATCCTGCAATATGATTTTCACACATAATCACAGTATCTTCATTAGGTATACCATTCGTTGTATTATTTACAACAGTATGAACCTGACGTTCATATTCATTTGCCTGAATCAATAAACATAACCAAACATCAGTAACACGATATGTGATGTAAACATTCTTGTTTGTTGCACATACATTTGCATCATTTCTATTAATATACTGAATATTCCATGCGGGAATAGATGCTTCAATACTTGATGTTGATATATCCTTATACTGGATAAGAATATCATAATCAAGAGAATACACAAATCCTTCAGGAAGATTAAACTTGGTATTCTTATCAAGAATGAATTCGTATAATCCATTATCTGCATTGAATACCGCGTTATCATAGATATCCTGAATCTTAAGTTCCAATAAGAAATTTGTTGATGCAGGTGTTGCAAATGAATAACCGATGTTGAATATTGCGGCTTCGGCATATATAGAATCCGGAAGAACCGCTTTTGTTATAAATGATTCATTGAAGTAGAATGACGATGTGAAACCGAGCTGTTCTGTTATCTGTGAAATATACTCACTGACAAGAGAGAAGAAACCTGTATTCAAAACATTCAATGGAATGTCATGAAATACTCTCGGTGCAAGCTCATCAAACATAAACTTTTTTATCTGACTATCATCAGAATAATTGTTAAGTAAGATTGATTCATCAGCCATTTTTCAAAACCTCCTGTTATTGTATTAAATATGTTATTGAACCTCGAGGTAAGTTCTACCGTATAAGGTTAAAACATACATTATGGTTTGGTCGGGAATCATCGACAATCCATAATAATTTTATGAAAAGGAGATGTTAATTATGGCTGAAGATAGGGTTCAACTTAAACAAGAAGAAATCGTTGGTAACGAAGTTGTTCTCAGCGATATAAACCCTAAGTCAAATACCAAGTCAATAGATGACCCCACGACAGGTGCTTCATTGGATAAGACTCTTGAAAGAATGTGGCAATCAATAAACAACAAACTTTCACGTATTGTCAATAGTGTTAATGGTCGTACTGGTGTTGTCGTTCTTGATTCATCTGATGTCGGACTTGGTAATGTCGATAACGTTTCATTCGCCGATATCAAGCAATGGGTTATAACAAGAACTGCCCAGGAATTTGGTTTCAAGAGACTTGCATTATTCAATTCTCTTCGTGAACTTGATGATACTATAAACCATGAATGGTTACATGATGAGGTGTATGCAAATAAACCCTTCTATTCACATCATGGTTATAAATCAAATGGTGTAATGGATAACCGTGGTTACATAGGTTACATCTATTACGATTCATCTGTTAATAAGCTTAAGCATACTGAGATGGTTCTTGACACTATCGGTTCTGCTGATAATTCTATTATATATAATGAGCAAGGACATCAGAATGGTGAAACTCGTGACTATAGTGAAAGCGGTCGTATAGGTGTAAACATCTGGACATATGAAGATGCTCTTGAGGTATATAATAATATATCCTCTGAAAATAAGGCTGACTCGGGTCTTCGTATAAACAAAGACAATATCGCACCTAAACTTTATTTCTTTGATGGAGTATATGGTGATGGTGCTACTTCACGGGATCCAAATGCGTTACTTTACTATGCTGCTAAGGATATCGAACAGGATAAACCAAATGCTGTTGATATTTATATCGATGGAACCAAGATAGAATATAATAGATCAAACAGTCTTGGACAGAATCTGTACAATAATACGAATTACATCAAGCAATCATTCAAAGTAAATGATCTCATTCTTTGTAATTTCAATGATGAGAATTATCTCCAGCCGGTTGATGCTAGTCATGCTAATGATAGGGTGCTCAATATTGAAATGAATCCATTGCTTATGCTTAAGAGACCTTGTATTGGTCAGGTTACAAAAGCACCGACAGCACAAGATCCTTCGGTTAATTATGAGATTAGATTCTATTCAATAAGACAGAATATATATCGCGGTCTCAAATATGATACTATACATACTAATGATTCAGACTATCCTAATGGGGCTTTAAGTGTTGATCTGCTTACAACAACCACTATCAAAAAAGGAGATGATCTGATTTATGTGACAACAGTACCAAATCAGAAATTCGTCAACTTAAGTGGTATGAATGCAATGCGTCCATATAATCCGAAATATCAGCATACAAATAATGGTGCTGGTGGTAAACGAACATTCAGAACCATATTGCCAACAGGTGTTATTACTGATATCTATCAGGATGATACAACTGGCTTACCTAATGAAGAAGGTTCAATGTTTATCTTACCAAACTATTCATTGTGTGTAATTCCATATACAGCACATGTTGAACAAAACAATCAGCTTGTAAGTAACTGGCCTATGTCTGCTCCTCCTATACCCAATGAACCAAATTGGGATTATGGAAATAATGATACCACCTTATTGGGTATTAACCTTGTTAAAGGTGTAAATAAATCATCTTCTGATACTCGTCCTGGTTTTGTAACAAACCTTTCTGGATTAAGGATAGATGATGAGGTAGACCCAATAACTGGTAAATGGCTTGGTATTGGTGATAATTCCGGTATATCAATACAAAACCATTCAGGTGGTTTATCAGTAAATGTGGGTAGTTTCCTTGAAATAGGTAGCTCTGACGCATCATATGCAAAGAATAGATCGGATATTTTCTTCTATGAGGAAGGTAAGGTTAATGTTCGTATTGATAAGATGCGAGGTTTACATGAATCATATGATAATAAACTTTCTGTAAATATATCAGAGAATACAGCGCCAAAGGATCATGATGCGAACCATCTCTCTGGTGGTTTGAAATTTACTGATGACTATGGTGACGAAGCTACACCACAATATGGTGTTCTCTCCGTGAATACCGGAGGAAATGCAAGAGGTTTATCAATAAAGAATAATACTCCTTGTGATGTAAAATATAATATAGCAGGTAATCCTATACATGTCATCAATGAAAGTAATGTATTAGGTGTTCAGCTGTATGATTTAACAAGAGAAATATCTCAAACCACATCAGAAACAATAACACCTTCCGGTCTTGAAATAAAGTATGGAATCTTTGAAGAAGACATTGTTCCATTACTTCCGAACAGTAATGTTTATTCTAAAAAAGTATGGAACACTGTATTTGATCTGGATTATGAACTCAATTTGGATCCAGCACAATATCCAAATCGAACACCATTCAAAGATAATGAAGTATATATTGCAGCAGGTTCAAGGTGGATAGTTAGTACATCAGAACTTGTTTATCATCCCTACGTTGTATTCTATTCTGACAAAGATCAGTATGATCAAGTTCTCGATTCAATAAGATCGGATCCTACCATATGGCCTGAATCAAAACAATGTCATGTACTTATTGAAGATTCATCAGATCCGGATGTATATACCATAACCGGAAAAGCATATGGTGATATTATTAATTTACATTTACCAGATACTGATTTCAATGGAAGAATATTTGCAGATGATGCATCTTTTGTAAGACGTATGACAGCTATCATGTCAAGTGCCTTACCATCAATCTATGTTAAAAAAGATGCAACAACCGGTGGTATTGAAGGATTCTATAGTGATCCTGAAAAAACAACTCCGTTTGTCATTCCATCTACTGCGGTTGAAGGTGATCTTTTTACCACTATGAACTATGTTGAGGAGTTTAATATTCCTGGTAATAGTGAATTATTATATGAAATACTTTATGAATGTTATAAACCTCAGGGATCTGATAATCTTGAATTGCGTGTGTATAAACCATCTGGTTTAGGAGATCAAGCACCAGATCCATGGACAGAGTCTTCATTCATTGAGATGCTTCGTAGATCAGATGCAGATCAGAATGGTAGAATTACTACTGTTGATTCAACATGGATTCTCTCTTTTTATGCAGAGTTACAAAATGAATATCGTGGTATGTCATTGACAGATGCATGGATTGCATTTTTGGATGCTCACGGAAAGACTGTCAGTGATGATCCTATTATAACAATATTCAGTTGTAAATATGAAAAGGGTGTTCGTATAAAATATGATGAATCGCGTGGTATAACGTATTCACCTATATTGATCGAAGGATCATTAATTGATGGAACCGATAGATCTGATTATGATATTAATACACTTAGGGCTAATGCAAAACATGATGCTATCAGTATTAAAATCGCAGATCCTTCTTCAGGTGTTTTGACATTCGACAAATATATTTGTGGAGGTCTTAGGTTTGGCACAAATGGATATCTCGGTGTGCGTATAAATAATTCAAACAAATATAATGCAGCATTACCATCAAAGAATAATGGAACACAGAGTGATGATCTCTCCATAGGAACCCGTGGTCTTCATATATATGACAAGAATATTCTCGGTATTCAGTTAACTAATGACGGCAGAATCGATAATGGTGAGTTATATTTTGATGAAGACGGTAATCTTCGTATATCTAAAGCATTTAATCCGGGAAAAGAAAACATGACAATTTCAGGAAAATTGAATGGAGTAACAACAAATGTTTCTTATAATGGATCTGAAGATGTTACAATAACACTTGGTCCTGGATTGTGTTTTAGTGAATGAGAAAGGAGATTTTGTTAAATGAGTAATATTAAAATCACTCTTGCTCTTGATAATTCACTTGAATATGGTAATAAGGGTACAGGTCCATTACGAATAAAAGCATCAAAACTTGACGAAGGTACTTCGCGTGCTAATACATTAGAATTTAAATCTGATGGATTATATGCTCAAGCAAAGCCAGGAGACCCCGGTTCTACAGGAACCGGGTATCCTGACAGATATGAATCATATAATGGAATAAAGTCCGGTGTCACAACACCGCATTCAGATGATTCATACCCGCGGAGAATCGTTGCAGATTGTTTTATTCATCGAGTCTTTACTGGAGTATGGAGAAATAATACTGTTGAAGATCTTGACGTACGAGATTTCGATAGAATATATCCTGGGGATCTCGTGCGATACAAAAATACAGTAGACAATAAATGGGTGTATCATGTAATCACTGCAGTTGATAATACCGATCAACATATTCTTGAATTATCTCGAGTAATAGCATTTATTCCTTTTACAGAAACAGAGGTTAATTGATTTAGGTGGTGTGATGAATGAGTAAAAATATAAAATTAACAATAGACGCATTACCAACATCTTCAACGGGACTCGGGTTTGATGATAATAAATTAGTAGTTAAAATATCAAAGACTGCTAATAACGGACTGAGTATTGTTAATGGAAAGCTTGTTGCTACAAAAGCACCTGATGGTACACCAGGTGGTGGAACAATGAATCTTCCTGGTAATGCAATTGGTCCGACAACAGCATCAAGCACTACAGCTCTTGGTACAGTGGGTTTAAATAAAACGGTATCAAGAAAACAAAAGGCAGGTAGTAATCAAAGTCAATTTGTAAAAGATTCTGATGGTCCTGTAATGACAAAAGTGTCAAACGGTTCATTGGTCTCTAATAAATCCATTGCATCATACATGATTCGTTATAATCAAGAAAACCCATAAATATAAATGCGAGGTGATATATGAATCATGAGTAAAAATATTAAAATCAATTTGGATCTTGGCGACGGTTTAAAAACCGAAAATGATAAATTATGTGTTGATTTTGAACCCAACTCATATATCCGATTAGATACTGATTCTGGTATCCCAGGACATAACGGTTTACACGTATCTAATTTAAATGGTGAAGATGGAGCTGGTGGTAGATCAACCTGTGACAATTGGACACTCGTTCCTGGTAATGGTGTAAAAATACCAAAGGTTTGGAGTGACCAAATAACAAATTTCTTGGACGTAAGTAGAGATGTCATAACCTGTATATTTAGTATGGGTTTATATAGAATATCCAATAGGAGAACATCTTCTCCACAATACACTTCTAATGTCAAAGATGTTAGAGCTATGTGTAATGAAATTGATGCTCCAAGTAGATATTGTTCGGGTACATATTATAGACCATGGATTGGTGATATAATTCAGCTCGTTGAATATCCAAGTCTGAGGTATGATACAGGAAAAGGTGACTATTCCGGACAGAATTTCTGGTGTGAATCATTACGTCGTGAAGGTCTGGATAAAGATAATAACCGTCAGAAAACCAGAGTAATGTTCGTCATAACAAGTATAGAATATGGTGGTTCTGATGGAGCATGGATAAACAGTTTATCTTTACAATGTATATATTCTAAAGACGTTGGCACATATGTTGTAGGAAATACATACACAGGAAGTTATGATTTTTCTGCACCTTACGTTTAATCATCATATAAGTAGGAGGTTAATAGAATGGATAAAATAAACCTTAAAGATCAGCTCTCTTTTGCTGATGATTCTAATATGAAACATGGTCTCAGAGGTCATGTTAAAATAGAGCTTGAAAATACCGAAACAAAAGAAAGGAAATTCTGGTATGAAGATGATAATATCATACCAATATCAGGTTACCAATGGATTCTGATGAAGATGTTCGGTTTACATCTTGACTCTGTTCATGACCCTAATGTGAAATACGAAGAGATTGGTAAAGATACATCTCTTGTTATCCCGGATCTCAATGAAGTTGGTCAACTCGGTATCGGCAGAGACCCTCAGGATACTCGTGAAGGATATGGATATACCCCAATGGATGACGACATATCATCGAATCATTTCATCCAGGGATTCCTCGTTGGTAATGGTGGTGCCGCTGAAGATGTTATAACAACTAAGAATACAGATTATTCTTATACAAATCTTCGTTCTCCTATACCGTTCCAGCAGGTATCTGCTATCGAGGGACTTGATTCTTCTATGGCTGGAAAATACCTTGGCGTATTCCGTCAGTCATCAACAGATCAGAAATCTTATTTCATAAAGAAATTTGATTCAAGAGCTCATATCTATCACAACTGGTGGAGAGACGGTCAGCGTTGGGATTACCTCGATCCTGTTGTTCCATCCGAACTTGGTCCTGGCAGAAATGGTGATAACAATGTTACTCCTAAGACAAACAGAATTGAGACATATGCAGAGGTAGAAATGTCTATCGATGTTAAGAACGGTGACTGCATGGGTTACTTTGCTCATTCTGGTAATAATGAAACTGCAAAGATCAATGAGCTCGGTCTTGTTGCATTTGATACTGTTCCCGGTGAAAGATCTACTGTAGAGCAGTTATACAATACTCTTATCAAGAGAATGATAACTATCATCTTTGATGAAGATCGTGGTGAATATGCTGGTGAAGAAGTTGTATCTCTTGCAGGCGACATATCCACAGTACTTCAAGAAAATCTTATCTATGAAAAGGGTCAGACCAATATCAATAATTTCATAGATAACGTTGTAAATGTTCTTGCTAATGCATCTCCTGCTGATATTGATTATACTGCAATGCAGGTAGAATTATGTCGTGTTGATGAACATGATAATCCTACTAATATCGGTGTTCAGGCATATTACAATCAGAATCATGTATTCCAATACTTCACAGACAAGTTCCTTGATTATCTTGCTGGAGAAGAGTTCTCAGCTCTCACAACCGACGAAGCTCAGAGAATTAAGCTTGTAACATATTACACCTTTAATTCTATACCTCTTCAGGAAAACTGGAAGGTTCTTATTTCATATAGAATTTATGCTAACTGATGAAGAGGTGTTTAACTATGGAAAATACACAGTTATTATCTATGATAGACTGTATTACTGAACGGCAGGAAATGGCCGAATTAGAAGTGGCCATTTCCATAGTTGAACAGTGTGTCAAGATGTGGGAAATTGATGATCTTCATCGTGGTGATTCTCTTGATGATTTCGCCATATTCCAAGAAGGACAGCTACTTGATGATGCAACTGGAGCTGGTAAACAGGAATCATTGATTAAGAAAGCAATGCTTCTTCTTCCTCGTTTACTCGGTGCTATAATAAAAGCAATCAAGATGAAGTTGACAGTCAAGGCATCTGTCAAAGAAACATCTCCACGAAGTGCTTTCCTTAAATATGGAGAAGTTACAACAGAAAGTCTGTCTAAGAAAGAAATCGAAAAGATCAAAAAACAAAAGAAAGATAGTCCTGTATATAAAGCTATTCTTGGTGTTGGTTGTGCTAGCATTGCTATAGCTGGTGCTGGATTTGCATTCAGAATATCAGACTATTCAGAAGCAGTCGAATTCAAGGATGATGTATCGTTTACTATATCCGAAGACCTTAAGGGTATTCGTGTTGTATTCCCATTCTATAAGATCGAAGCTATTAAGAATTTCAATGTCAAGTTTGACGGAATTCATCAATCACTTAAAACAGATTTCTTTGGTAATATTGATCAGCTCATGAATCTTATGAAGACTATTGTCACAAACCAGGCTCGTGTATCTGAACGTGACTTTGCAGATCCGCCGGCATGGACTGCTTATTATCAAAATGAGATAAGAGGTGAATTTAATAAGTTCGCTGATAATCTCGAAAAGATAAAGAATATTCTTGGCGAGCATAAGATCAATAGCAATACTGTTGCTATTGGTAAAACTCAAGTCAAAGAATTCGTCAAGAAAGTTGAAGAGCTCACAAAGAAGCTCCCAAATGATCTCGAACTCATTGAGAAGTTTAATGATAAGCTCATCAAGGTATACGATATTCTTGCAAACCCTTCGCTTCACACAAAGCGTGAGATAAAAAAGGCTAACAAACTTACATTCAAGCCTATATTCAGTAAAGATGAAATCAATATCTATAAGCTTGATACATCTGAATTATCTGCAGCTATTAAACTCTTTAATGAGTTTGCTGCTGATAATAAGGGTGAAACTTATGCTGGAATGCTTAAAGCTGCAAAAACATCATCTAAGTTTGCACAAGGTGTAAAGCACATAGAGAATCAATTCAACTGTTCTATTGATTATACCATATATGGAAAGGGTGGAGCTACCGCCACATATAAAAATAAACCGGGTGATATGAAGGTTACTTTCAATAAGCAACGTGGTTTTGATCTCGGTGGTGCTAGACTTAATATATTTCTTGATCCAGCCTATTCAGATTCAAAGGCTGGTTCATCCGGTGTTATGGGTCAAATGTTTTGTAGCATAATATGCCATGAGATATTCCATAATATAGCAATGCTTGTTCATGTGTATAACACAAAAACTGGTGATGCTATCAGTAAGATCTTTACTAATGTTTATATTGGTTATGAGAAACTAAAGTCTCTGATTCTTTATATAATGACAGGATATGCGATTTCTCTCGGAGTACAAGGTGTTGACGATATTACTACTCAGAAACGTCTTGCTTTTGTAATAGAGAATTTTGAAGATAAACAGAAGATGCAGGATTTCATGAATAAGATTACGACTGATTCAGACAAGGATCTTATTGAACCTATAAATGTTGATAATGGTGATTCTTCAAAAGCAGCCGTATTCATATCTAAAATACCTAATTTCATGGCCAGTCCTGAATTCAAGACTGTTTGCTCTGCTATAATCGCGATCATGTATAGATATAACTTCAAGCTCGGTGGTATGTTTGCTATATCTGCATTATTCATGTCTATCTACGGATTAACAGATGTTAAGATGGAGAAGACTAACGAAGAAACAATGTGTGATATGTGTGCTGCTATATACAAGCTTCCTGTATACCTTGCAGATGTAAGTTCACAGCGTAAGAATAAAACTGCACGTGATATGTCTACACACGGTAGATTTGATGTACATAGTGCAACATTCGATAGACAGACCGTTTCACTCGGTCTTGCTAAGGAAATGCTTAATTCTGGTGAACAACTCGATCCTGATGTTAAGAAGTATCTTGAATTCATCGTTAAGGAAAACGCAGGAAATCAGTATGTTGAAAGGAAGTTCACCAAGAAGCAGATGAAGAAGTCTGCTCCTGCATTTACTGAAAATATTAACAGAGCTATCACAAACTTTGTTAAGGATCATAATATAACTCTCACAGATGATGAAGGAGATACTACATAATGGATATAAATCAGAAAAACGTTGAGCAAATGCTCCATGATGTTTCTGGTAATATTCAAGCAAAAGTCTCAGATATACTTGGTGTCTTTTCAGGTATTAAATGGAACAAGGTATCGTTTACAATTCCAACGGTACCTGTTCCATCACATCGTCCTCGTCTTTGTGGTTACCGGGTCTATGTACCCGGTGCTGCAAAGAACCAATCTTTTTTCAACAGAAATGTTTTACCTAAACTCAATGGTTTATTCATAACCACTCCTTGTAAAATGAAGGTAGATATCTTTTGTAAAACTCCAACGTCTTTTACTAAGACACAACAGATACTTGCCGAAATGAAGGTTATTCGTCCATGGGGGAATACTGGTGATGTTGATAACTTTGCAAAAGCCGTAATGGATCAAATGATGCCAAACGAAAAAAGAGGACATGTGGGTATATTACGAGATGATTGTCTTGTAACAGATCTTGATGTAAAAAAATATTATTCTCGTACTCCGAGATACGAGGTTACGATTACTTATATGGAAGAATTACCAGATAACGTCAAGAAGACTATGCGATTGGATTAATGGGGTATAATGAGTAACGACTGCTTGATAATTGAATCCCATACGAATAAGTATTATTCTCGTACTCCGAGATACGAGGTTACGATTACTTATATGGATTCTGTACCAGAGTCTGTCGCTAAAGTAATGCGACTTGATGACAAATAATAAATATTACAAGGAGGCTTAATAAATATGGCAAAAAATGATGATGTTTTGAGCCGCTTTGCGTCTGCCGGTGATAATGCTGTGGGTCTCATTAACAGGGTTGATGATGCTACTGCTAAATTTCAGCCCGGGATGCGCAGAGGATCAATTGTAAAAAGCGCTCAGGGTAACGTATTTGAGTTCCCTGTATTTATATCTAACTCTATTCCGTTAGATTATGCAACTGCAACGACATCACTTCTTGAGCAGATTTATGCTGCATATACTCAGATGGCTATATCAATAAATCCCGTTGTTGATGCTGCATCTGTTAAGAATGGTCTTCAGTTTGCTGACTTTAAGACTAAGACAAACAAGTATCTCGAGTACACAGATACATCATATCAGCATGATGCATGTCATGCTGTCTACCAGGAAGATGGAACTCAGTTTGAATTCAATATGCTTTCTATTGAAGATGCTGATGCCCGTCTTATCAATGAAGCTGTTGATCATCAGCCACTTTCCGAATTTGATCACTTCTTCCAGGAGGCTGTTGGTGACAATCCTGATGACTATACCGCATCATATCCAATGCCAGTTGTTGATAATCATGGTAATATTGAGACCCCTCTGCAGTTCCAGCCAGATCCCAATAATCCCAACGGGGTTAGATATGTAACATTGGCAGAACTCAATAGAGAAATAAATAGTGATCCTACTGTCACATTTAATTTCACAGGAAGACGTGATGAACCACAGCTCAATGGTTATATAAATTGGGTAAATAGTAATCATCTCACAAGACCATCAACAGCGGAGATGAACAACTCTCCTTCTGCTAGCGGTGATGTAACATATGATGATGGTCATGGTAACAGACGTACAATATCAGCACAAGAATTAGAGGCTGCAAATAGAGCATATGCTTTACAAAGAGCTACTACAGCAACAAGAGCAAATGCTGATATTCAGTATACTGATGGTCGTGGTAGAACAGAAACGATTACACCTGATCAACTGGAAGCTGCTAATAGAGCATATAGTATTGCACAGGCTGATGTAGCGAGAAGAAATGCAGAAAAAGCTAATTCGAACTATTACAGAGGTGCTGACGCTATCAGTACTGGTGCAAAAACTGCATCTGATGTACTCGGTGCTGTTAATACGGGTGCTAATGCTGTTGCTAATGTTGCTACACTTCCTGACCAGATCAAACAGGCTAAATATAAGACCAAGATCGATAAGGACCGCTTAGATCATCTTGATGAAGATAGAGCTCTCAAAAAGACAGAAGTATATGGTAAGATGAAGACTTCTGATATACACTACATCGATGATAGTAAGTGTCAGAAGCTCAATACTATGAAACCTCTGTTGATGAGTGTTACTATCAACATGCTTAACAAGGATGATTCACTCCAGCCTATCAACTACATCATTGGTGTTAAGACACATATGCGTGTAATTCCTGCATCTATTCTTCCTGAGGTTGCAAGATATCCTCTTAAGGAAATGGATAAAATTTCTCGTAAGGTTAAGTGGCGTGCTGGTGAACTCAAGTTCCTGAAGGATCTTGTATTCCGTATCAATGAAAAGAAACAGACTGCTGCTGATTCTCGTGATCCTAACAGAAAATGGTATCGTCGTCTTTATGAACTTGCACATATGAAGGGTGATGCTCCAACAGAAGCAGTTGTTCAGGGCAAGTCTATCTTCGGTGCATTCATTCGTGATAAACAGGGTAAGGGTAAGCTTAAGAATGGTCTTATTCCTAATGCTTCAATTATCATGTCACAGAATGATGTTGATAATATCAAGAACCAGACAGATATAGATCTTCTCAAGGCATCTAATGCTAAGAAGTTCTGTGGTGAACTCTTCCTCATCTCTCTCATCATTGTTGATATCGATGCTGAATCAATTAAGATTCTTCTTCCTGATCAGAACAATGATTACGATGTACATTCTCTTGCTGCCGTTCAAAAGCAGTTGGCTACTCTTGATACATCAGGAACCAAGACAAGAGATATGTTCAAATTACTCGGCTAATAAGGAGGTTAGTATAAGATATGTTATTCGATAAAAAGAAAAAGGATGCCAAAGAAGAGAGTATCAATGATGTGTATATCGAAAAGATACTCGGTGATCTTAAGGATGTCTATACTAATAAAAGTACCGATGAATATAAGAGTAAAGGTGACATAACAAAGTCTCCAAACTATGAAAACATCGAGTACCAGCTTGCTCAGCTTTCAACCATTAAGGGTTATCCGGAGAATGATATTAAGGCTCTCAAGGGATGCTTTAATGTACTTCACAGACCCGCTTTCAAAAAGCAGGTTACAGAATACATGGCTAAACCTAATGAGAAAAACATAGTTTTTGCTATGGCATATTCAGTGGGTTACAGACTCCTTATAGGCGAACTTGCCCGGGTTATTGCTTCATCTGAGGCAACTGATAAGGGCTTCGTATATAAAGAGGGAAAAATAACCAAAGAAAAAGACTACATGCCTATGATAAGAAAGTTTGCTGACGATATCGATAAGAAACTCGATAAGGCAGTTCTCCAGGCTCATAAGTATGTAACACCAGTTCAGGAAGCTGCTACACTTAAAGCTATAGGTGTTGCTGCTGATATGGTTGTTGGAACCGTTGAAGGTGTATTCAAGGTTATCAACGGAATCTTCCGTGGTGCTGCTTCTCTTAATCCGATCTCTCTCATAAGTGCTATATTGACAAGATCTTATGATAAGAAGGTTGAAGAGTATGAGAAGATCTCCAAGGAATATGAGATAGCCAAGAAAGCATATGATGACTATAAGAAGATTCCTGAAGCTCAGCGTAAAAAACGTATCGAGCATAACTATACAAAGATGATCGAGAAGTACAATATTAAGATGAATAATCTTAAAGCTAAGATCGATCATTATGATCTCAGATCTCAGAATGATGCAAAGGATAATAAAAAAGAATCCGAAAAGAAGAAGACTGAGACAAAAACAACGTCAACATCTACCACAGCAAAAAAGACTGATGGTAAAAAAGATGATGACAAGGGTAAAGATGATTTCGATTTTTAAACAAAAAAGAATCCGGGGTTATACCCCGGATTCCTCTTTCTTCTTTAGCCGTTATCTGTTGCGGCATTCGCAGCGTTCTCGGGCTGCTGTGCGTTCTGCTGATCAATATTCTCCTGCTCTCCCATTGCCTTAAGCACTCTGTTGATTCTGATCTTGTTGATCGGATATGCAACAATGCTTGCTGCAAGGGAAATGCCTGAAGCGATGTAGCATGTTCCTGTGAATACGGGATGCTTGCGCTCGAACTTAGTTACCTTTCTTGTGATGCGCTTACATGTCTTCTTATAAGTATTAGCCATATGGGCCTCCTCTCGTGGGTTTGTCAGGTTATTCCTTCCTGTATTTTTATTTCAGAAGTCAAGAGGTGAAAGGGTCACCTTTCTTTTCTTCTTCACAGTAATAATATATATACGAAAAACATAAATAATAGGAATTTTAGGTGGTGTTTCTGGGTAGCATAGAAAAGTTGAGGATTAAGAATACTTATACATATATAATTTTATCGGAAGGAGGGATATTGTGAATATTGAAAACATATTACCCTTGATAACTTATATATGTACATATTACTACGATTCGTATTATAATAAAATATTAAATCATGGCGTTAACATACCAGATAAAATCGTTCCTGCATTAATGAATAGGATATATTCAGATTATGTTAAAACATATGAAACTGAATATGTTCATGACATTTGTATTTTCCCAGGAAATCTGGTATATAATAAGACATATGTTTTAGATGAACAATGTCCATCCATAGAAGATATAATTCAAGATATAGATTACTTCATGGATAATTATGATTTTTATAGTGAAAATATAATACCTATAAATGTAATAAATATAAGTGATCTACCATTTGACAATGGTATCACATATACAAATGAATGGATAAAGCAATTCATTGATGTGTATAGATTTTAAACGAAAGGATGTCACTACAACGAAAGGAGTGTATTCTTATAATGGGAACTTATTCGATAGAAATATTCGATCATAATAATAAGAAGATTGGTGAATTACCAACAGCAACATCTTCTGAGATTCTCCAGTTTATAAATAAAGGATTTATCGTTATAGATAGAATGACTGGTAATCGAATGACCGAATCTTCTATTACTTCAACCATAGGTGTATCAGATGGTCTTATTAATGTAGGCTAATTTTGTAAATATGATACACATATTATTACAACGATTATGGTCTAGATAATTGGCCATAATAATAAATTTATTTATCAGGAGGAATTATCAATGGCAACTAACAAACCCTTTTCATTCGCTGCTCTTGCTAATTACGGCAACAGCACAGCAGCTCCCGCTACTAACTTCCAGAAGGCTTTCGTACAGGATGCAAAGAAGTTCGTAGCAAAGTGTGGTTATCCTGGAAAGGATGAGATCGGCATCATGGATGAGAAGACACCTGATGTAACAAACACAGTGTCTGCAATTCCTGAGTTCGTGTCAGGCTTTATGCATGATGAACAGAGAGCTTTCGATCTTCCTGCACCCGATAAGAACACTGCTCCTGCAACAATCAAGGTTGAACATGTTGAGGAGAAGAAGTCCGAGGGTATCCAGGCAATGGGTCCTAACAAGGGACAGAAGTGGACTTCTGTTGTGGCAGCTCATGATGAACCTAAGATCAAGGTTAAGCGTGACGCTTTCAAGAAGAAGTAATTAATCAAAGAAACATTAACAGGGGATTCGTCCCCTGTTATTTGTTTTTATAATTTTATGTAGAAAGGACTGATAAACATGAGTGATCTAATGTACAATCCCCATCCGGTAGATATTGTTGAAGATAGGTTCGCACCTATAGAGAAACGTCAACGTGACTTAACTAAGATGCTTCTTGCTAAAGATGGTCTCTTATTGAAATTCATAACTAATCCAACGAATGACGAAATAGCTATAGCTGTTAAACAAAATGGTGACGCAATAAAGTTCGTATCCAAAGAAAAACACACAGATGATTTGATGTGGGAAGCTATTAGAAGTAATCCTCATTCTATATGGTATATGGATAAGAACAAACTAAAGACTCAATTATATATAACGGCTGTGACCACACCTTATACGGGTAATGATCATCCCGTGCATTTACTAAAAACACAGGATAAGATGGCACCATATCTTGCATTCATTTCACATAATCCACATAATTTCCGAGATATCATAGATGATATAAGAGGACTTGAATTTGAACATTTGATATGGAAATATGCTATTTCCAATTGGCAATATTCATTCAATGATGTTTTTGAGACCAAAATTATGTGTCCTATAGAGATACAAGCAAAAATAGTCGATGAAGTTGTTCGTAGGAATCCTCAACTTCTCGAGATTTTTGACAAATCATTCTGGACAGAAGAACGTGTAAAGAATTATGTCATTTCAAATCCAGTACATGTGCATACTGTGTGGGGTCATATCGATATGTCTACAGGCGATTTATATAGATTAGCATTTGACAACTGTAAAGATTCATGGGACGTGATGAGTGTTCTCAATGTTTATCCGTGCTATGATAAGGAAAGAACAACCGATGAGATGGTGAAAGTCCTTGAAAGTAAACGATGGGATGATATAATAAATCGAGGCATATTCTCTGTATTTGCTGAAACAAGAGAAAATGCAGAGTATATAATCGATAGATTCGCGTTCGAAGAGTTAGCTGATAAAGTAAAAGATTATCGACTCAAGGCGATAATTGAATTATTACCATTCTTCAAGCGTATCAAATATAAGCATAAGCTCAAGAAATATGTCAAAAATAAAAAGGAGGAAAATAAAAATGAGCAGACTGTTTGATTTATTAAGTGAAGACACTAAAAAGGCAAAGGAATATTTGACAAATCCGTCGAAGGAGGAAACATTAGCTGCTGTAAAAGAAATCGAAAAAGAGTATGAGACACATAAAGCTGTGGAAACACCCGTTCCTTCTGATGCAAAAACTCCGTATGGATCAACACCTAAATATCTTGAAGGAATAGACATCGATAGACTTGTTCATGGTGATCCTACCATTCCACTTCTTAAGAAACAGAAATGGGAAGAAGCAAAGAAGTACGGATATGAGTTCACCGAAATACCTAGTGGTGATTTACTTGAAAATGAATATACAGAGATCACACAGCTTGTTGAACTCCGTCGTCTTGTAAAGAAGATCATATTCCAGTACAGGACTGATGATGAGATCTATAAGACTGGTAAGAAGTTTGTAATGTTACTCAAACAGGAAATCAATAAAAAATGTACTGTTTATGATAACAGATCATTTGGTATGAAAGAAGAAGATATTACAATTATAAAGAGGGGTGATAAAGATGGAAGAATCGACGGCATTGAGGATTGAAGATGAGCTTCATAACATCAATCTCAATTTGATGGAGCTTATAGAAGTTATTAAAAAGAAACAAGAAACACCTAAGCATTCTTCTTCTATTTCTATCGGTTGTATCAGAACCGATTATGGTACTACTGGTGGACCGATGAGTACAAAATAAATTATACGGGGGCAATTGCCCCCGTACATTATTTTTTTTTAATTTCCCATCGCAAGTCTTAATACTTGATCTGGGATATTGTCATTGTCAAACAGATCTGGATCATATCCATCTGTTGATGGAGGTATTGGAGTTGTATCTGTTGGGTCCACTTTCTTAATGAGCTCTTCTAATAACTCTTCAACACGCCGTGCGCGTACATTGAAAGTCATCTTACTCATCTTATCTAATATATCTATATTGCGTGATGTATCAGATACGATTGTGTATTTAGTTACTGTCTGACCACTTGTTGTACCAAGTTCCTCATCAGTAAACTTAGACAGATCAACATCTGGTATATCAGTAGACACATTATCATTTGCAGCCTGAGTTAATGTATCATACCAGAAGTCACCGCTACCATAAACCGTGGTGATTTTCTTACTTGTATCATCTGGCATGTATGGACCAGCACTAGTATACATCGTTTTATTTTTCGCATTTGTAAATCCACCGCGATGTTGACCCTGGTTGGAATTTCCATTAGAACCAGAAGGATTATAGTTATTAAAGTATGTCAATGGGTTTATCTGAGATCCATCGCTCGATGAACCAGTAAACTTATCAGCCTTATTGATGTTATAATGCAAATGGGCACCACCTGATGAACCCGTATCACCGACATAACCAAGGAGTTGTCCTGGTTCGATTTTATCTCCTTTACTAACGAGAGGATCATCTCTCATATGCATATACCAGTGTAAGTATCCCGCATCATCAAGCCATCTTACATTGTTACCACAACCGCCATTTGAACCATCCTTCGGTCTTGCACCACCTTGAACCTGATCAACAGTACCACTACATGTAGCATGTGCTTCTTGACCTTCAGTTGCACCTGATGACCACCAGAGATCAATACCGCCATGTCCACCACCGCTTGATCCTTCACCTTTAGAGTTAGGGTTATCACGTTTACCAAACCAGTTCTCAGCACCTGATACAACAGTACCATTAGTGGTCTTACCAAAGAATTCATGAAGAGGTGAATTTCCAGAAGGAACGCCAGAAATATTTGTCTCTGTTATTGTTGGTATACCATAATCAGCAAGAGCAACACCACCGTCAGAAACAAAGTAACCATCACCAAGAGCATGATTTGTCATTGATGATATGAATCTACCAACAATGCTGTTACTATCCGTATCAGATTTAACCGTAGTAGATGCAGGCACAACGTGATTCTCCATCTCACTATAGATAGCTTGAGCATTGTTACGTCTTGTATCAATACCACCATTTCTACCAAGCATTGTTGATGATGGGTTCCTATTACCCTTACCGCCACCAGCTTCGTATTGAGTCATCCATACATCAGCAGCCTTAACAACATCATCCTTACCATAACTATTGAGATCATCGAGAATCCAGCTATAGTTACCTGTAAGCTCTTGTTTGATAAGTCCGAGCTGAGTAGAAAGATCTCTCCAGTCGGTACCATTCTCCTTTGAATAATCCATAAGAAGTTGACCACGACCACCGGTCCATTGTGCAAGACCAAAACCAGGGTAGTAGTGACCATCGTTACTCTTATAACCACTCTCAGAAATACCAACGCCCGATCTATAGTACATTGGGAAGAGCTTGTCCGTTGTATATGCATCCATCGTTGAATTATCCTTCGTTGCATTCTTTACTGTATCAGCATCAAATGCATAGTAGCCTTCGAGTGTTCCTGGAGATAATCCTGATTCGGCTTGGAATACACCCATTACACCAGCAGCAGCTTTCTTAGAAAGACCAATGCTGTTAACGAGGAAGTTGAATATCTGTTCTTTCTCGGTACCACCTGTGAGTTCTTCGTTACCACCTTCTTGGAATTTCCAATATGTCAACGGGTTTACATAACCATCGTCACCAGTATTACCATATGGACCCATCTTGGTTACAATATAACGAAGTAATTCATTATTGGAATTACCTCTTTCACCAGTATCACCAGTATCACCAACATGACCTATGAGCTGACCGGGTTCGAGATTAGCACCTTCTTTGATCTTATTATCAATATCAGCAAGATGTAAGTACCAATGGTACATACCAGCTTCGTCACGCCACTTAACGTGATTTCCAAGACCACCATTAGGATCTTTTCCACCATGTTTACCACCAGTACCAACGTATGTTATTGTACCGCCAGTGATAGCATGAGCTTCAGGTTTGCCTTCCTTAGATGTGCTTTGAGTGAATGATATTGCAATACCCTCATGTGGATCACCTTGTGAACCAACACCTTCCTTTGATACAGGAGCATCAGTATGTTCAAACCATCCACCGTTAAGTGTAGAAGCATTAATAACGCTTTTACCAGATGTCTTTGCAAAGAAGTCGTGTACAGGAGATTTACCAGATGACACGCCTTCGATTTGAGGTTCTGTATATTCAATAGGAGAATAAGGAGCCATGATAGCACCCTTATCTGATTCAAACGCTTCCTCAGCATCTGCTTCGGCTTCAATTTGATCACTACTAAGAGAACCATATTGTTTCTTAGCAGTTTCAAATCCTTCTTGAACTTCATCAGCGCCTGCAGCAAGCAATTTACCGAATTCACCCATCTTGTCAGCATACTGCTGAGCTCCGAGTTGGACAATGTATGAAGCACCTTCGGACTCAAACTTTTTATTTATACGAGCCTCATAGTCCTCATCAGATTCTCCTTCTTCCTTAGGATATTTCTCCTTAAGTTTAGCCATAGCTTGTTCTTGGAGAGCAGTATATTCTTCTTCAGAAAGTTTCTGTTTGATTGTTTCTGCATTCTGTTTATCTTTAGCAGCAGAACGTTCTTTATTGATCTTATCTTCCTTAGAAGGTCCTTGGAACATTCCAGTGAATTGTGATGTGAGTTTCTTAAGACTCTCGAACATGTTTGTTGTTTCTTCATCAAATCCGTACTCCTCATATTCATTATCACCAGAACCATAGAGTCCCAGTTTAGAATTAAGAGCAAAGTTAGACGCAGATTGACGTTCAACCCTTCCTGACATAGGATTGGAAACGTATACTCCACCATTCTTATCAGTACCAACCACGTTAACGTAGTGATTATTACCAGGCTTTGTACCAAATCCTGCACCAGATCCAAGTACTGTGATTGGGTTTGAAGGAGATGCATTCTTAAGTGATGTTGTAGTTACACCACCAGGACGCATATTCATACCCATTGCATTACCCATAGAAACCATAGATCCAGCGGATGAACCTCTTCTCGGATCATACATACCAGAACCCATCATAGCAGATGCGAGGGTTCTTGGATCTGCTTTACCACCACTACGACGGTTATATGCATCAGCCAATGCAACAGGACCACATCCATGTTCGGACATATTCATATATCCGCCATATGAATGCTGATTCATTGTTGTATTACCAGAGCCATAAGTATATGACCAGTTGTTTGTGATGTTGTTTGTATTGGTTGTGTTAACATCACCACTACCCATATCATATCCAAGTTTTGCTTCTGGTATATCATAACTTGATTCAGGTTCACTTGTATCTTCTTCCTCATCAGCAGGAGAAATAATACTCTTAGCCAGAGAAACAAGACCATTGATACCTTCCTTCATTTGTTCAACACCAGCAGATATCATTGACTTAGAAGAATCAAGCATTCCATCCGCTGTACTTTCAACACTCTTACCAAGTTTCTTCAAAGGTCTACCAACTAACGGAACCTTACCAAGTACGCCAAGTATGGAACCAAAGATCTTAAGTTCTGCACCGAGTAATCCTATGATAATACCCATACCTATTTGAAGTGCACCAGACATGATCTTCATTGTGTATCCGATACCTTCAATGATTGGCGACAAGAAGTCAAGTGTTAAGAGTATAGGCATCATTATAACATCAAGCAAGATGTTAATGAGATCAAGTATAGGATTGAGGATATCCATTATTGCTTCCATAATAGGATTAATTACATCAACGAGTGTTTTTACTATAACAACAATTGACTCAGCTATAGCAGTAACAGCACCCTTGAGTGCTTCTATCATAGGAGTGAGAGCTTCAAGTATCTCTCCGAAAGCATCATTTAACGGTTCAAGACCCTCTGTAAGAATTCCCATTACAGCATCCTTGATAGCTTGAAGTCCTTCCATACCCATTACGATAGAAAGAACGAGTTCACCAATACCCATTAAGGCTTGTGTGAAACCACCGAATATTTTACCAAGATCTCCTAAAGCACCGAGACCACCAGCTGCTCCACCAGCAGCACCGGCTGCACTAGCACCTTCAGCCGCGGCGGCTCCTTCTGCTGCGCCTTCAGCAGCAACTGCTCCTGTTGCAGCTAATGATGTACCACCTGTTGCTAAAGCCGCACCAGCTGTCACGAGTGTGTCTGTCATATCAGCACCACCGGTATCAACAGGAAGTGGTGTTCCATCATCTGATTCAGCTTCCTTTACATCCTTATGGAATACATCTACACTTTTCAGGATTTTGCCAAGGAAGTCACAGATCGATACGAAAGGAGTTTTCTTAGCTTCGTTTACAGGCTCGGTCATTACATCAGTAAGATCACCGAGTCGTTCAGTAGTATATGATTCATGACGAGCTTTTTCGTTTTGTTTCTTTTGACGAGCTTTCTTTGCATCATCAAAACCTTTCATAAAGCCTTGACCAAAACGAGTACTTCTGAAAGCCGTACCAGCACGCTTTAAGATACCGGGTTTCTTTTCATCGCCAGAATCATCTTTATTCTTTTTGAACTTATTTACAATTTTGGAGATACCTTCAGTGGTTTTGGTGAAAATTCCACTGAACATTTTAGCTCCCAATTTATAGAAGCCTTTGAGACCATTGACTGCAAGCTTTGTTACACCGACAACACCTTTGACCATAGTGATCATAGGTTTCATCAAAGGTTTGATTATACCGGAATCACGTATAGGTTTTCCGTTTTCATCCTTGATAACTTCACCATTTTCATCTCGACGCTTTGCACCAAAGAAACCTTCACCCATTGATTTAAGACCAAATACAATGTCAGTGACACCCTTTGTAGCAAGCCTACCAACGAATTTGGCTATCTTACCAAGAACAGAACCAACCTTCTTGAAACCACCGCCGACAACATCAATTATTTCTTTGAACTTGTCGCCGATAGAACCAAATGGACTGCTTTGTGCATCTTCTTCACCAACAGGTGATTCTTGTAGAACAGATCCAATGTCAGGAGTTTCACCAGCTTCTATAGCTGCTTGACCTTTTTCACGCTTGGCTTTTATTTCTTGTATCTTATTAATACATTTAACCTGATGATTCAATGCTTGTCTTAATTGCTTATTTTCGATACAAGTAATTATTTCCTTTGCACCATCAAGGTCATCACTCTTTATACATTGAATAGCAAGCTCAACACCGACACGATCGTCAGCGTCTTCAACTTGTTCTGGTGTCAATGTAAAGTTATCGACAGCGTCTTGTGCACCTTTAAGAATCTTTTCATCTTTATTATATATAGCATTATTAGCAAGACGAGATCCGGTGTTCTTAAGATTCTGGAAGCGTTCGTTACCAGATAATTTACCACTTATCTTATCACGAATCTTACCACCAGTTTCTTTTATTGTATCGATAGCAGAGTGAGCCTTTTCTGAAATATTTGCTTTAGCAGCATCATAACGACTATCGTATTTAATACTACCAGGTATTGCTTCAGAAACTTTTTGACGAAGGTTATGTGTTTCACCGGTTATTTCACCTTTAGCCTTGTCAATTAATTCACGACCTTTACCGCCTTCTTTGAAAAAGCCCTTAAAGTCACCATTGATGAATTTTGCTCCTAAATCTCTCATTGATGCGGCACCTAACATACCCAGCATGTTAGATAAGAATCCACCACCAGCGGACTTTACGGCACCGGCAATACCTTCACCACCAGCAAGACCACTTATGGTTTGCTGTATACCATCCGTAACAGCCTTCTTGAATATCTTTTCATCAGAACCACCAGAAGACATAGCGGCTCCTATGAGAGCACCGAACTTACCATCAGATATCTGTTGCTTAACAGACTGACGACCGAGATCGTAGTCTTCAAACATCCAAGAAGGATTTTTCTGACTGAGGACCTTTACATTGATACCTCTATTGAGTATACCAAAGATACCTCTTATGAAGTCTCCTTGTGAATGTTTTCCATCAAGATAAAAGGTATCATCTCTTTTTATTTTAAGAGACGCATCATCTGTTGTTGCTTGTGGTTTAGGAGTATTATCAGTCTTTATATCAGGCTTACCATTAGGAGCATTCGTTTTAACAAACTGAGAAGCAAACATATCATATGTTATTACACCAGCTTGAATTGCTTCAGGTTTACCTGACTTGGCGAATGACTCGGCTGAACTCATCATATTCTTGAGAGAACTGTTAACATTCTGAACAAACTTTGCAGAATTCATCATACCAGATGAAAGCTGAAGTACGATAGATTGACAAAGACTTGACCAGTATTGAGGATCATTCTTAACAAGACACAATGTCTTTACCGCACTCATTATGTACGGTGTCATATCACCTTTAAGATCTGATGCAGATAATGTTTTTCCTTTGTCATAAAGGTGCATTACTATTACACCAGTAAGAGCTTGTGATGCAGTATCTATATCAGCAACATTAAGCTTATCACCAAGGATCTTCTTAGCAGATATTGTTATTCCCTTACTGGCTGTGTCGCTTAAACCCGTTGATGCAAAAGCATTCTTTGTTACTTCATCAAACTTGTTCTTCCGTGCACCCTTAACAAGTCTACCACGTTGATCAACATGATAGCTTTCACCAGATAATGCTTCATTAATCTTACTAAGATATTCAGGAATGATATTAACGATAGACATTCTTGTCATTCCATCAAATAAAGCTTTCTTGGTGTTGTATGTATTAGCAGCTATAGTGCTATAATCCTTATTACCTTCAAACTGAGTAAGGTCACCAAATAAAGTCTTGAAACCAGAGCTCTTTATTAAGTTTCCTAAACCGGTCTGTATAGCAGTACCAACGGCTTCATTGAACTTCTTACCCATGTCATCGATAGAATTACCACCGAGAACATCAAGCTTCTTTCCAGTACCAAATCCCATTAAGAATTTAGCAACATCGACAGGTCCACCACCATTGGTCAGCATCTGTGCAAATATAGAAGCAGTCTGTATAGCACTATTGTTAGAAGCATTCTGCTTTGCTTGGTCGAAGATTCTCTTTAGTGAAAGATTACCTGTAGAATCATATATACCTGATTTATCTTCTGCCTTAGACTCTTCAATTTCAACTGTTTGAAGTTTAATGAGCTTATCTAATCTATCACTAATACCAATCAATGACTTGTTGATATTGTTCATTGATGTAATCATTTCAGATGTTCTATTATTAAGAACAGAAACAATTTCAGCAGTATTAGCAACGGATTGTTCTGCTTGACGACGACCAATCTTAATCATAGCATTGGTTTGCTTTTCGGTAATATTGGTCATTGATTCGAGTGTAAGACCGCTAGTAGTTTTTTCTCCATCAAGCTTTGGCTCTTCGTTTGAATCTATCTTAAAACCCGCATCAAAATCATCACCAGAGGAAGCATCATAAGAATTTTCTTCATTATAGAACCAATCCGATATCTTCTTTGTGATGTTAGTCGCTTTGAGTTTCGCAAAAGTATCAGAAGCATCAGTTGTAGATTTGACTATTGAGTTCTTAACATCTTTAGCATCATTAATAAATGATGTAAGATTAGAAGTATAGTCTTGTCCGATTTCTTTCGTAGCTTGTCCAAGTATTTCCAAACTACGAGAAACCAATTTATTCATTCAACACCCACCTCCTTTGTAGTATGGATGATAAAATAAAGAATGGGCACATTATGTGCCCATTCTCTTTAATATTAAAAGAATTGGACTAAGTCTTCGACTTCATCAAGGTGAAAACGTTCTTTAGCATTTTTGATCCAATCTTTTTGTTTGTCTTCAGCACCAGACCATTCACCTATTTTGGTTTGTATTTCTTTAAATGCAGAACCAACATTCTCCATATTTTTAAGGTTGTTGTAAAGTGTTCTTTGAACATCGAGTGTTGCTAATTCAACAAATGACAGATATGCTGTATCAGGAATAGTTTCCAATGATAATTCATGAACACATTTTACAGTAAACTTTATAGCACACTTATCTGGAAAATTAAACAGTTGAATTCTGTTATGTCCAAGATATTTTGATGTTGGTTGTTGTGCAGTTATTCCGGCATATTTGTTAATAGCGGCACCTGTTTGTGTGGCATTAACTATGTCTTGAGAATAATAAGATCCGAATCCAATGAACGGAGTACCAACAGTGAATGCATTCGTCATAGCTTCTTCAGTTTGGTATTGTGAAGAGCATGCCTCTGCTTTTGCCGTTTTTACCTTGGTACGAGTTGCTTCAGGTGGAAGTATGTATATATCCATCTTTTTTGTAAATTCACTTGGTGAAAGAAGATCTTCTTTCTGTCCATAACATGTTCTCACATATGGTTTTATGTCAGACCATTCGCGAACAGTCATTTTCAAAATCTCTTGAATAACATTTTCAACAGGCATTTTATATGGTAATGCAATATTGTTTAAACCCTGAGAGAATTTAATATCATTAATGACGTCGGTTATATTCATAACATAACCACCACCTTATCTGGGGATGTATTTATGCATAACGGGTGCGTTCTTATTTGCATATGCAGAACGAGTTGATTCATCAAGATGGTATGCAAAGAACTTAGAATTTGATGTTGATAACCAAAGATATATCTTCATATCATCACGACAAACTTTAGCCAACTTCTTATACTGATTATTCGTTAAACGAATAAGAGAATTGAGTTCTGCAGATATAGATTTATCCTTCAGATAATTCTCAATTATTGACTGAAGCTCTTTTGTCTTCTTGAGATAGGAAACATTGATGTCTTTAAACTGTTCAAGATGAATCTTCTTACGATACTTCTTATCGGTAAACATCTTGTCATAGAAGTTCTGGGAGATCTTAAGAACCTTTCCCTCATACTTCTTATCATCCTTAGCTTCATATTCTTTATAACCATCGATGAATTCTATCATCTGATCAAGGATCATATCATAGTTTAATATGTCATACTGAGTCTTGTAAATATCTTTTGCATTAACAAAACTCTTAGCAACATCCTCAAACAGATTCTTATTGTTAGAGACACATTTACGGGTCTCGAGTTCTTTTGATGAGATCATTATGTTATCCCTCCTTTATACTGCTGATCCAGGATAGTTTACACGCCATATCTGTTCAGATCTGTTGATAGGACGTATACGAAGTATCTGGGTTAAAAGTTTCTCAAGATCACTCTTCATTTGAGTGAGATACTGTTTATTGTGAGGAACAATGTAACGAGCGTCCTGAGTATCAAGTACGGTGAGATAGAAATCAACAAGTTCTATCTTGGAACATGTATAACCAGCAAGCATAGCCTGATCATTAGCTGAACGAATATCGTTCATTTCACAAGTTATGTATGCTACAACATCTCGACCAATTGGTTTAAGCTTCTTGGGTTTCTTTGATAAGAAACCTTCCTGATGCATTTTTGGATTTGAATTAACGATAGCCTTTGTCTGTGCTGACATGGGCATTGGAGTAGTATTTACATTTCCCTTAGCGTCAGTACTCTCAGTTGGTGAATCAGTTGTAGCACCTGTTGCAGGAGAACATGCTTCTTCAGTAATGTCTCCACCATCGTCACCGGTATCAGCACCAGTATCATCCGATCCGCCATCATCAACCATTTCATCTTCTTCTTGAATTGGTTTTGTTCCAAATACAGAATCTTCTGTTCCTTTATCTCGTTGCTCTGTGATTTCTGGATGTTTCTTTTCAAGCTTATCTAAATAATTAAGAAAATTTTCAACTTCATGTTTTGCCTTTTTATTGTTACGAGCTCTTTCAACATCAACTTCTTCTTGAATTGGTTTCAGATCACTTTCTGCGGGTATAGGTGTTTTATTCATTGCACCACTTACCATAGCAGCCATGTCTTCTGTATCTTCCTGAACAGTATCTATATCACCACATTCTTCAACAGATTCATCATCGTCATCATCAATGTCTTTTATGACAGCTTCTTCATCATCATTATCAGAGGATTCGTTATCTTCAGACTCGTCGTCATCATTATCAGAATCATCGCTGTCTGTATCATCAGAGTCATCATCATTGTCACCATCCTCTTCATCAGATTCGGTTTCGTCATTTTCAGGTGTAGGATCTGATTCAATTGCGTCCATATCATAATCATCATATGAATCAACTGTATCATCATTGGTTACAACATCCTCGGGTTTTGTTTCAACGATATCGTCTACCTCATTATCAAGTTCAGTAAGACTTTTACCCATTTCAGGATTATAGAAGTCTTCCTTATCCTTCTCGAGATAATTATCAACGACATCATTTGTATTAGGACACTTCTCTTTATCACAGAGATCATGAACAAAGTTAACACCATTTGTTCTATCAGCATCAGATACATCAAATGAGCCATTATCATCCATCCTACCGATTACAATAGCAATCATAGGTTTAAGCTGTTTAGGAGTATCTTTACCAGAGTTAACCATTGCATCATATGGTATAGATGTTCTTTCGATCATAGTTGCATTTCGGTCAATCTCATCTGCATCATCAAAGATAGTTCCATTTGCAATTGCTTGAGCAACATGTCCCTCTTGTACTGTATCAATATCCTTAGGACAAAGAACTCTTGTATTTCCATCATTGTCCTTATAGACACGAACACCAGTACCAGCATACTCTTTCACTATTATGTCACCTTTATCAGGATGAGCAATGTGAGTATACTCGGTAATGACATCGTACTTCTTCTGCTCAATCAATGCTTTTACAATATTAAGCCGAGTACTATTCATTATAAACACACATCCAATCTTTAATAAATTTTATTTTAGGAGGTTTTACCTATGCTTGAAAACTTTACTTACACTGATTGGTTAGTGATCATTCTTGTATCACTATTCATATCAGCAATCGTTCTCATCCCGTTCTCTATTCTTTTTAAACTGAAACACAGAATGGATGAATTATCTCGTATGATGTATGTCCTTATTAAAAAGGATGAACATTATAACAATTCACATGATGATATCAAACGAGCATTAACAGTTATCAATGGTAACATAGGATCGTTATCCAGCAGTACCGACCAGGTCATCCAAGAATTAAATGGTGTTTCATCATCTACCATGCAAGCATTAAATGAATTAAAGGTAGTATCAAATACACCTGGATTACCAACACCAAATATTTCAAAGATGATGAGAGAAACAATACTGGAGAATATAAACATTGAGGTATTGTTATCTAAGGGAATGAAAATCCCTAATAAAAAGTCCACGGATCATATTATAGAAAATACAATAGCAACATATCCGAACGTAGACAAAGAATATACGATCAAATTATGTTTAGCAATGATCGAAAACTTTGCACTTAATTTTGCTGAAGGAAGATCTAATGAATTAAAGTAAAATGGTATTTCGATGGGGGCGATTGCCCCCATCTAATTTACCATTTATTTGAATTATTACAGTCTTATGCTGTAGGCTTTTTATCAGCCGTTAGTACCCTGTCCGCCAGCACCATCAGCAGTCATTGTCTCAGGTGTGAATACACCAGCCTTGTTATCAGGAACAAGAACAGTGTTCTTGCAGATAACACGACCCTGGATACCCTGGATAGAGATAGTCTTGTACTGAGCAGAAGTTGTGATAAGAACAGCCTGACCGCCAGGATTGTTGATATCAGCATAGCCAGCATTCTCAGGTGAATTTGTGAGGTGACGAGCGAAACGGAGGTGCTTGTATGAGATGTGGAACTTATCCATCGGATAAGCAACGATCTTGAAGAAGTACTCTCTTGACTCATCGCCAGGATTTGCACCTTCCTGATATGCAGGAATATTGATGTAAGCATCAACACGGTTAGAAGCTACAACACGGATCGGGAGATCGGAATCTGTGAGGATACCGAATGAGTGATTCATCTGAACACCACCGATTTCAGTTGACTTCTTAACAGTCCATGTTACGAACTTATTGAGGAGACGGCATGCCTTGGGGTTAGCATAGATAACGAAGCCAAGGTTCTCGAGCTTACCACGATCACAGAGCTCGTAGATAACGCTGTTGATAGCGTTGTGGATTATGTTAGTCCTGAACTCCCAAGGATCGCCTGCGAAGTTAGGAACTGTAGCCTTAGGATCAAGGTCAGCATACTCAGTATGAGTATAGCTCTCAAGAGACCATACATCAGACTCATATCCGTTGTACTTATCGAACTCTTCATCGAGGAACTCAAGGATTGACTCATCCTCGAACATTTCCTGATTAACAACGAGCTCCTGAACGAGTCTGTTGTAGAGGTTGAAGTTGAGAGAAGCGTTAGCCTCAGCAAAGTCTTCAACTGTGAATGGAAGCTGGAATCTGCAACCATCAGAGATCTGGAACTTTCTGATCTCAGGATACTCACGGAAGCCGATTGTTCTGAGGTTTGTTTCATTAGAGATGTGACCTGATACATAGAGACCCTTAATAACGCCGCATGAAGAAGCAGTAAGAGTACCCTTAACGAAGTCTACACGACCAGAGAGCATATCAGAGATATGAACAATCTCGCCTGTAGGAAGATTTGTAGTAGGATCTACAACAGGGAGTCTGAGGTCCTCAGTGATACCACCGTTGATGAAGTTACCGCCGTTCTGGATCTCGATTGCGATACCAGCACCAGGAAGCTTAACCTTCTTAAGTGGTGTTACCTGAGTCTTCTCATAGTAAGTATTCTTAGCATAAACATCAGTAGATGTTACGCCAGCATATACGGGAGCAGCACCTTGCTCAGCAGTATTCTTGAAATACTTTGTAGAAGGTGTTGCATCAGCCGGCCAGTCTTCGGGAGCATTGTCAGCTGTAAGAAGAACATACTTATCAGTTGCCTCACCGTCGATAGCAACGTACTGAATGTTGAAGTCATATGAAAGACGAGTTCTCAGAGTCTTCTGAGGAGCGAACTCACCGGGTTCGTATGCAGTGCCGTCATCCTTGAGAAGGTGATCGAACATGTCATATTTCTTATTTGTAGCAGAATAGATATCAGAGAGAAGGATAGGATCCTTATCATTGATCTTAATACCCTTACCAGCATTCCAGAGCTTCTTCCATGTAGGAGTTCCGTCTGCTTCTTTCTGCCAGTATACCTTAGGTACTTCGTACTCTTCACCAGTCTGGTTGTTTACGAGGTACTTGATGAAGATTCTCTGCTCGATGTTTGTAGATGAAGCGGTCTGTACAGGTATGATATCCTTACCGAGGAATCTGATGTACTGCTTAATGAGTGCAGGGAAGTCGAGAGTAGCGAGAGGGAGGTATGTAGAAGTATTATAAGACTCCTGTACCAGGAAGCTCTGTACTGAAGAATCCCAAGCGTTCTCAAGCTGCTCAGCAACTGACTCAAGGTGAATCTTCTCACCAGGATCACTTGTCTGCTCTGCAGCCTCACGAAGCTCACCACAGATAGGATCGAGCATGAGAGTCTTATACTCCTGCATGATCTCCGGGTTATCCATCATCTTCTTAGCATCCTTCATTACGTTGATGCCAGAATAAGTGTGTGCGAGCTGATTTACGGTATCTTTGAAATTATTATCGAATCCGTCACGAAGAGTATCAAGTTCCGCATCAGATGAGTTGTTAATCATGTTCATCTGCTCTTGGAACCAGCTGTCGTGCTGGCCGACTGTCATTGATCTGCTGTAAGCCATGAATAAAACACTCCTTCTTAGTTTTAAATTTTGAAAGTGAAACACTTTTCAATCATTGCTTATTTTTTATCTTTTTAAGATTTGTATCAATTCGATTAAGTAGAAGAACGTATAAGCTATCCAGCTTCTGATAGAAGAGTTGATTCTCTCCGTAACCAGAATCTACGAAATCATTGATAACATACTTTTGCCCTTTTTCAAGAGCATCTTTGAGTTGGTTGACTAATTCGTCATTGCTTTTTACAACGTCGTATGGCAGCAAAGGAACAAGTTCTTTCAGATTACCAAGTATTTCCTCAATCTCAGAATTACGATCTTTCATTCTGTTATAAAGTTGCTGATTGAGAATGTTGTTGGCTTTGTCAGAAAGTTTAGTATCTTCTTTATCTGCTTCCTCTTCGTTGTTTTCGCCGCTTGAATCGCCACCACTCATGTCATCACCGCCACCCATGTCATCTCCGCCGAATTCTGGCATATCCATGCCACCAGCGTCATCCATCGGGGGTGGTTCGCCGAGATCGCCACCACCTGAATTATCAGTAGCAGGAGGGGCAATGTCTTCGGAAGGTGTATCTGCTACTTCAGCAGATCCAGCATCGAATGGTTGAAGTTCATCTCCTTCAGCCTCCATGACTGTAAAAAATAAACTCTTTGGCATTGTCAACCCTCCTTTCTATTAATAAGAATCCCAGTATTTAGAAGGTGTGCTTCTCGCAGGAGCATCGATCAGATTCTGTTCGAGCTTCTTCTTCAGACGCATATACTCATATTTCTCTTTACGAGCTTCAGGTGTATTTATTCCTTCAAGGTCTTTGATCTTTTCATCAACAACCTTGAGTTCAGCTTCAAGCTCATTTTGGAGCTCTTTCTTGATCCTATTACGATCAGCAAGTCTGAGACCTTCTACACCTGCAACTGTAAGACCGAGATATGGTTGTATAGAGAATGCCACACTCACCAAGCCTAACTTGACAGCAAGACGTGATGCTTTAAATACTGCAGAACGGTAGCTTTTGTTCTCGAGGAGTTCGGATTTAACATTGTCTTCATCTCGTTTGATCAGAGAATCAACGACTTTTGTGAGCCATTGTTTAATTCTGGTAACGGGTTTCAGGACAGCTTTACCGGTATTGGCAAATTTCTGTACACCATGTTTCGCTTTCTGTTGTTTAGGAAGCGTCTTACGGTCACGGTCCATTGCCTTAGTTAAAAGATCCTCCTTAGGAGGTTTAGCAGTCAATCCAGCTGATTGGGGCTCTTTGGATTCTAAGAACATAAACATCTCTTGAACTGTTTTACCAGAAGAGAGTTTTTGCTCCCCATCTTTCTTGGTGGGTGAATCCTTAGTATCATCAGAATCGTTGCTATTATTATTATTGTTAGAACCCTTGGTCTGAGTGGAATGACTACGATCACTATTATCAGTTTTTGACTTCTTCACATTACTCTTCTTGATAGATTTGTTTGATGAAGAATCTGTCTGATTGTCGTGAGAATTATCGTTGTCCGAATTGGACTTATTGTTTGAATTTGTGTTGGTGGTGTTAGTTGTCTTACCAGTTGAATGGTCATCATTGGTTGTAGTGTTGGTTGTAGTATTATTTGAGTCACGGTTGAAAGAATTTGTGTAGTTGTTTGTAATGTTTACAACAACCTTTCCTTCAGCCTTATCCTTATTAGGATTATTCTCAAAACCAGCACCAATCATATCACCAAGATTGTCACCACCAGCAGAAAGCTTGGCATCGATAGAATCTGTGATTTCCGGTACAGGATTCTGTGGAACTCCTTCAGGTATTCCAGCAGGAGTAACAGTTGCTCCAACAGTATCAGTCATCTTGAAACGTGTCTTCATGTACTCAGGAATTTCACCGGTTTCCTGTTCCATGATAACTGCAAACGCATTAATATCTAATACAACTCCGTATTCATTCACGTGTTTAGCGATATATTCTATACGTCTATTTTTTGCAGCACGCCATGCAGCAATATTTTCTTCAACAACTTCTATTGCTTCTTCTGCTTCCTCAACTGTTTCTCTATCTACAAGAAGTCTATCGATTTCTTCAAGTTTTTTGGTTATGTTATTAAGGAATTTCTTCTCTTCATCAGATGGGTTGTTTTTCCAGAGACTGTAGAATTTAGATTCAAGATCCTTGTATTCCTTTCTGAGTTTGGCTCTTTCTGGATCTGATTTATCCTTCTTTTTGCTTCTGTTTATTATGTCATGATATACCTGTGCATTTTTTTTCAGTTCTTGTTCGCCTTCTTTATACATTCTCTCCAAAGACTTAATCGCGGATTTGGAAGATGTCTTCTTTGCGCCATACTTATCCGCCATTAATTCCTCTGGTGCCCAATCATGATCATTATCCTTATCAGCGTCCGACGCAGTTTTCCATTTCTTATCAAGAAATTCCTGTGCCTTATTGAACTCCTCTTTGGAATCTTTATGATGTACATGAGCGACATCTACGGAATAAGTATCTCTAGTATCAGAATGATGACCATGTGCGATATGTCCTTCTTCATGACGCAAAGTAAATGCTGCATACCACGATTTTTGTTTCAGATCTTTTCTTCTCACATATATGACTGGTTTACCATCTTCGAAACACATACATGGGCCATCAATATCATTATTAATGATAAGCTTAGCTCTCATTTTTTCTTTACCATTAGGCATTGTTATATCAGTCAATATTGTATCAGTTTTTGGATCATAATCAAATTTCTTGAGAGTTCTCTTCATATGAGTCTGCTTACTTTCCTGAAATACATATGCTTCAGTAACAGGTTTCTCACCAGATTCATCCTTTACGTTTGCAATAGCAGGACCATCAGCATCTTTAACAACTGCAGAATTTACAAATTCAAGATCACCCTTCATAGCAAGTATATCTTTAGCAAGTGAAGATATCTTTCTTACACTATCTGCTTCTTTGATATTCTTTCCAACGAAAGGATTGATATTTATCTTTTTAACAGTTGCAAGCAACTCTTCTATCTTTTCACGAAGATTCTTAAGAGTGTTGATCTCCTGATCCTGAAGTTTACCACATGAACCAGTTTCACCACGAGTAACGTACTTCAATGCCTGTTTTACGTTAGACTTAGCTTCACCTTTGAAGGTATTGATACATGAATTGTTTGTCCACTGATTCTTCTTAGCGAGATCAGATATCTTCTGCATCTCAGTCATAAGAATATTGATAGCAGTACGGAGACGTTCACGATTCTTTTCAGAAGTAGCTTCCTGGAATACGTATTCGGGATCTCCATCATACCAGCATTCGTTAACAAAGTCATCATTATCAATAATGAAGGAAAGCTTTGGTTTCAAAGCAACAATCTGTCTTGCTATGTCAGCAATCTTTCTTGTACGCTTTTGAGTTTTATCATTCTTCATGATATTTATCTCTTTGAGCCAGTTACGAGGATTTATCCAGAATAACTTAACATTTGCCCAAAGATCACCAGCAAGATCATTGAGGGTTCTGAGGGTTTGCATCTGTTCAGATGTAAAACTACCTCTCTTACCCTTGAGAGCTTTCTTTGTAGAATGATAAACCTGTTTGATGTTTGAATGATTCTCTGATGATAATGTTGGACTTCCGGGTGCAATTCCTATGAGGAATCTTACCGGGTTTATAGTCTCTTTATAACGAGAACCAAAACTGTTTGCATTCCAACGATGCTGTTTATCCATCTTAACAATCTCTTCCATGTTAGCCATCAAAGAGCATACACCCTGCTGGAAAGCATCTCTCTTTGAACGCATTGATTCCTGGACGAAATTGAATTGTTGAGAATTTATGTCATTGAATGATTCACCAATGTATTCCTCAACAAGGAAAGGTGAAAGACCAGCATTGTACATCTTATCACCGATTGTATCGATTTCACACTCAACGATATGAGAGAACTGCTCACATGTCATCATATCTGATATAGACATATCACCAAGTTTGTTTAACTCATTAGCAACGTACTCGGATACAGTCTTTGTATCATCAACCTTATCTTCAGGAGATGGATCTGGAGCATCCTGATCATTGGTATATGTTTTAGCAGTGCGAGAGTTCTTATTGATCTTACCTCTGATTTCTTTAACGAACTGATCTTCGGTTCTCTCCTTCTTAACCGCATCAGGAGCATAGTTATAAACGATATCAAGATAGATTCTTGAGTCGAATATATTGAAAAGAGTCAGTAATGTATTATTAGAAATAGAAGCATCAGGATCATTAACAAGATTAAGCTTCAAGAAGTCTTCGATGAACTTGATCGTTCCTTCCTTATCAGACTTGAAAGTCGTAAAGATATCATAGTTCTCGAAACGCTTTGCTCCATTATTCTGCTTTATAATAGAAGCATATGACTTCGTATAGTTTTCAGTATTGAACTTTCCGTTGAACTTCTTGGGATTGTCAAATACCTTAACAAGAATAAATGGAACGATTGTATCACTGAGGTCTCTCATATTCTTCCAGAAATCACTCTTGAAGAATGTAGCAAGATCATCCGTTGAGTCACACTTACGAAGTCCAGCAACAAGATCATTTATAGTTTTCTCAAATTGATTTGATACTAACCACTTCTTTGTCTTTGTTGAATACTTCATGTGCTTCGGCTTTGTATCAGTGAAATAATTGATCTCAGCGGCTTCCTGTACTGAATCATCTACATAGATCTCATATCCCTGAAGAGGAGTTCTATTGATAATACGCTCAGTCTGTTCACCAATATCAAGTGAATCAGGAAGCTCGATATGATCGTTCTTGAATATTCCTTCAACATAGAATCCTTCATCAAATATCTTTTCTTCAAGATCCAATTCAGGAATCTCATCAAGAGGAATAAACTTACCAAACTCATCAAGTACGTCAGCATACTGATCAGGTTTGGTAAAGATTTCGAAGGTATAAATACCATTCATGAACTTGATAAAATCCTGGAAGTTATCTGCGATAACCTGAAGGAGTTTGAAACCAACATATGCATCAATAGCATTGATCATCATTTCATTATTTGAACTGATGATTGTTTCATATACTCCATCAACAGGATCTATCTTCTGAATGTTTTCATTGATCATCTCAATGATACCATTCATCTTTCCTTCGTCTTCAAGCCATGTTGGATCAACTGACTCAAGACGAGAAAGAATTCTTTCTACTGTTGCATCAAGTTCAAACTCTCCATCAAGAACGGGAAAGTTCTTTACCTTGAAACCAGAAGAACAAAATTCATTCAGACTGTTTATGGCAGTCTGAATGTTTGTAAAGTATGCTTGTTTGATTATGATATTATTTTCACCCATATTAGAAACCACCTTCCATGATTATAGAAAGTGCCTCTTTACGAATGTCACCTCTGAGCGGTATATGTATACGTGAAGTATCAGCCTGTTCAACAACTATTGAACCATTCTGAATACCCATAATTTCATCTGTAGAGAACTGGAATGATTCACACACAACCTTCATTGTTTCATCCTGTTCACAGCAATAGTTTGCAAGTTCCTTAAGGAATACAACTGTTGACTCCTGATGAACCGAAGGAGTGATGTCTGCTTCTGCACCAGCATGAGATGGGAAATCAACCATGTCAAAAGTAATAACCTTTGACACTCTCATGTTAGGCTGGTTTATAGGAGCATTAGGAATCATGTTACCCAACAGACGTACTGAGAAACAAGGCACTGCACCATTATCAATGATTTCTGATGCAACAGCCTTACCGCAGTCTGTGCCGCCATGTGTGGAGATGTGTGCTCTGTAGCGATCTCCTTCGAGTCTTGGTCTTGCTATAAAGTGGGAAGTAAGTTTAGGATCAGGAATAGTCATTCTTATATCAGAATACTGCTGTCCTTTGATATCCGGATTTGGATGGTTCCATTCACCACGCCATTGATGACGACGGAGCAAATCGTTGATACGTTCATCGGATGCAATTACATTATCAATGTTATTTGCATCATAACGACGTCTCATACGATTGTACACATTGAATGTCATCAAAGTTGATTCAAACTCACAAATCGGAATACCCGTAACTTCAGACCTTCTCACTGTATATCCATTAACAGGAAGCTCCGAGGAGATTGGCGCCTCCTGAACAAAACACGCAGTCTCATACTTGTTTGTCTGAGTGCTCTTTAAAGGCATACAAATCTTCCTTTCATAAGTTATTTGTTAATATTAGGCGGCCCCATAGTGGGCCGCCCCATAAGTTGCGATATTATTTCCAGTAGTAACCAGAATGAGACTCAGTAACAACTTCTTCGTCATCACTGATTTCTTCTTCGGTTGATTCCCAGATATATGTTCCGTCAGATTGTTTCTTGAATGAGCCGCCTAAGCCTGCACCAGGAATGATAGATCCTGTTTTTCTATTGACATTTTTTGTTGGCTGACCATCCTGGATCTTAAGATCAGTTCCATTCTTATTTTTCAAGAATTCCTGAACCTGATCCAATGTATATTTTTTGCCATCGCCTTTTTGAGGTTCTGAAGATTCGGCTGTTGCTCCGGTTTCACCTTCACCAGAAGCCTCACCATTCTCTACAGCATCAGCAGCAGGAACAGTGTCTTCAGTGCCTTCGGCAGAACCTTCTGATGCGTCAGCACCTTCGCCCTCACCCTCAGTAGGAGTTTCGCCTTCAGGAGTTTCAGCAGCAGTCTGATTTTCACCACCAGCAGATTGCTCTACATCATCAGCAATCTTCTTTCTGAGGTGTAAGAAATCACAGATTTTTGCAAAGATCTTTGAAAGAAGTGCTGTTATCTTACCGATAACACCGATCTTCTTTGCATTCTCTCCGTCTTTCTTTATTTCCTCAGGAGTCATCTTCTCGATTTCTTCATCGGTATATTCAGGAATATTTTCCATCTTAGCCTTTTCAAGCACGGCTTTTGTTTCTGTTACTGCAGTAGCAACCTGAGCAGCATCATAAGTCTGTTCATCATTAGTAAAGAGACCCTTGAGCCTATCAATAACGGTTGTTAATGCGCCATTGATTTCATCCGGATTCTTCTTAGCCTGGAGATAATTGAATAACATTACTATTCCATCGAGTATTTGTGGGGTTCCGATAACAGCAAGAGTTGTAGCAATACCACCCTTTTTGAAAGCAAATGTTACATTAGCTGCACCCACTGCGGTAATGCCTAAACCAGTAAGAAGACTCTTAATGCTTCCAGCATCCTCTATTATATCAGGAGCAATTTTTGCCAGAATAACAGCTGTTCCGATATCGGCAGCTATAAGACCAAGTGTTGATGCATTGGCCTTGATCCAGTTTTCATCTTTACCTGATATCTGTTCGATAACATTATTAGCTTTTTCAGAAACAGTCTCAGCAGCAGGAACAACCTTACCACTCCAGCATTTCTTAATGAAATTACCTATTGATTTAAAGACATTCTTGATGAAGTTCCATATCTTAGAGAAGATATTCTGCTTCTTTTGTCCAAGACCTGCATCAACCTGTCCAGAAGGATTGCCCTGCTGAACAGCGGTACCTTCACCCTCTTTGTTTCCAGTAGCTTCTTCAGCTTCCTGATAGATAGAGAACATGTCAAGATCATTGCCATTGTAATTCTCAAGAATTACAGAGGCTTTATCGACCTGATCAAGCAGAGACATGAGCACACCAAACTCTGATTCCTGAACTATTTCGTTCATTGAATCAATAGAGGCAAGAACCTCAGTACGTGTATTCACATTCATTAGATTCACTTTCCTTTCATAAATAGAATATTAACATTTCGTATCTTATTAAGACTTAACGTCATTGATACGATACATGATATACGTAGCAATCAGACATATGTATGCTTTAACAATACTCTGATCGACTTTATACTTTTTAGACAGAGTTGAGATAATCGGTTTACCGGCAATTGCTCGGTCTATGGCAGTAGGAAGGTTGGTTATTCTGGATATATACTTTGTCGTATTAATATCCTCGATAGTGTTACCCTCTTTGACAATAAACACATAGAATATTGTGTCTATTATATTACCAATATCATCAGAATGAATTTGTTGTGCGAAATCGTACAACGAATCAACTCTGACATTTTTCAAACGAGCAATGCCGATATACAGATTACCCTTGTCTTTGTACAACTGGTCTCCACCATTGATTCTTCTCACCAAACCTTGGCGTATCTTAATAGTGTTATTTGTTTCAAGATACTCATCAGATGAATTAACGTCATCACCAATCAAGTTACCCTTATCCATGTTATCAAAATACTGATTCGCCAGCAAGCGTAGGTTCTGTTGGAATGACGTTCTGACACGATTCAAGAACTGGACAAGAATCGTAGCAGACATGTTGAGATCCATCTTCGTTCTCCAGAAACCATAAGCAGTTTCTATTGTACCACCTATCCAGTTTATAACATTTTCCGATTTAACCAGATTCCAAGAATTATCAAGGTTAAGATAAACATAAGCCATGGTAGATTCAATTGGATGAGGTGGATGGAAGAAATGATTGAAGACGTTGTTGTACACTGAGAGACCCATTTGCTGTTTTGCTGAGTCTCTCAGTTGTCTATGCTGAATCATATCAGCATATACTAAAACGATTGAGTGAATGACATTGGTTGGATTCTGCACAATCGTCTGGAAAGAAGTCTTGTCATTAACAGATTTGAGAATCTGTTTGATTGTTTCTTTAAATGTCTTTTGTTCGAAACCGAACATACGAAAGACATTATCAACATAAGCACGAGGGAATGATACAGGTTTGGTAGGAAATTCTTTTGACAACATCTCGGAATTAGCCTCAAGAAATTCATTACCATACTTGATATATTCCGTTCTGCTTTTGGGATGTTCAAGTACAGATATAATCGGTTCGATTATTTGTGTACGAAGAGGAGTATTTTCGGGATCATGTATTGATGCCTCTACGAATATCGTAGCTTCCTCCTCGGTGAAAGCTTCCTGGAGGAAAAACATATAAATCCCTCCTATTAGTCGTTGTTACGATTCTTCTTGTTCTTCTTCTTATTACGAGGTCTGAACTCTTTTTCCTCAGTAACAACTTCTTCTGCCTCTTCAGCAGCCTCAGCTACTTCCTCAACTTCATCAGCAGGATCATCAAGATCTTCAGCAACTTCTTCAGTTACTTCCTCAACAACAGGAGCAGCAACTTCTACTGTTTCTTCAACAGCAACATCTTCTGTCTGAGCGAGGTCAACAGATACAAGAACTGGTTCCTCAACCTTAGGCTCTTCAACAACAGGAGCAGGCTTAACCTCTTCCTTCTTCTTTGCTTTGGGAGCCTTCTTAGGCTCTTCCTTCTTAACCTCAACAACCGGTGTTGCTTCTTCAGCAGCCTTCTTTGTTTCAGCAAGAGATGCTTCAAAAGCAGCATCAAGATTGGTACGAGTGATAAGACCTGTACCTACACCAAATACTCTGAAATTCTTAAAGTTAAGAAGTCTTGAGATCTGGTCTCTACTGAGATCGATGTTGTATACAGGCGCAACACGATCAACTCCGGGTATACGACCCTTACCGTCAATATTTACTTTCATGATATAATTCTCCTTTACATATTAATTTGGATTTTAAGTTTTGTCAATGATACGTTTAACCTTCTCTACGCTGTAATATGATTCAGATATAAGATCTGTTTTGATACCCATAGCCATGAAATACATATCAGCAGCAAGTAAAGTTGGTTTATCGTAAACATTTGTCTTTATATCAGACAACTTGACAGAACCATTTTCGGCGATTGCAGAGAGCATATTATCGTACTCTTTGACATTATCACCACGAGCACCTGAGATTTCTGATAAGATAACTTCTCCACCAACACCCGCGATAACTTCGTTTTCAATTCCAGTTGTTGTACCACCTTTAGATTCACCTTTAGCAGCACCTGTCATATCATCACGGTTATCATCGCTCAAAGCCAGACCTGTTTTCTTTGAAGCGAGTTGTTGGGTACGTTTGATGTTAAGCCATCCAACCAATACAGGCTGTTTCGTTCTTATGGGTCGGTTCGGATTACTTGAGACATGTGGAAGATACACATATTCAAATAATTTTATCTTGAGATAATCAGCAGCTTTCTCTACATTTTCAAATCTAAGAGTACGTTTTCCGTCACCATATTCCTCAATGTCAAGACGGAAGTTGCTTTTCTCATCAGCTAAAAATGCTTCAATCCATTTAGTGAATTGATCATCATTCATGGATTCAAACATCTTACGATATTTATTTGCATTAATACCCGTAGGATCCATAAGCAGAAGAGTCTTTTTAACAGTATCTTCTATTTTCTTTCGTTTTGCACTTATATCAGCCAATTATATCACCTACCTCAAATTGCAACTTTTCTTACATATAATCTATTGAGCTTATCATAAGATATACCAATGATTACGTGTCCTGATTCAGCACCATATCCAAGACGTTCATTACCAGTAATTTCAACAATCACAGCATCATGACCTTCATCGGTTTTATCAAGTTTTACTTCGATATCAAAACCAACCATACCGATCATATTACACTGGTCATTTATCTTATCCAATATTGCAGTAGGAATATGTGGATCATCTGCATATTCAAATAAGTATGATTCAATATCAATACCTAATTCGGGTATTGATGGAAATTGACCAGGTTTCATAAAGAGTAATGTGAGTATAGTATTGATACCAAGATCGAAGGATGAGATGACTTTTGGTTTACCCATTGAATCAGTATCTAATAAGACATCATAATTCAATGTCTGAAATGAACGAGGATACTTTCCTTTTATTTCATCAAGATAGATTCCATTTGTATCAAGAGCCATTCTCGTCACCTCCATCTATGAAACTCTCCGTAACAGATACACCTGTTTTATTTACAAAATCATTCAATGTCTTTTGTAAATCTGCCGCTGCTTCAGGATTAAGTTTCTTTGCTTGACGTTTACTATGAGGATTATCGATAGTATCAATGCCCTCATGAAGATTTACAATGTATTCAAGATACTCTCTTTCTTCAGGCGTAAGTGTTTGACCTGATTCGAGTAATTGTTTTGCAACCTTGTATGATGTAACTTCTCTATCGAAATTCAATGGATGATCGTCCTTAAGATGTTTATCGATCTTCTGATCTAATTCTCTCAAACGTTTCATCTTCTCTGCATTCTGTTGATTCAGTTTTATTTGACGATTGTATGAAGATAAGTGTATAGGCAATTTATACATACTCGCAAACAAATCACAGAAATATTCTTCCTGGAGTCTTGTTGATAAACCGAATAAAGAAAGCACTTTCTTTTTCAACATTGACAGAGACATTACAGCCAAGCCAACAACACCGGCTACCCCAACAACAGCAGAGCCAAATGCAAATCCCAATCCAGCAAGAAGTATGCAACATGTTGCAGATACAACTCGTAATCCTCTTTTGAATATGACATAGTCTTTTACCATTTCCATACTCTTGATATACCTCTCAATTTCTTCATCGGTATTTGTTTGGTCTGTATTATGTTTGATATCTTTTTCAAACTTCTTAACAGCACCCGGATTATCTTGGATTTGTGTTAAGACATACATTCTCTTCATAACGCGTTCTTCATCTATTGATTCATCCTTGATTGAGAATTTATCTTTGAAACGAGCTATGAAAGAAGATATTGTCGCTTTAGCTCCTTCGAATGATTTAGTATTATGGCATGCTCCTACAGTCTTCTGTATATCATTATGAAGATTCTTGTTTCTGACACCAATCATATGAACTATGTTATGATATATCTCATGTAACAACACAGCTGTCAATGATTGACCAAAGAGTTTTCTGTTTGCAGGAACCAATCCCAATATCTGTTTCATATTGATATTGATCGTTATTGGTAATCCTCCAAGCTGGAAACCCTTTGCTTTAGATATTGTAAGCTTACCAACATCCTTTGGGAAATTAGAAAGCATTGTACCTGTTGCAGTACTGGTGCTTATATAGATCTTAAATTTACAATCGAATTGCTTTTGTAATTCCTGGAAACCTTTTTCCATGTTTCCACCTGGATCACGGAATTTCTTTTCGATTGCATTTATAAGCACGGGAGAATATTCAATCTCAGGAGCAAGTGTACTCTTGATGTTTAATTCACCACGTTCTTGTCTCTGTTTTACTTCATCGAAGTTTGTTTCTTCAAATGGGATTTCAGCATATGCTTCATTAAAAAATTTAATTGCTTGAATAATATGCTTATTTTCAAATTTGAATACATCCAACTCAGGAGAAGAACCAGGTTCTGCATATCCTTCCTGGAAGCATTGATATTTAGAAATGAGATCAAGCTCTTGAGAAAACTCCATGATGTGTTGTTGTTTGATATACAACATATCAAGCTGATCAATGACTGCTTCGCTACTGATATCAACACATTCGTTTATAACAGATAAATCCAATAGTAACACCTCCTTTATTCAGGTCTATTTGTATCGGATTTAACATACACATTATCGAATTCTTCATAGTTTTTATCCACGATCTTAATATAATGAATACCTGTTTTCTGAGTTTCATATTTAAGACGTGCATCCTTTAAATGTTCGATTTCTCTTGAATGCTCCATACGAGGATGTGTATTATCTGATTCCTTGATTTCTACTTCCAATGACAATGATGGAATATAGAAGTCGGGTATATAGAGATGGGTAGATCCATCTTTCCATTTATACCAATAATTATTTGGTGATGGACATATAACGTCATTCGGAGACCAGTCCAATGATTTAAGATGATTCAAGAAATCCTCTTCATAGGAACCAATGATTCTGAACTTATGATCCTGATCCCATACAAAGTCTCTTGCTTGTGCATGATTGAAAATCATCTTACGTTGCATATCAGCATCATTCAATAAATGAGGTACTCCATATTTATTAACCATTCTGGTATTATGGAAATCATTTGCATATGCTGTCTTACAAGCATCAGAACAATATCTTTCGTATTTGAGCGTTTCTTTATTGAAGTGAACTGGATTCTTTTTACATTGAACACATAAACGTCCTGTGGGTTTTCCGGTCAATAATGAATAAGCCCATTCTAATGGTTCACAATCATCAGGTACCTGATCATTATGCATTCTCTGAATATGTTTACAGAATCTATGTTTGTCATTAAAAGACTTTGGACAAAAAGGACAACGAGTATTCCTCAATATTAACACTCCTTCCTATTTAATAAGTATTTTAGCTTTCGGTTCCGATGATGGTATAGAAATCATCACAATATATAGAATGTTCGTAAACGGAATGATAATTCCCTACGGATAAAGGGTTTAAATATTTTAATGAAAAGGAGATTTGACATGGCTAACAAAAAGGGTTTAATTGTTGACTGTGAGAAAAAGCCTTCATTTGAATTCAGTGCTTCTTTCAAAAAATCTTTTGATGCTTTGATAGATGCATATTCAAAGGCTTTAGCAAAACTCAATAAAGTGTCAACAGGAAAAGATTTTAAGTCAGCTTACGGCGTTTGTAGTTGTAGCTATAAGCTCAGATACATTACTCCAAACGATGTGTCAACCTATGTATCTAATCTTATCAAAGGACTTGAATCTGGATTATTCAAAGACAGAGTTGGTGATGTTGAACTGTTTACAGTTGCATCAGTAAAACGTTTCATCGAGGACAATGGTTGTCCTGCTTTCGAAGACTCAACTGCTATCGATGAAGCCAACAATTACGTCAATCCAAAGGAACAAACACTCCATGATCTTGCATGCCTCTGTGAGAATGATATTGGAAACGTTGCTGTATACTCCAATGGAGAAATGGTAAAGAGACTTGATCTCATGAAAGAGGATGTAGCTAAAATGAATGATATGCATTTTGCTGCAAATCTTAAGAAGATCGTAAATGCTATGCCTGATGTTCTTAAGAAGGGTGACTGCTGGATTCTTGGTAACAAAGCATACATGCTCACTTTTGAAACATTCCTTCAGGATTTCATTCTCTTCGTATGTACTATCAATATCATAGGAGTACTTCAGCTTATATCATATGCAACACCTGATGTTGAATATGATGTAAAGGAAGATGAAAAGACAAAGAAGGTTGTTACAGAGTGCTGTCTTATCAACACAACAAACTACATGGCTCGTACAAAAATTCCTTTCAATTGCAATATGAGAGATGTAGTTCTTCAGGACGTTACACCTGACTTCAAGGATGTACATGATGCTATGCATTTCATCATGAAAGATCCTCGTTCTCCTATAAGTGTGCTCGTAAACAAGTATGCTTCTAAGGAAGAAATCAGAGATCATATGGATGGTGATTTCATTGGTAGAATGTTTATCGGTTCCAACTTCAAGGGTTGGTGTGGAGATTACTACAAGAAAGATGGTAAAATGACTGATTCTCCTCGTAATGTAGACAACTTCGATACTGATGTGGATTGGTTAGATACTATCGCTTTCGGTAATAATTATCTTGACGGAAACTATCGTCGTGATGCTGTCGGTAACAACAAAGTTCATCCTATAATGAACACTCTCGATATGATCTATCGTATCTTTGGTAACTGTGAACTCAAGACAAATGAAGAGCTTGCAAATAACATGGTTCGTGTTGCTGGTACAATGAGAAGTATCGTTCATGCTTACAGAGGGGGTGAGCCTATTGAAAATTATGATCTCACAAAGGACGTTCTTGCTGTTCTTGGAGAGATCTTTACCAGAAACATGCTGAGGCTGTTCTATAACAACACTCGTACATTCACCTATGAGGATGATATGCCTGATGCTTGTGCACCCGGTTTTATATGTATGGAAGAATTCACCATGGATGACGTCGATCTTTCATTCATAATGGAGAATGGTGAACAGCAACAGGGTCAACAGGGTCAGCAGCAAACCGCTGTTCAGCAGGGTAATGCTAAATCTGGTGTTACATTCACAAACAAACAGGGTCAACAGGCAAGTCCTTCTGGCGGACCGATGAAGTTAATAACCAAGCTTCTTGATTGGATAAAGAATCAGCTTGCTAAGTTCTCAGGAAACTTTGCTAAGAGATATAAGGCATATTCTGATTATGTTCAGAAGAATGCTAAAACAAACGATGCTATCAAAGCTGCTATTGCTGCTGGTAACTTCATTCCTAACTTAACGAATATTCCTGCATATCAACTTAATAAAGAGCGTCATATCGGTATGCCAAAAGAAAAGATTATAAGTGAGCTTCTCGATCCATCAAAGGAATACAATGCTGCAAAGGGTACATTCCAGATACTTCTCAATGATAAAAATGATGTAATAAATGACATCATGTCTGCTCAGAATAATGCACAGGGTGATGATAATGCTAAGGGTAAAGCTGGTATTGAAGTTACTCTGAATTATTTCTTGTATGGTAAGACCAAACCGGAAATGATCAATGGAAAGATGACCGATACATTCTGGGATGAACTCGTAGATGAGCTCAAAAACTGTATTCCATTTGTTGATGAAGCAACTAAGGCATTTACTAAGACTTCTACTGATGCAGCTGAAGCAGTAAAGGCTAAAGCAATGGAAGCTCAGCAGAATAATAACAATGATCTGTCCGCAAGATGTGATCAGGTTTCTAAGTCTCTTGGAAACCTTGAAAATATTCAACGTTCTGTATTAATCGAGTATGGTACAAAGTTCTTCCAGGGCAGATATAATCTCTATAGAGATATCGTAAATGGATTCAATCAGCAGAATAATAATACTAATACAGATCAACCAGCACAGCCTGCACAGCCTGCGGAACCAGCTAATCAACCACCACAAAATGGTGATCAAGCCAACGCTGGTGGAAATAATAATGTATAAGAAGGAGGTATAATTTATGCTTAAACACATTTCAGAAGCAGTACAGCCTATTGCGGCAACTCCTTCTGCACCCAAAGCACCTACAATACCAAAGACACCAACACCTTCTACAAGCTCGGCCGGAAGCACACCAAGTGCTCCGGCTGGTAATGCCGCACCGAAGATAGATACTTCAGCGGTTAAAGCAAAAATAGAAAGTGCTGTATCAGAATCTGCTGATCTTATCACAGCACTTGAATGTGTTGGTGCAATGTATGGTATTCCCGCAACAAACATTATTGCAGATCCAAATGCTACTGGTATAAAGATCAGCAATGACAATATCATTGCTCCTCCAGTACCAGCAAAGAATCAGGCTAAACCAATCATTCAGGCTGTCGGTGGTGTCCTTGATTACATTTCTCAGAGAATCGATGATAAGCTTAATGCTCATCAGCTTGACAATATTGAGCAAGGTCGTATCGAAGATTCTATAAAGAGAAATGCAAATCCTCAAAAGGGTAAAGTCATTGGAAGATATGAAGATGATGAGGGTGGAGAGATTCTGGCATATGATACAGGTCTTGTTGATATGCCTAACACTGATGCTGCTCGTTCGAAAGTAGCCGAACTCAGAGCTTCTAATACTATTCCTACATTCGATCCATCTATTGGAAGTAAGAATCCTGGTGATGAATATTTCAATGATGAGGATGACATCACTAATGATGTTGAGATGGAAGCTGCTTCAGATAAATCGGCCGATGCGGTTGATCTTGAAGAGAATGATATTGCTGAAAAGATCCAGGAATCAGCTTATCATGTTAATATGTATACTAAGATGGGTGATACAACTCACCTTGGTTATGATCTCATGAGAAAGCATGGCTTTGATTTTGTTAAGCCTCTTGATTCAATCGTCATGGAATCTAAAGAAGAAGATGATGAAAAAGAATCAAAGAAGAATAAGGTTCGTACATCAGATATCAAGTATATGAAGTTTGATAATAAGAACATTCTCAAAGCTGTTGATTACTTCAATGCAGCTCGTGAAAATCAGGAGAATGCAAAGAAGATGAATCTCAAGGAATTCTTTAATGATCCTAATTTCGACAAAGGTCTTGATTGTCTTAATAAACAATTCAACTGCAGAATCAATCTCAGAGTAATCCAGACTAAACCTGGTAAGTATGAGAATTGTTCAACAGCTGTCTACAATGATCTCAAGAAAAAGCTTACAATATCTAAAGCAAAGGGTTTCCAGCTTGGAGGTCTTCCGATAGATATATTTGTATATAACCATTACTTCGAAAGCTCTGCTCCTAATGATATCGAATTATTTGGTCAGACAATGGTTTCTACAATATGTCACGAAATCTTCCATAACATATCATCAGTATTCAGACATGCTAATGCTGTATCAGGTATGTCTCTTGCTATGACTCTTGATCTTGCTTCTGCTGCTAAGACACCTGAAGAGAAGAGAATCATCATAACAAACTATGTTGATACTATCGATGAACTTTCAAAGGGCGGCTTAAGAAATAAGGCAGTTAAGAAGAGACTCATTAAACAGCTTACAGCTCTTAGTGTTGTTGAAAATAATTCAAAGGCTACTAAGGCTGTTAGTGATGGTGATGCTGATAAGTATATGGATGATCTCATCAAGAGATATAAGAAAGCTGTAAGTAGAAATACTCCCAGTCCTAAGAAGTATATATTCCCTGCTGTTATTACAGCAGCAGGTATTCTTGGTGCTGTGCTTGGTCATGGCGAAGTTGCTTTACTCGCTGGAAGCGGCGCAGCTGCTCTCGGTGGTTTAACCGCATTAACTATGCTCTCAGTTGATGTAGAACTCATTGAACTCTCAAAGAAATATGGAAGTGCTAAACTGTACGAGGAATACTTCTGTGACTTGTTTGCAGGAATGTATAAACTTCCTAAGTTCTTCTTCATTGGTAACAAGGATAAGAAATATGTTGCTAATGATTTCTCAAAGGAAAAGCTCGATGAACTTGCTAAAGTAGAGATGCAGTTACACAAGGCTATATTCTCTTCATATCCTTCAAACCTTGAGAGAACTCATGCAGGTGTTAGAATCGCCAAGGAATTACTTGAACAGAAGGACCTCGACCCACAGATCAAGAAATATTGTGAATGGATCGTTAAGAACTTCTCAAGTGTTCATGATACTAACATCAGTACTATGTACAACAAGACTACTTTCAATCCCAAGGAAGCAGAGAATCTTGATAAGCATCTTGAGGATCTCATAAAGGATAACAACATAACTCTCACAGAATCATTCCATCAGTGGATCAATTCTAATGATGAAATATTTTAAGGAGGAGGAATACATATAATGGAAAATTCAATCGTTCGTGATGAAGTCTTAACATCAATAGATTGCATCAATGAAAGCGTTGATACTTCCATATTAGCAGTATTCTGTTCTATAATTCAGGAATATGAAAAGATCTCTGTCATGATGGATAATGCAGAAGATGATTGTTTCATATATCAGGAAGGACAGATCTGGGATACTGCAACAGGTAAGGGAAAGGTTGAAAACGGTTTCATGAAACTTATCGCTTTCATACCTCGTCTCTTCCAGGGAATGTTCAATGCAATAACATCTTTGTTCAAAAAGAATGATGAGAAAGATGTTACTAAGAATATGGAACTTGCAAAGAATGCTATACTGTCAGCTGATCAAGCTCAACTTGCAGAAGCAGCAAATGCAGTTAATAAAACAACAGAGGACAATCTCGGTTTTGACCCCAACAAGAAAGAGTTTGTTCTTAAGCGAGGTCTCAAGCATATAAGAAACTGGATATTCATTGTAACAGGTCTCAAGCCTATATTCAATAAACTTATATTGAAAATAAAAGGTGGTGAGACTCAGTATGATTCAATGGCCAAAGAACTCTATGATGTTCTTAAGGGTAATAAATCCATTGATTCTGAATCATTCTATGTATCAATCGATACACTGAATGAACTTTACAGCGATGGATACAAAGCATCTATGGGTATTCGTGGTCTTACATCAGAACTAAGTATGCTTCTTGAAAAGAAGATGCGTGAGGATTTTGCAGATGGTAAGAATGTTGAGAAGCAGGCATCTGCTAAAAAGCTTCTTGATAATATCTCTAAGAGCTCAAAACATGTTATGAGTTTGACATTTGCTCTTGGTATGATATCAAAGGCAGCATATGTATTCGGTGGACCTTTATATCGTAAACTCAGAAAGGGTAAGCTTGACCAAGAAGATGTTGAGTTAACCAGTGATACACAAGAAATCCGCGAGCTTAAGAACAAGCTCAAGGCTCTTAAGCAGCAGGAGAAGACTCTTAAGGCTGATAAGAAGCGTAAGGATGCTAAGCGTGCTGAGATTCTTAAACTTGAAGAAGAGATTAAGAAACTCGAAAAGCGTGTACCTCAGGCAACAGCATCTCGTGATTCTGCGAAGAATGATGATGAGCGTGGTGATATCCTTTGGAATGAAGAAAATGACAAGGGTGAAAAGCGTCACGGTGTTGCCAATAAGGCTAATTCCAGAGAAAACTGGGATACAAGATCGCTAGATGAACTGCAAGAGTTCCCTAACTCATCTGATCCAAATATCATCTAACAATAATAGGGTGGATTGAAATATATCCACCCAATATCATTTACGATTGGAGGTTTTGTTTTGAACAAGGAAGCTGTTTTAGAATCTATTGATTCTATCGATAGTATATGTCTTGATACTGAGATAGCAGTTCTTGAAGCAATGGTTTCAAGCTATGAAAAATATGCTATCATTGTTGAAAACTGCGACTGCGAAACTGATCAGTTTGACTTCGTCGTTCAAGAAGGAAAGGTCCTTGACGAAGTTAAAAAGAAGGGTAAGAAAGATAGTAACAAGTTCGTTACTGTTTTAATGTTTATTCCTCGTTTGATTAAGACACTTTGTGAGATAATTAAGAAGAAACTTGATTCTTCATATAGTGAAAAAATGAAGGAAGCAGATAAGAAATTCAACAGTATCAAGGATAGGAAGGAAAAAGAAAAGAAAGTCAAAGAAGTAAACGAAAAACTTGCTGGCAAGGCTGAGTGCTACATTGACGAAAAGAGTGGAAAGATCAAATTCAAAAAAGATCCTAAGAGTATTCCTGCTACAGTAGGTTGGCTTATGGCAACAACTGTTGCTGTATCAAAGGTATATGAAAGAATCAGAGATGAATTTGATTACGAAAATCCTTCTAAGATTCGTTCATTTATCGATGATCTGGACAAAGCTATTCACGGTGATAAATCTGTCACAAAGAGTGATATCTTTGAAGGCGGATTAGAAGCAGTTGGTGATGGTTTAAAACACATCACAGGTATTACTGCTGTCATGACAACTACTGCTGGTAGTATAGAAAAGATCGCTGATAAAATGCGAATGAATAACATGATCAGTGATAAGTCTGATCCTAAGAAGGAAGAGACTCTGAAAAATGTTACCGAGCTTACAGGCAAGATGACAAAGATCAATGCTATGATAACTGGAGCCGTTGGCTCTGTTTCTCTCTTCGTTGATTATATTCTGACTCTCTTTGGTATAGGCACTGCTGTTAAGAAAAAGGGTGATGAATCAGTAGCTGATCTGTACACGGCTGTGGATTCATATATTACTGAAGACTTCAAGAAGAAGCATCCTCAGAAACCAAATGAATCAGATGAAGCATATATCAATAGACTTCGTGGTGAAGTAAAGAAGGCTGTTCCTAAAAAGGAGATCTTTGCTAAACAGAAGGAAATTGGTAAAGCTCGTAAGAATAAAGCAAAAGAAGAATATAAACAAAAGAAACAGGAATGGCGTAACAAGGGTAAAGAATCTGAGGGAGCTGAACCTGTCGAAGAAAATAAAGAGGAGGGAAAAGACAATGGATGAGAAGGAAACAGTTGTTATCGAGGAAGAAATCATCCTTGAATCAGAAACAAACAATGAACTCTCTAATGGTAAAGGAGAGGAAGAATAAGCTGTAAAGGAGGTTTTTATTATGGCTTATACTAATTCACCTTTGGCTGTATACACAAGAATTTCACCAAACAGAAATTCTCCTCGTAATATGCCAATTACAAAAATAACTGTACACCACATTGCAGGTGTTTGTTCTCTTGAGCAGTTTGGTAACATTGTTGCTAATCCTGCAAGACAGATGTCTGCAAACTATGCAATCGGAAATGACGGTCGTATAGGTTTATTCTGTCCCGAGGCAGATAGATCATGGTGTTCGTCTTCACCATGGAATGATCATCAGGCTATCACAATAGAAGTATCCAACTGTGAATATGGTGACGTAGATACTGATGGTGATGGTTATGCTTGGTCTATCGGTCCTGCAGCATACAATTCTCTCATAGAACTCTGCGTTGATATCTGTAAGAGAAATGGTATTAAGAAACTTGAATTTACTGGTGATAAAAATGGTTCTCTGACATATCACTATATGTTTGCTGCAACTGGATGCCCAGGTCCTTGGATGAAAGCTCACACTCAGGATCTGTGTGACAAGGTCAATAGTAGACTTGGTGCATCTACATCAACACCTCTTGGCCTTTATACTGTTAAGCTTAATACTGGTACTCCGATATATGATACTCCCGATGGAGCTATTGTTGGAGAAATCTCCGCATCAACAAAGTACACCATCGTAGAAGAAAAATCTATTGATGGATATAAGTATGGTAAACTCAAGAGTGGTGCTGGTTGGGTTATTCTTGAAAAGCCTGAAGAGAAACCTTCTGCTCCTGTAGGAAAGGAAGTTTCATATACTGTATCTCTTGATGCAAGTGATACATTGTATGACGGTCCTAATGGTTCAAAGAAAGGTACTGTTGGAACGACGGGTGTATTCACTATAGTTGAAGAACTTGTCGTTGATGGTACTAAGTATGGAAAGCTTAAGAGTGGAGTCGGTTGGGTTGTTGTAAAAGAAAAACCCGCTCCTGCACCAGCTCCAGCACAGACAGCTGGATTCAAAGTTGGTGATCTTGTAAAGATCAACATGGGTGCTGTATATTATAACGGTGCTTCTATACCTGACTGGGTTAAACAGGATCGTTGGTACATTTCTTACATTTCTGGAAACAGAGCTGTTCTTGGTGAGAATGAAGCTCGTAATAGAAATATTCAGTCACCTGTTAATACTATATTCTTGAATAAGGTATCTGGTGGATCAACAAGTTCATCATCACAGATCAATGTTGGTGACTGGGTAAAGGTGACTAACAATATCATCTATGGAACAAACTCAAAATTCGTTATGTTTGTACCGAAGTATAAGGTTCTTGAACTTAACGGTGACAGAGCTGTTATATCTTCAGACGGTAGAAATGTAACAACTGCTATATCCGTTAAAAATATCCAAAAAATATGAGGTGAAAAGTAATGAATGTTAATGAAGTAATTGAAAAGATCAACGATGTTGACATAGCTCAGACAGAATCGGTTATTTCCGTAAACAATGCTATTGACGCTCGTGAGGCTAAGATGAAATCTATTGCTGAATCTTTTGATGGTTCTGACATGGCAGTTTTTGCTGCATCATCAGTAGTTCAGGAAGGTGTAGATACTTCTAAGCTTCATGTTCTTCACAACCACAACGAAAAGGTTCGTGGTAAGATCGATCTTAAGATCGAGGAACTTACAAAGACTTGGGATGCTCACAATGCAAAGATCAAGGAACTCCGTGAGAAGCAGAACAAGTTAAACGATGAGATCATCAAGATCGCTAAGTCTGCTGATGATGGTAATGCTTCTGAACTCAGACAGAAACTCGATACTCAACGTAAAGAGTATGATGCTGTCACAAAGGAGATAGCTGAAGAGCAGAAAACAATGCTCGCAATCGACAAGCAGATTCGTAATGATTACGATAAGCTTTATTCTCGTCTTGTTAAGTTCCCCACAGGTTCTGCTACAAAGAACACTGAAAAGAAGTCTGACGAGAAATGGCGTCCAGGTCTCAACAAGGCTTATGAGAATGAAACCCGCACCAAGAAAGAACTTGAAGAGAGTGAAAACGATAAGTCCGAGAAAGACGAAAAGAAGTAATACCGTTATTATTATACCGGGGAATTATCCCCGGTATAATAATCTTTTAAAAGGATGATTCAAATGAATAATTCAATAAGAGAATCTATTGCAAATATTAATTACTACATCGATGATACTCGTCAACGTGTAAGTGATACAATGTTTGCTTTAGAACAAAAAGAACTCATAATGGAAAGTTATTACGACGATCCATTATTCTTACAGAGAGATGTATTAAACATATATGATGACATAGATGTATTTGTAGAAGCATTTGCTGATTATGACTTCATTAATCATAATTCCAATCAAGGTGAAAATAACCTGGCTTTTGCAAAAGCATTGTGTAGAATCATTGAGGCTTCTGATGATTACCATAAGAAGACTATTGCCGCTGGTAGATCCATCGGTAGTATTCAGCTTAAGGGTAAAGAAAATAACAATACTCTGAAATATGAGATGCTTGGTCAACTCGTAAAGGAGTATGCTACATTACATCCTAATTATGCAACACTAACAGTTGTTTCAGATGATTTAGGAAAAGATCCTAAATCCGGAAACCCATCACTTGTTGTATTTGTCAAAATGATATTTGACAATGAAGAGTATTGGGTATGTTGGCATGTAATGGATCCAAACAATACCAAGCAAGCAAATCATAAACAGAAGAATCCTAAACTCAAAACACGTATGAAATCATATGATGTTCTTAAGAGTTATAATCACCCTTCTTTCAAGAAGCTTGTAAAAAATAATAACACCGATGATACGAGCGAATATCTAAATCTTGAAAGAGAATATAAAAACGTACCATTTGATCACAGAGGTGATGCAACACATACTATGTTGATCAATAAGTTTAATATCGCTAAAAATGCAAAAAATACAACCGGGGCGTGAAGCCCCGGCCACTTTATAATTCTTTTTCTCTGTAATACTCGAAGCCGTATATTGTATATAATAACTTCTTTGCATCTTTTAAGGACGGAATCTGTACATCAAAAGCTTTGAGAATTTTCTCAATATCTTTGAAAGTCATCCAGCCTGTTTCTTTAATCAGATTTTCGTCGCTGTTTATATGACAGAGAATTTCTTTATCATACATTTCAACAATGCCGTCAAAATGTATATTTGTTTTTATGAAATACTCTCTAAAGTACTTTGCTTCTGCAGAATAAACTTTTCTATCACCGGTGAGTTTTCTTATCTGTTTATTTCCACATATTAGATCAATAAGTGACGAAATGGTGACATACTCATTTGCTATTATTTTGAAGCAACCTCGTTGCTTATCAATGACTATGTCTGTTTTTATGTCTGGCATTTCTTCGTTATTGATGTCGATGAATCTGACTGATTGCCTTATTACGCGTCTCATACTCATCTTTCCTTTCTACTGAGCAATCTACCAATAACAGATATTGGCAGTGTGATGATAAACAATGTAATTGTTGCCAATAGTGTTGGTATAAGATAGATGGCTGTTATGATTGATGCCATTGATTCCAACGCTCTGTTTTGTGTCGCTATGGCACCAATGACAACGATTATAGCCATGACCATTAAGCACGTATAAATCATAATGATTCCTCCTTATTGGTGAGAGAGTTGAATAAGACGTATTTCTTATTCTTTTCTCATATTAATAATATATATATGAAGATTATGAATACCGGGTTTCCCCGGTATATAAAAGTGAATATTCTCTGGGTTTCTCTTCCTATTCTCTCTATCCAGAGAATAAAAATTATCGCGAAGTTTCTCCGATTTTATATTTCTATAATAAATCAAACCAGTAATATTGAGGGAACCACATAAATTTGGTTCCCTCAAACTCCCTCCAGAATCGAATTTAAGAAATTGGATCTCACTTCGTTCAATCACAATTTCTTAATTCTCTTTTTGATTTCAAAAAGCATATATTATTCTTTCGGAATGGAGGTACAGTAAACAAACAATTCTTCAAAATAAAAGGAGGATAAATAAATGCAATTAAAAGAATTAGATTATCCTGAAGGAAGTATTCTATTTGATGTAAGATATTACAGAAAACCTGAATGCTTTGAAGTAATCTATCTTGATCCGATAACACATCAGCTTGAAGTTAAATATGAAGATCCTATAGTTGATATTTGGTTTCTTAAAGAAGAATATCGAACTAACCAGTATCAGATTTCTCAAGCTGAAATAGACAAGTGTTATCCGGTATATTGTAAAGTATCGCAAATACCACAAGCAATTGCGATCAATATTGGAGGTGACTATAAGAAATACTTTGATGAAAATTCAGCTACGATGGATCGTCGTGAACTAACTGATTACATGAACAGATGTCCTTGGGTTTTCAAATCAGACTTTGTACCTGATGTCTACTTTAGACTCAGGTGGTTGCAGAAATATGGTGACCAAATAGATGTATCTAAGGTCACATATGGTTTCCTTGATATAGAGACTGATGTAATTGACAAGACTATTGATCCAAAAGATATCACTGATGTAACTCAACCTGTTAATGCAGTAACACTAATTTTGCCGCATGTAAAAATATGTGCGGTATTAATACTTGGACCAAGACCTAAACACAAAATACATCCTAAGTTCCATATGTTATTGGATAAACAGAAAGTGGAATTTGATTGGATGGTTAATCATCAAGATGAATTCAAAAAGATGATTGTTGATGATGATCCAGACAATAAGAAATATCTTGAAGGATTTGATATTCGATTACACATATTTGATTTCTGTGATGAAATTAAATTGATCAAGACTGTCTTTGATTATATCAATAAATATCGTCCTATGTTTATGACATCTTGGAATGCTAAGTTTGATGATAATTATCTGATGAATCGTATTGCATATCTTGGTTATGATCCGAAGGATTTCTTCATACCTAAAGAATTCAAGACAGATCAGTTATATTATACTGAAGATCATACAAATAGCTTCTCTTTGAAGAATGCTCGAGATTGGTTCCATTCATCAACTTATACAATCTATATCTGTCAAATGAAACTGTTTGCAATGATAAGAAAATCACAATCAGAACGACGGAGTTATGGATTGTCAGCCGTAGGTAAAGATGTAGCTGGAATAGATAAGTTGACTCAAACTAAATCGGGATCCTTCAGACAGTTTGCATATACGGACTTCTTGAAGTTCATATTATATAACGTCAGAGACGTTGTTGTTCAGTATGCAATTGAGTTAGCATCAGCAGACTTCCAATCATTAGTAGGTCGATCCTACATGTTTGCTACTCAGTATGCTAAGTGTTTCCAAGAAACTCATATCGTTCGTAACATCAGAGAATTCATCTTTGAGGAAGAAGGATTTGTTCAGGCCAACAAACTTATAGTTGATCCGAATATTGATACTGCATTTAAGGGAGCATTTGTTGCACCAACAGTTCATAATGCACCTACAGGATTAATATTGAATGGAAAACGCATAAACAACATAATGTTCGGAGTACTTGATGCTGATGCGGCTTCATATTATCCATCAACTAAGATGGCTATGAATATGGATCCGATGTCATTGTTGTATAAATGCAAAATCAACAATCAAGTATTTGTGAATAATTGTGTTAATCATTCATTCAATCAAGAATACATATGGCATGATTCAAAGAATAAACCTCATGATGAAGACATGACAGGTCCGATAATAAATTCATATAAGAACGGAAATGAAATGTCTTTGATGTATAACTGGTTTAATGAACCTTCTGTTTCGGATATATTCGAACAGCTTGATGCAATGCTTATAAAGAATTAAGAGGAGGATAAATTAAAATGGTTAAAAACAAATATGGAGATGAAAACATTCCAGACATTGATCTTGGACCTCTTGCTGTAAGATACATGTGTCTGTTTGGTGTTAACATTAATCTTCAGAGAGCCATACCAATGGTTCAGGATGGACTTAAACCTGTTCAGAGAAGATTCTTGTATCAGATGTATCGTCTCTATAGAAACACCAAAGTCCGTGTAAATGTTGTACAGGGTGATCTTATGAAGCTTCACCCTCATGGTGACCAAGGTATTGGTGATACCATAGCAAGAATGTGTCAAACATTTACAAACAATATTCCACTTGTAGAAGCGTTAGGTAATGCAGGTAACGTAACTTCAGGTGATGATGCTGCGGCTCCAAGATATCTTGATATTGAACTTCCTAAGTTTACTCTCGATACAATGTTTGATGAATTTGATGGTAAGGTATCGATGAAGCCTTCTTATGATGACACAACAACAGAACCTTTCTGTCTTCCTGCAAAGTTTCCGTTGATACTTGTCAATGGTACTGCGGGTATAGGATATACTTTATCATCAGAAGTTCCACCTTTCAATCTGTCGGAAGTAGCTGATGCAACTATTAAGCTTCTTAAGAATCCTGATGCTAAGATAAGACTTGTTCCTGATTTACCAACAGGATGTGACATCATTGTTATCAATCCTGATACATTTGTTATGCAGTCTACATTTGAACTTGACATGGCTAACTATGTAATCACTATCAAGAATACCCCATATCTTAAGTATCTTGAAAAGATCGACAGTGATCTCAGATTACTTCAGGATGGTCCTAATAAGATACATGAGATACTTACTGCTGAAGATGAATCAGATCTTCTTGCTGGTGATTTCAGATATGTCATCAGATGTGCTCCGTGTAATCTGTATAAGATCGTCGATAAATTATTCAAGAGAGTATCTGGATTCCGTGATAGTATTTCTACAAGAAATATGGTTGTTGTTGATACTGACTTTACGACCAAGAAATATAATACACGTCAGATACTTTGTTCATGGATTCAGTTCCGTCTTGCATATAAGCGTGGTTGGTTCTTGAGAGAACTTGTTGACAAGACAACAGAGTATGATATGCTTAAAGGTAAACTCTATATGTTATCTTCAAAGAATATTGATAAAACTATAAAGATATTCAAAGCATGTAAGAGTAGAGATGAAATAATTCCTGCTCTTGTAAAAGCATATGCAAATGATGATTTTAAGGTAACTTCATCACAAGCTAACTATATCGCTGAACTTAGAATGTGGCAATTAACTGCAGCAGAACATGATAAGACACAGAAGCAGATAGATAAGCTCAAGGAAGAGATAACATATATCAGAGAGGTTGTTAATGATCCTGAGAAGATTCGTGATGTAATCATTGAAGAGATCAAAGCTGTAAAGGATAAATATGGATATCCCCGTCGTTCAAAGATATTGAATAATGGAAATAACGATAATGTCAATGTTGGTATTGTTCAGATATTGACTGATGGTGGTATCGTATTTGCAGAGACTGAGAATCCCGAACATCTTTCTTCTGATATAACTCCTATAACTGGTGATGAGGTTTGCTTGATTGATGAGTTCGGTGGATTCATTAAGGTGAACACAAGCAAGGTTCCTCATGATAAGCCGATGACACTTACTTCAATCGGTAAGAATGTTATGGGTAAATGTGTTGCTGCTGTATCTAATGCGGCTAATAACATTATCATGTTAACCAATAAGGGAAGAATCAAGTATATGCCGATTGAGCGTATACCTTCTAATGCAACAAGAAAACCGTTGATACCGATAGGTGAAGATGAGCATATTGTATCCGTATTAGAAGTACCTGATACAACAACATCTGACATTCTTGTGTATACAAATGATGGACTTGGAAAGCGTTTCCACACGACTGATCTCAACAAGGTTATGTCTGTTGATTCCGCAGGTCAGTTCATTCTGAATGGTTATGATGTTGCGGGTATGTTCTGTATCAATCCTAAGAAACCTTTCTTGGCATATGTTACAAGACTTGGTCGTATCAGAATTAATCATTCCAAGTTCTTGATAACAGGAAAGAAGTTTGCTGATCCTAAACCGATCATAACACTTACACCACAGGATGATCTCATAGCCGTATTCTGTGTTGATAAGGGACAGTCAATCATTATGAACCATGCAGATACAAGAGTATCAACAGTTCATATTGATACACTTCCTGTATCTACAATGTCATTACCTCCAGAGAGACCTAAACATGTTCCCGGTGTTAAGGTCATCAGAGCAACAATATCATGATTAAAAGTATCCCGGGGGATTAACCCCGGGATATATAATTTATTTGCAAAGGAGAATGTGAAATGATTGTTAAAGATGCTCTTAATTTAACAGAACAAATGATAGATTTATTCAAAGACGCTGTCAATAAGAAACTGGATGAATCTTCAGATATCATAACACCTGAAATGAGAAAGAAGATAAAGATATTTGCTGTATCAAATTCTCTTCATTTTACTTCAACTCTGACGAGAGGTGTGAGTTACAATAAAAGATATTCAAGAAAAGCTCTTGTGAAAGCACATAAAAAATATAATACAGAATGGGAGTCTAAACCATATCTCACAAATGTCGAATTTGAAGTTGACGAGAATAATATAATGCATGTAACAAACATATACATTCTTATCAAATATGATGTTATCAATGATCAGATCATAACATCTCTTGATATGCTTGACACATTAAAAGAGATATACACCATAGATGCTTCTCATGAAGTAGGTCACGTTCTTGACTTTATAGAGTTAATTGATGGAGCAAACTATGATGAAGTAAATGAGAAAGTCTTTATTCCTGATGATAAAGCAACGAAAGATTATTATAAATGGAAAGAAGATCTCATTAAAGCAGAATATGAGTCAACAGGTACTATCAGTATAGATACAATGAAACTTACATCACAAAAATACTATCGTTTACCAGCTGAAGCAAGAGCTGATATCATGGGTGGTGTTGATAGAGAAAGAGCCCTTGAAATTATATATGATAAACGTAAAGAAAATGGCGAAACAGTTGACATAAATATTGAAGTTATCAAATAATAAGGAGTGATTCTTATGAAAGACCTACCAAAAAAGAAGAAACACATTTTGGCATCATATGTAAAAAAGAGCGAGATACCCGAAAAAGAGTTGGTTAATACTGATGACAAGACATTACATGTTCCTATAGGGGCAGATAAAGGGGTAAAGCGTACTGAAGAATTCTATTCATATTTTATCTATTCTGAAAAAGAGAATAAGATACGTGGTGGAATATATCTTACTGAAAATCAGGCATACCAACTTAATCAGTTAATGAAACGAGAAAAAGCCGACATTGCATTCATAAGGAGTTGACATAATGAATAAGAACCCTCGTCACTTAGGTATACTGCAAAAGATATACATATTCTGTGACAAATATAATCTATCACATGATTTTGCGGATGCTAAATTAATTATGTTAAATGGCATTCGCTCATTATGTTTAAAGAATAAACTCGAACAAAGAGTTGAAGATGATGGGCAATTTATAAAGGTATCGGTATATTTTCTCGGTGAATTTATGTGTAATGGATTATTAACTCCTGCACAAATAAAGGATCTGTCTGATATAGGGTCTGAAATAAAGTTTAAATAACTTAATTGATAAAATTATGGAATAGAAAGGTGGTGATTATTTAATGTCCGAGCGTTTTATAGTAACAACTAAAGCTACATCAATAACTGTTTATCCAGGTGAAGAAGCAATGTGTATGTTACAACCATTGCTTGATATGTTAACGTATGAAGATGAGTTTGTTGAAGAAGAAAAGACATTGGGTTTCTTATATGATTCTGATACAGATACACTATATCTTCACAGGGGTGTTGATCTTAATTACCTTAAACGATTATTGATGAATGTTGAGTTTATGAATGAACCATATCATGATTATAAGAATATGAAGTTTGAATATGAAGAGATTATTGCTCCAAGAGACAATGATCAAATCGATGTTATAGATTTCATTTCTGGTATGAATCATCATTCAAATAACCTAAATGAGTCACAGTTGTTTTTGGTTAAAAAGCCTGGATTTGGTTAGGTAAAACATATTGCTCTGGTGTTGGATTATGTAAATATGGTGTAAAGACATTGATAATCATGCACCGAGATTCGTTGAGAAAACAATGGTTGAATTCATTGTATAATATGTCTGGACTCTCATCAAAGTATGTACATGAAATTGCGACCTCGGAAGAGTTATGTAGAATTGCAAAGAACGAACATAACTTTGATTATGATGTCTATCTAATGACACATGCTACATTCCGTGCTGGAATAAAAAGAATACCTAAGATGGAATATGCAATGCGTATAACAAAGAACCTTGGTATTGGTATGAAGATTATTGATGAAGCACATCTTGAATTCAGAGATACAATACTGATGGATATGGTTTTCAATGTTAAACGTAATCTTTATCTGACAGCAACAGATGGTAGATCATCAAAAGATGAGAATGCTATATTCCGTCATGTATTCTCTAATGCTTTATTCTATAAACCATCATCTTTCTTAACAGACAATCTACCGAAGAAATGGGTTGAATATATAGCCGTATCTGTAAACTCACACTGCAATCCAAATATCTATAGATATCGAGTTGCTGGTGGTAGAGGAATGAACAATGCTTCTTATGGTAGATGGGTTATCGCATATGACAAAAAGAAAACACATCTCAATTGCTGTAAGGATATTCTTAAAGTCATATATGATAAAGATCCACATGCAAAGATATTACTGTTTATGCCATTGATTGATTTATGTGAAGAATGTTCATATTTCTTAAAAAGAGAACTTGGTAAAGATCCTTCATTTGATTATGATCTTGACATAAGAACAATCAATTCAAAGAATTCCAAACGTGATAATGAATACGCTAAGAAAGCAGATGTAATAGTAACAACAATTGCATCATGTGGTACTGGTACTGATATACCTGGTATTACTGGAATCATATCATGTTCACCATACGTAAGCGGTATTACTGCAGAACAGGTGTTTGGTCGTATCCGATACTGTGGAAAGGTATGTCAATACTATGACATATATGATGTATCAGTTCAACTTGATGTGTTCTGGTGGAAGAGCAGAAGTAAAAAATTAAAGCATCTTGCTTTGAATACTTCTCATCTTTCATGGGAACCCGAAGTGATCGATAATGATCAAAAATAAAAAAAAGAATTTTCACGGGGGCAACAGCCCCCGTTACATAATTCTTTTATTATTGCTATTCTTTTATCGGTTATTCTTCTTCATCGACCCATGTTGTTATAGGACCGAAAGGAGTTCTTACGATCTTCTTTTTTCTGCGAGGGCGAGGACGGGGATTATTACCTACGAGCTTTTTCGCCATTGTTTCGAAATCGTCATCGGGTTTAAACCCGAAGATGCTTTCGAATATTTCGTCAGTATCAATACCTGCAAATGTTCTATTCGTTGTATTATTGGTTTCTGCGTCACATACATTGGATATCTTTTCGATGATCTCTGCCGTTGTTTCAACGACATTGTATGTGCGTCCATTATTTGTGACAACGAGATAGTCGAGTATCTTAGCGATACTGGAAGTTTCAATGTTATAAACATTGGCATCAAGTCTTGATCTTAATTTAATAACGGTGTTTTTCATAATATACCTCCTTATTGGTAAGAGAGTTGAAATAAACGTATTTTTATTTCTTTTCTCATAGTAATAATATATATTTAGAAAACCCAAATAATCCTTCTGACATCATAGGTCCAACAGGTAGCATAGATAATTTGTTCGTATTTTTCGAACATCTGATATACATATTATTTATATGCGATGAGACAGAACAGCATTTCATCGTTAGAACAAAAAGGAGGTATATAATGAAAGCACAAACATTCAAGCAATTCATAAATACTTATGGTGGTTTAACATGTTTATTGGTATCAACAGGAACTTTTTCAGTTACATTTGGTGCAGATATAATAAACCGCATATGGAATAAGAGTTTTGTAACATCTGCATTCCTTATCGGTTCATTGTATACTATTGCTATCATAGTATTAATGAAATCAATAAACAAGCACATGTATAAACTGTATCAGAAAAAATTACATGAGGATGCGTTATTAATGACAGAGCAACTCAGAATGAATCACATGTGCAATCCTGATAAATTGAACGAGTTAATCAAAGAACTTCAGGAAGCAGAGATAATTAAAAAGAAGGAAGAGGTCTGATGGGCGGCAATTGCCGCCCATATGTTTAACATTCTCCATTTGACTCTGCATGTTGATCATCCGAAAAGCCGGGTGCAGGCTTACATTTCGGGAACTCAATGTCTGGCTTTAACTTTAATAATTCATTTTCTAACCAGGTTCTGTAGGCATTGTTATCTGTAACAATCCAACTTAGCAACTGGTTAAGTCTGTCATTGAGTGTGGTGATCTTGTCATTAAGTTCCCTATTCTGCTTTCTCAAATCATCTGATTCAGTCTTATACGTTTCAGACAATTCTTTCAATTGAGTACGTATATACTCATTCATTTTCTGCTCGGTTTCAAGTCTACTTGCTTCTGCTTGCTGTTCAAGAAGCTTCGCTTCTGCTTTGTATTTTCGAATACTAAACAGTGAAACTATTGCAGATGCAATACCACCAGTGCCGAGCACAGCTGATAAGATCGTTATTGTGATTTGTGCGGTCGACATTTTTATTAGCTCCCTTTCATATGTTTTCTTAGAAATCACTACGGTCTCGGAAACATAGTAATATTCTTTACATTCGAGTTTAAAAATAAAAACCAATCAAGTCAACAATAAGATATGGTGAAAAATTGGCGTCAGCCATGTTGCGCACCAGATAATCCTATTTCTTTCAATTGTGTGTGTAAAACAACGATCGTGACAAGAAAGGTCCAGATGGTCCAAGTGTCTTAGTAAATTTATAGCGAATGCTCTGCTAGGACATGTAAACACAAGCAAACCCCAATCAATCGAAAGGAAGTTTTATATGAACAAATTAAAATTCAACGAGGAAAAAGAAAATAAAGGCGTCGTCCGTAAGAGAATATCGGATGCTATTAACAGACGTAAATTATCCATCATTGGCATGATAACTGGAATTATGCTTGTAATGATGATATCTTTCACAACAACAGCACAGGTATTTGGACCTGCAGATGGTGTTGTCGTGAAATCCGAAGAACCGCGTGTAGGTATCATGATATTACCATCGAAAACAGCTGTTATGGCAGTCGGTATCTCTCTTTCTAAAATAACAACAACAGTTCCTGTGGAGACAACAACTACTACAACGACGACAACCTCGTTGACAACTTCGACAACTGAGGAAACGACTGAGTCAACCACAACAACAAATCTTACAACAACATTGATGGAGTCCACCACAACAACCGCTACAGTGGAGACAACCGTTCAAGTTAATGTAGAAAATGATGTTATTGAGGTTGATACATATAATGACATACCTGAAGAAACTTCAGAGTATATAGTGTACAAGCCATCAACCCATTATGTACATAAGAATACTTGTAGATGGTTTAATAATGAATGTTATGAGATCAATTCTACTGAAGGTATTGAATGCAAAAGATGTTCAGAATGCAATCCTGATATAGAAATAGTTACACCGTATGTAGAACCAGCACCACAAACACCTGTGGTAACAGCATCCGGTTCTGCTTTAGACTATGTCACAGAGTTAGAGTACATTTATCTCTGTAACACAGTTGGACATGAATATGGTTCTGATATTGTGTCAATATATGATAAAGCATGCGTAGTTGCAACCGTAATGAACAGAGTACGGGATGGAGGATGGACAAACGGTCTCCCGAGTACAATATACAATGTACTCACAGCTCCTTATCAGTTTAATCCTTCTTATGCAACCGGATATTATCATTCATGTGTAACTCAATCTTGTAAGGATGCAGTAAATTATTACTTTGCTCATCAGAATGAATTCCCTCATTATACAAGTTTCTGGGGAGATGGAAGGTACAATCATTTCTCATAAATTTATTAATTAACAGAGGAAGGTTATAGGATTATGAAAAAAGGCAAACAGTTAAAAAAGGTAAATATTTCAACAAACGGCTATGTCATTGCATATGATAATGAAGACGTAGAAATTAAACTTTCGAGATCAGAACGAAACGTTTTAACAAGACTTCCTCAGAAAGGAAGAGGTTATACTTCTAAGATTCAGAAATATGTTGATGACATCATCAAGGCTTTTGGTGGAAACCCCGAAGTCTTATCATCCGAGTTCACCGTCTATAAAGATGGTGACATAAAATTTACATACACAAAAAATACTGATTAACGGATAAAGGTTGGGGCATTACGCCCCAACCATATCTGTTATTTTTATTCCGTTTCTTTTTTCTCTTCTTCAACAGGTTCCTCGGTTGCTGTTGCATTGAGTAATACTGTTGATACACCGTATGGATTATTCGCATCTTTTTCAGTTACTTCTGTCTGGTCTTTTATAAATTGAGAAAGATCAAATGGATTTAACTGTACCTCAGGAGTATCTTTTTTGTTGAGTTGCTTTGTTATTTGATTTACACCTGTAGCAGCAGAGCCTGCGGATAAACCAATGAATATAGCTTCAACAAGGTTATTGCCCATATCAACACCAGGTGTATAGAAACCTATGATACCAAGGCCTATACCAAATATTACAGAAAGCAATGGTAAGAATTTCTTAACATCTTTCTTGAATACCTGTTGTGATATAGTCTTAACAGTTTCGTCGAGGATTGTTACGAATGATGAGATTGTGATAATTGAGAATTCCAACATAATAATTTCCTTCTTTCGTATACATATAATTTTATCGATGAACGGGTACAACTGTTCATTACAATTCTGTGTAAGGAGGTACACCATGAAACATGAAAAGGATTCCCCCATAGATAGAGATGGTGAAATGACAACAACCATCATAGAAGAACCTATCTATGATCCTGATGACAAACCTTCATCACACCCATTTCCTATACCGGAAATAAAAAGTGGAGGTGTTGGTAAGTTATGAAAGAAACTAAAAAGAAGAATACACCACAAGTAGAAGAGTCACCAAGACTCGAAGATGTTCTTAAACGAGTATCTGATGCTCGTAAGAAAAATAACAATTCTAAATCGAAAAGGAGAAAGTAAGAATGGATCACAAAGATTTACTCAATTCAGTCATTGCAAACATGACAAACTCACAGGAAACAACAACGGAAGTACCTACAGACGACTTCGATAACTCGGGCTACATCCAGTTGTCACTCTGTACTGGTGAAACTTTCCTGGTAGATCCCAATAATCTTGATTGGGATAATGCTATTTCACAGATAGCTCATCTTCAGGATAATATGGTTGCTCTGCGCAATATTCAGTACAATCTTTTGCAGACAGCCGGTAATGATGATGAAGATACACAGAAGTTTGTTCAGAGCATGATCGCTCAGCTTACAGATATCTTGAAAGGCTTCCAGATTTCTGTTGATTACAGAGCTCATAATCCTAATCTGACAGATCATGATATAGCAATGCTTATGGTATTTGATGTTAACAATGTAACAGCTACAATGTTCCATCATCTGTCAATCTATTCAGCATTGTCAATGCTTGCACCAACACATGAAATCTCTTCTGATATACTGGGTGAAAGTGAACCGTCTGAACTTAAAACATATCGTGTTATAGGTATTATAGATAATGATACAACACAGATAGTGAGCTGTGAAGAGACAGACGACTATAAACCGGACACAGTCGGAATTGTTGAACGTATCGAAGATAATAGGTATTCGTATATCGCATGTGCTTACGATGCTGCTTCGGCAAAGCGCCAGGCTGAGAGTGCTTTTGGTATCAAAAGAGCATTCACAGTACCTATAGATGATCATGATGTATCAGGATTAGTTTCTGAATAAGGAGGAATTGAAATGATAATCGAAAAACCATCAATTCAGTTTGTGCATGAATTTGACGGTATCGCTGCTTTGGCTGAAATCGATACCGCAGCAAGAACATGTTACAAATCTGAAGGAAAGATTACCGTTGAGAATTTCGGTAATGTAGCTAAACATTGCATCGATAAAGGGCACACATCTGTTCTTGAACATGTTCAGCTTTCCTTTGTACTCAAGATGGATCAGGGTGTTCTCAGAGAACTTACCCGTCATCGTCATGCATCTTATTCTGTTGAATCAACTCGTTATTGTAAATACGATAAGGGTGTTAGATTCATAGAACCTATCGAGTTCGAAAAGGATTCATATAAGTATGCTGCATGGAAGGATGCATGTGCTGCTTCAGAAAAGGCATATACTGAAATGTTTAACGCTGGTTGTGAAGCTCAGGAAGCAAGAAGTGTATTGAATCTTTCTGTTGCATGTGAGATGCGTTTCTCTATCAATGTAAGATCACTTCGTAATCTTTTGGCACTCAGATGTGCAAAGGGTGCTCATACACACATCAAGGAAATCTTCATTCCTTTGCTTCTTATCCTTCAGGAGAAAACTCCTTATCTGTTTGATGATATTGAATATGATCATACTTTCTATGATAAGTATCTTTCTGATGATAGATGGAGAGAATATATTTCAAAAGAAACAACTGATGAAGGCTGGGAAACAGTCATCGAAGGAGCAAGACATAGATTCGCGAGGTGATATAAATGGAGCTCGGTAAATTAGATGAGCTTGTAGTTATCCTTGTAACGATGCATGGTATGTCTGTAGATGACATAGAATCAAAAGCAATTGGAATAAACATGTTTACCGAGACAGAATTTGTCACGATAACAATGCGTCAGGGAGTAACAATAATACTCCCTGATGTAAATGCTTCCAAGAACTATGTTTACTATGATACCAATACATCAGAAGGAAAATATAAAATGGTCAAGGATCTCATGGATAATAACTTCTGTGAATATGATATAGCAAAATTCCTTGACACTACAGGAAAGAATATCAATAAGATATTAAAACAAGGAGGAAAATAAAATGTCTAAGATTCTTCATCATAACGACGATGATGGACGTTGTGCTGCATATCTCACAAAGAGATATATCAACACCGTTCGTCCAATGGAGATTATTCAACCAACTGATTTCATTGAGTACAATTATAACGGTGATCTCACAAAGAAATATCCGGAATTGCACGAGAATGAAATTGTTTACATCGTTGACATCTCAATGTGTAAATCAGTACATGCATTCATTGATTACTGTATTGAACGTGGCGCAATAGTTGTTCATATAGATCATCATGATTCAGGTATAAGATATTATGAAGAGCATAAGGAAGCTTTTGCAGCACATGAGGCAAATGAAAAATACATTCCGTTTATGAAAAACGGTATATCAGGAGCAATGCTCACATGGATCTATTCAGATATCTTCACTGATGAAAATAGAAAGAATCCAAATTCAGTAAAGTTTGAATTCGATGATGATGATCTCCGTAGAAGATGCTGTCTTGTTGATAATGAGGGATGCCCTATTGACAAGAAAGGTGAAAAAATAAACACAGAGAGACTCATCACTCTCGTACCGGATGCTCTCAGATTCATTGATGATAATGATATCTGGAAACATAAGATCGTTGAGACAAAAGCTTTCTGTGCTGGATTTAGTTTATCTGAAAGCAAGCATCCTTTGAACCATATATGGGATTCATTGTTCGATGAAACAGATCCCAAGGAACAGGCAGCTTTCATGGAGAACATGATCAACAATGGAACCGTCATCCTCAAATACAGAGAACTTACTGATGCTAGGAATCTTTCTAATGGATTCTATGCAAACGTAAATGGTGTTGATGTATGCTTCCTCAATGCTATTGCTGGTAATTCATCAATATTCCAGGATATGTATGATAATAGCAAAGCTGTATGTAAGTTCAACTTTGATGGAACCAAATGGTGGTATACATTCTATTCAGATGAAGCAAACGGTGCTAACTGTAATGCTCTTGTGCATTATCTTGCTAATACATACGGCAAGGAATGTGGTTCACTTTCATATGGTGGACACATTCATTCTGCAGGTTGTACATTCACCAAGAATTTCATTGATAAACTTGAAATCGATAAAGCAGCATTTATTGAGAAACGTAAGCAGATTCGTATCGATAAAGAAGTTGCTGCAGAGCAGGCAAGAATTGCAGCTGCTGAAGCTAAGCTTCGTGAAGATAACGAAAAGCTTGCACGCCTCAAAGCAAAGGTTGCTGCTCAGATTGAAGACGACGAAGATTACGGATTTTAATAATAATACGGGGGCATATTGCCCCCGTATATTTTTTATGCTTTTATTATTGCTTCAAGAGGTGTTGTTGTCGGTTTCTTGCCATTCAGTGTTTGTGCGAGACCGACATTCATTGCTCTACTAACATCCTGGAAGAGAACTCCTTGAAGTACACCAGCCTGTTGAACAGCATCACGGAAACGAAGTTTGGTGTAACTCATTGGATCCACATTAGGATTTCTACCAAATGTTGTTGCAAAAGAATGATCTCCTGAACGACATACACGTCTTGCAAGAAGTTCATATGTTATAGCAGGACCGGTAAGATCTATGCTATTGATTTCCAAACAACGGAACATGAGTTCTGTCATGAGATTATAAGGAATCTGTGGAGACTTAGAATACAGATATATCTGGTTAATGAAGAATTCAACATTAGCAACATTCTTCTGAATACCAAGAGAACAGATCTCAGAACCTGGATCATATGTGATGATGTAATTCTCAGGATCTTCTTGGATATCATTATAGAGATTGAAATTCAACATAGCAGGAACTATCATCATTGTAGATAATATCTCTTGATCATTCTTATCATAGAACTTAACAGGGAATATTCCCATACATGAAAGAACAGTGGGTTCACGAACAAATCCATCAAGCTCTTCAAGTAATCTTGGTATAAAGAACTTTACCTTTGTTTTGTTTATCATCGTACCATTGTCAACAGTACAGAAGTTATTTTTCTCCAAGAATAAATAATCAGGAGGAATGATACCAGCATTCTGTGACAAGTCATGCTTTGATTTAAGCTTGATGTTAAGCATCTTCTGAGTTACCTGTGTAACAAGAAGACCAACGTTTGTAACACCAAGATTATGGAATACTCTACCAGCACACTTTCCACATATAGCATCTCTCTCACAACATTGTGGAGAATAAAGCTGAACTGTCTTACCGATATAATTATTGATATTATGGAGATCGGTTAATACCTTTTTACCATTATCATTGATATATCTGAAGAGAGCATACTTTGTATTCTTTTTTGTGATGGTAAGAGGAATCGTTGCAGTTGTACCACAATCAGAATTAGGATCTGGATCGATGTGTTCTGATTGAAGAAGAGCAAGTATTATCTTAGCCATATAACCAGCATCGGCAGTACCAACAGCTGATGGATATGCAGCAGCCAATACAGAGTTTGCAAATGCAGGAATATCTTTCTTTGTAATACCATTCATCAGTGAATTTTCAACAACGTCATATTTCTTCGTGTAGTTATTAAATACAGATCCTCTCATAACGTTGATAGTCTTGTAGTTATTATCAAGATTACCATCACCTGAACGATACAAATCATATCCAGAATCCTGTTTAAGATTATTACGAACCATCTGCATGAGTTCCTTCTCAATCTTGTTAACAGTCATTGTCTGAATAACTGGATTGTTTGAATTAATATCTGCTTCATATTGTTTGAAAAGTTCTGCCTTACGTTGGTTTACATTATCCATAGGGCGAATCAATGATGGTGTTATTGATACTGACAAGAATGATGCACTCCAGAAACCTAAACGATCTCGAGAATCAATATAATCGCCGAGTTGTTGTATGGTAATCTTATCAAGGATAGCAAGGTTATTAACTTCTGCGGTTAATGTCTCCAGTCCTTTTCTATCAATAGGAGTATTCCAATAACCAAGATGTTCAATAATACCTGTTCTTTCAAGAATGTATCTATTAAACAGAAGCATTCCTGTTGTTGTTTCTATTGTACCAGTAACCCATTGGTATTCTTGCTTTGATAAAGAAATAACTTCTGTCGGAGCAAAGTTTGCTTGACGGAATTCATTAGTTTCTTTATCATGATAAGAAGCAAACATCTCTTCCAAAAATGATTTTGATATACTATTTATATCCGCATTAAGAATTTTTTCTTTCGCAAGTGATGCCATTTATGATCACTACCTTTCTCATATTTAATAAACTGATATACATATTATTTATATGGCAAGAAAAGAACCAAATTGAAGCAGAATTTTCTCAATATTATTTCATCTCTTGTCCAGCTTTGTTACAGGGAGGTGAAGGAACAAATGCTGGATAAAATCATACTACTTGCCGGTGGCGACGATGACGATGTATCTTTTGATGATCTTGCTGATGCATTCGAATCCACCAGATAACACAATCTTTAGAAAGGAAGAACATTGTTATGGAATTAAAAAATGCGGTAAAAATGATCAAGTCAATAGAAACATTTGCTAATGCTATTACAGCAGAAGTATCTATTGATGACTTATTGGTACTCAGCGAAGTAAATCAAAATGTTTCAGAAAATATTGATTTCCTGAAACTTTGGTTGAACAATGGAATCGAGTTTGATGAATCGATAATACCAGATACCAGTAAGACTAAAACGACTCATCCATGGGAGAAAATATCTCCTGATTCAGAATGGAGAAATGTGTTTGATCTGAATCTCATGGTCTCTGATAAAGGAGACATTTGGAATCTCAAAACGAATGAACTGATGAAACAGTATTTCAGAGATGGTGATCTCCGTATCTCATTCGGTTCTGATTTAACCAGGGATACAAAGAGGGTAGCACCTATCGTTTCAAAGGCATTTCAGATATGGTCTCCTGATAAAAATGGTGACTTTATAATCGCCTACAGAGACGGTGACAGAAGAAATATGAGAATCGATAATATCTACTGGAAGAAACCTGAGGGTGAATATGTCGAAACTCGTAGATATCTGATAGAGGATATTTGTAGAAGGATTATCGAATTCAATGGCGACATCGGAAAGATTATGCCAAAATACGAAGGTTCACGTCCTTCTGTTTCTACTGCCTCAGTGCAGCAGATCAGAGATAAGAATCTGTATAAAGAGATATCTGATCTGTTCTTCGTAATTCAGGATGGAAAAATATATCCGAGAACTGATGCTATGGCTGTTGATACAACAGACAATGGTGGTAGTATGGACGTAGGACAGTTCTTCCGTATATCCGGTGATAGAAATATCACCGGTTCGTTAATACGCGATAAGATAAAGAAAGGTGATAATCTTACTCTTGATGAGAAGGTTATTGTCGTATTCATGGCTATGGATATTATCGGCATGGACAAGGCTGATGACGTCCGTAAAATAAGCAATGTAATCAAGAATAGCTTTGGTACTGACATTGGGTTAGATTTCATTAACCAGGTTAGAAATGATTACACTTCGGAGATATCAGAGATGTTTAGAGGGGAGGTAAAAACAAATGAATGATCTTCGTAAAACTGTTGAGATGGCAAAAGAAATGCAGAATTTTGTTAATGATATCAATGATCTGAAGTTCACAATCGAGGATGTTAATGATGTTGCTTTCTTTAGGCCTGATATCATTGATGTTATTTCAAAAATAAAAGACTGGTTCAATGCTTCTGCCGAAGAGACTATATCGATGATGGTTACACCCGGACTTGATTATGATGGTGACTTTGACGGTGATAAACTTGATTTGTTAATTACGGATACAACACCACAACCAACAGAACCAGTCGTTGCTACAGAAACCGATACTAATACCGATAAACCCAAGAAAAAGCGTCGAGTAACAGCAGACGATTTCTATTGGATAGGATATTTCATATGCACCGAATGTAATGGTGCTACTGTTGACATAGCTATCAACAGAGCTTTCGAAAAGTATAAAGACAAGATTAGTAAGAGCAGTGTGCGTCGATATGTACATAAAGAAAATCACGTAGATATATCCGATAAATTCTTTACTATTAAAGAACCGGATGTGATTGTTGCTGCTACCGACCCACCTCTTCCATCAACAGTTACTGCAATTCCAAAATTGATGGACTCTATCTCTGATACTAACAGAAACAAATTCTTCGAAATTATCGGAGACATGCCCGAAGATCAGTGGAGACAGGGTCTTCTGTCACTCATTAAGTTCAACGGATCAGTTCATGATCTTTATCTGGACTGCATCAATAACAATAAAGAAGTAACAGGTGAAGATCTTTGTGCGTCAGAAGTACTTAAACGTGCTTCAATTACCAGTGGTCTGTTAAACTCGTTACTCGATAATTTCGATATGACAATAATCATATCTTCTGTTGTGGCAAAGATAGGAAACAAGCGTAAGATATCTCGTATCAATAATCAGGTAAAGAAAATATGGGGTATCAATATTAAATCCCCACAGGAGATATACAATGTAATCAGCAAGAAAGAATATCCTGAGATATCGGATTTATTCTTCAGATGATATATTAATATAAGGAGGAATGATTTATGTTATACGGACCCGAAGACGATGAACTCGACGAAACCGAAGACGACGAAGATGATGACATTGATTTTGCTGACTGGGCAGAAAACGGTGAATTCTAAAATGTATAATACGGGGCGTAATGCCCCGTATTTTTTTATTCTTCATTAAATTTAATTGTATTCTGTTTTACTTTTACATACTGATCAACATACATTTCGTTTTTAGCGGTATTATATGTTACTTCATAATACTTTCCATCTTGAAGAGATGTTGAAAACATTCCTTTTATTGATCCAAGTACGTATGTGCATGTTACAAAATATACATTGATACTATCATAATCAATGTTATCTGTTGGATCGGTTGTTTCGATCAACATATGTTTGATTGCATCTTTTGCAAGTTTTACGAATTCATCTGTTCCTACCATTTATCAATAAACTCCTTTCGGATCGTCAATACCATGTTTTACACGATCATGCTCTTCAGCTTTCTTTCCATCATTGAATCTATCAAGGGTTCCTACGAGGTATCCTGTTATACGACGGATTCTGTTGAATGGTACTGAATGTTTATGTATCTCGAGCTTCACATATCCTTCATTATCGAATTCTAAGATTATCTCGTCGATTATTTCATCAGGATATTTTTCTTTAGCATATTTTTTGTATGCTTCTATTTCTTCCTGAGGTATGGTTGATATGTCACCATTCTTAAGTGATACGTTCATAAATAAACACTCCTTCGCATACATATTATTTTTGAGATATGATGTACAAATCATATTAATAAAGAGTCGGAAGGAGAATGGTTTAAATGAGGCACAGTATCAAAGAAAAAATAGTTAAGGAGGAAGAGAAAGTTGTTTTAAACATGATCACATGTTCTGTGTGCGGTCAACGAATTGGATGTTTCGCAACACATGACGGATATTATTCACATCATGTGAATGTTATTCAAAATTCAAGAACAGAATACTATACAATCGAAAAATTACAACCGGACATGAATTATGGAAAAGATGATAACACATTATCACTCGATGATGTTCATCCTGACTGTTTACCAAAATACATCGAAGAGTTTGTTAAAAGTGAAAGAGATTGTGATGATTATATGAAACTTAATATTGAGCATCATATTGATTGTCAGTGCGTTATGACTTAATTAAGAAAAGGATGATAACAATGATAAAGAAACTTAAAAGAAGATTGGATGATTGTGATGTTGGAATAATGATATGCTATATATTGATGGTTCTTCTAATTGCACTACTGATCTTATGTATTGCAAGCTGGATTATCAATGAACATAATAAGATTGATTCTGGCATTGTTATTGATAAACATCATACCAGAGCACATACAACACCAACTCGGTTTGGTATGATTCGCCATTCTGAATCATATAAATTAACAATCAAAGGAGAAAAGAATGGTAAAACTGTTGAATACATGTTTGATTGTTCTGAAGAAGAATACAATTCATACGATATAGGAGATGAATATCCAAATAAGGAGGAATGATAAAAATGATGTCATTTGAAGAAGTGGCTTCAAAACTAAGAATGGTAAAAACATATCCATCACATGATCTTATCATAAGACAAGATCTTGTGGAAACAGCCATGGATATAACAAAGCAGCAAACAAAACTACGTAAAATGAATGAAAACAGTATCCCATGTGATATAATAAAACTAGATACACTTCCAACACGAGATTTCTTCATACGTCTTGATGATGTACAGAATGTTCATATTCGAATACTTGTATTTGATAGAGTTATTGATAAGAATGAATTACCTAAAGACAATTCTGTCAAAATCGTTGGTTGTGTTATATTTGATTATACTAACACAAGACCGATGTTCTTCTTTGGTGTTAAAAGAAATAGTAAGAAACTAATAATAATACCAGAGATGTATTTCTATCGTGCTAAGTCTATGGCGGATATTATTAAATTCAATAATCGATTGGATGATGATGAAAAACCAAATGCAAAAATCGTTGATAAAATAATGAAGATTTGGTATGGTTTAATGCATCTGATGCTGTATCCTTCATTGTATGATTATATGGATCATTATGAACGAATAATGTATAATATTAATCGTAATACATTTATTATGTATGATGATTATAAACATTTTCCACACTCTATAAAATGTAAAACACATACAAGTACAGAACACCCAAGAGAGTCTTATAAACGTCGAAAACTTGTTTGGTTTAAGAAAGGACATTTTTGTATAATCCCAAATACAGACACCGTTGTATTTAAACAACCACAATGGTGTGGTCCATTCAAAAATGAAATAATAGAATGGGGTAGACGTATTTAAAATAATCGGGGGCATAATGCCCCCGAATAATTCTTTTTTGTTGTTAACGATATGCTACGACCTTTATGATATTTGCAGATAAATGTGTATCATTTGCAACAGTAGAACCATCAAGACGGCTTGGATATGATGCTTTTGTGAGGGTAAGAGTATGGTTAGTAATTCTTATAGTAAATGCTAATACTGTCAATTTTAAAACACCCATGTTGTCAGATAGCTGAGCAACTTGCAAAATTCCACCAAGGTTAACATCTGTCATATATGGTACTTCTGCGATTGAATATACTGAATTATCCATTGTGGTCTGACCGGCGTTTCCGGATGATCGGAAGTATAATTTCAAATATTGTGTATCCGTTGGGGGAGTAGATAATGTGATAGATTTTGATGTGTTTGTTGAGTCATTGAATAAAACTGTTCGTGAATTAGAATTAACATAATCGGCAAATTTTGCTGTTTTTACTCGTCTGAAAGAAGGTTCTGATGTTCCTCCGGATGATGATGGTATTGATGTAAGCATCCACTCTGCACCGTTAAATGTTGGGTTATCGACAGTTATTAAATCATATATACCAGCATTCAATCCATAACCTGTTATGTCACCATAAAATTTATTTGCTGTTATCGCGCCTGTCGATGGATTAGCATATATTAAGTCATTTCTGTATACTACTTGTGCAGTAGTCGTTGTGGTACCCGTTTGATAATAAGACATCAATAATGGTCGGTTTGCACTTCCTGATACAATGTTTTGTGTAACTTTGGTATCGGTATTTGGATTAGCAGGTATCTTTCCGCTGGTTACCGATATTCCAGTAACGTGACCTTTTCCATCTGTATTAAGTGTAACACCTTTTACAACATCAATACTCCATGCCGCTGTTGCGCCTGATGCGCTTGCTGATTTATCTTGACCAGATACGGTTGCTGGAGTATAATGGTTTGCTGATGATGTAACCTTTGTATTGGTATCGGTGTTAATCAAGCTTTTCCAATCAGACCATTTTTGATTATTGCATACTCGATAGTACGCCGCAGTGGTTGTCATGCCAAGAGCCAATTGTGTACCGTATTTAGTGTCATTTCCTTGTGCAGACATGATGTGATAAAAATGATTTGATGGAAGATTATAGTCTGTGCCATTTGTATATTCTTCAAATACAACCTTATTTGCTCCGGGAAATACTTTAGAATCTTTTGTAACTCTTGCTATAGCGACATTTGTCGCGGGACCACCTGCTGAAGATGAACCCGCATAATTATGAGTATGGGTTGATAATGAAAACGTTGATCCTTTGGTAACGGTAATTTTTCTGTTACGGTCACCATCATTCGCAATTGACACGGCTGTTACCGCGTTTCCAGATCCTGTTGTTGCAAGAGTTATTAATCCCTTGAAAGCGTTCCATAATGCAGATATTGGTCTTCTATAGTATGATGTTGTTGTAGTTCCACCATTCGCATATTGTGCTACATAATAATCCGTAAGTGCCGGTGTTGTGCTTCCTGTTGATAACAGATTTATTGCAGCATTCATACCGGCTTGTGTATTAGGAACGTAGTCCGATGATTCTGTATATGCTGCAGATTTTAATCCCAATACAGTTTTAGCATTTGCTACTGATGTATATCCGCCTTTACCCCAGCTATTTGTTATTGTCAAGAAGTATTGCGCATCTGTACCGACGTTTTCGTTTGTTAATGCTTTTAAAGCATTCAATCTATCTGTAGCTCCAGTACCACCGTGAGCTATAGCAACAGTGCCTGTTACATTAGACGAAGTTCCAGACGTGTTATTTTGTATACCAGCAATCGAAGACGCATACGAAGCTGTTCCTGTTGTATGTGATGCAGATCCATGTCCAGTGGAAGTATAAAGGGTCCACACATTATTGGTTGATGTTCTACTATGTTCTTTCAGCACAGTGAATATCCAACCGTCATATCTGGCGGTTTGTTTATACCATAATTCAACCTTACAACTCGTATTAGCTGTATTCGTATATACGAATACAAAATCTTCAGGATCTATATTAGCATTTGCAAGTTGCCAATAAAATTGTGAACTCTCATATACTTTTGTCGAACCTGTTCTGATATGGGCGGTTAATATACCACTATATCTCGGAACATCACCCCATGTTTTTGAAACAATAAATGTGATTGTTTGATCCTCATTGGCATTTGTTATAGTTTTTTCTGCAAACTTATGCCATGCATATGATGCGAAATCCGATGTTTCATCATATATAAAACTCTTTTTCAACCATCCCGAAAGGGTCATATTCGCATCACCCTTTACAGATACAGAACCCGTTAACTGACCACTCAATGTCAGTGTTCTGGCAGTTGCCCATGAAGATGCTGTTGTTGCATTACCGTTCAAATACACATTTGATGCATCACCATACATCATCCATTTTCCAAGTTTATTACTGTAAATACCATGATTCGTTCCACCAGATCCTACACCCATCCAAACTTCAACACCCGTATCAGATCTCTTAGCGTAGAAGCCTGTATCACCAGAAGCTTTGGTTATTTTAATATTTCCAGTTACATCCGTAGATCCACTCATTGGAATATATGAATGTGTATGTGATGGGAGATCTGAAGCAGTCACATTAGCAGTTCCCGTTATGTGACCTTGTGCATCATATGTTATCTTTTTGAAAACTGCGGTTGTTACTGCGGTTACGGAGTTAGAATGATTGAAAGTTGTTCCTGATAGAGACAATCCTGTTCCGGCTGAATAAGTAGTATTTGGAGGAGTTGTGAAAATGAAATTAGTTCCGCCTGTAGTCAACTTATACTTTGTGCTTGCTGCTAATGTAAGTTGATTTGTACCTGAATCAGCAGCTATTGTCGTTGTATGCGTATGATTTGATAAGGAGAACGTACTTCCTTTGGTGACCGTCAAAGCACCATTCGATGCAGTTATCGATGTAACAGCATTACCACTTCCCGAAGTTGTTACTGTTGTAACGGTATCAGAAAATTTGGCATCAGATGGTACAGATTTTGCAATCGTGTAATCTGATGCTTTAAATCCACCAGTGGTTCCATCAGTGATCATCACACGACCGGATGTTATCGCAGATGTACCGGTTGTAAAACCACCGACGCGCCACGGACCTGTCACTGTTGTTGAATCATTGCTACAGTTTGTATACATGTATACAGCGCCATCAGCAACGAAATAAAGGTTCTCATCATTATACTTTGCTTGTGCTGCCGCAAATGTTGTACTGCTTTCACCAGCACAAACAATTGTTGTTCCGTTTGTTGAACCTAAACGAACACCACTATTATTTGTAGCACCACTACCAGTTGCGGAATTGCCAAGAATGCCAATCGGATAAACCGTATGTGTAGCAGTACCGTCAGTATTCTTATACCTAACAGCCATCACGTTAACGTTTTCTCCAGCTGCTGGTTGAAGTGTGTCAAGGTTGATGGTTATTGGCATACCGGTTGTCTGTAAATAAAGCCGTGGTGATCTTAATACACCACCACTTGGATTAAAGTACAATGCATCATTTCGATATGCAACCTGTGCTGTACCAGCCGCTTCTCCTACTTTGTAATATGACATTAACAGCGGTCTATTATTATCAGCGGTTGCAAATGTCTGTGATACTAATGTGTCTGTATTAGTATTAGTTTGACAGTAAAGATCTGTAGATGTTCCATCGATTGTAATTGATCCTATCTTTGTACCAGACGTGAGACTTCTTGATATTGATACTTTTGAATAGTCTAAAGCAGGAATATCTCCTTTGGCTACTGCAGCTGTTGCTGAAACATGACCAGTTGTATCAACTGTTATTTTATATAATCCTGATGATGCAGCTGTGTGGGTTGGATGTGAATAGACCGTTGTATCTTTACCATTTATTTTTATTTTACCATTTGATGATGATTCTACTTTTGTAGCTCCATTAGCAATACCACTTAATTTAGTCTTTTCTGCAGCAGTATAAACAATGCCATTTAAGTGAGTGCCATCGTAATAGAACATTGGATGCTGTGCGAATAATGCCAGTTGATATATACTCGTATTATACATGCATCCAAGTAATATATAATATTTACCATTTGTAAATGTTTGTGTCAATCCAGTTGTAGTAAGTTTAAATGTACCATCTGAATTGATAGTACATTCCAAATACACCGGTTTATATTGCGTGAATCCAGCGGTTGATGTTACATTACAACTATATCGAAGATCAACACTTGGATACTGTTCATACAAAACATTGTTTGCTATTGCAGTTCCATCTGCATACGTCGAGTTCGCATCATTGTACATTATTACCGGAGGATACATAAAGCTTGCTGATGTATTAAATGTTTTAGCGGTGCCAGTACCTGATGTAGTGGTGAATGATTGCATTCTCTGATTGTTATCCATAGCACAGAGTGAATAATTGAATACACCAATTGTACCAGCATATATTCTCGTCTGTTGAGATGTACGATCATAAGTGTCTGAATTGAAATCACTGACGATTTGATAGTTTGCTCCATCATATATAAAATAAGTGTATCTATTTGCTATTAATTGTGAAGCCGAAGCAAGATTAGCATTTCTATATTTAATCGGTTTTGCACCGGTTCCATCTACATTTAATGTCAATGATGCAACCGCAGCGGAATTTGTATTATTGAATTTAACAACAACCCATGCACCAGTATACAGTTTAAAATTTCCTATTGTAACTTCCTTGGCAGCAGTTGCTGCAGCTGTACTACATGTACCAACATGAGGAAACAATTCTCGTATGTTATATGTCGCAGATGAATTGTCGCCAACTTGTACAGTTAAATTAGAAACATAATTTGCCATTGTTAAAGTATTCCTCCTTTGTTTGATGAAATTTACATGAACGTTTTGTGCATAAAGAATAGTAAGAAATTATGTGGGGTTATACCCCACATAATTTAATACATATTGTGTTAAGGAGTATTATCTGGTGTAACTGTAATTGTTGCAGCAGTACCAGTGAATGATGGTTTTGATACTGTACCGGCAGCAGTTGTTGTACCAGAGAGCTGCACTTTCGTACCTGTGAATGTAGGTTGAGAAACAGTACCACCAGGAGTATATGTAGCTGTACCTGATCCCGCTGCTGAAACTGTTGCTGTTTTGTTTTCTGTTGTTGCAGTTGTAGTTGTATATGTCTTTGGTACTGCAATATTATCAGTAACAAGTCTTACAGCTGTTCCGGAGAAAGAAGGATCTGTAACATTTTTAACAGTAGTCGCAACTGTTTGAGCTGAACCCTTTGTTGGAAGCGATCCCCAAGAGAATGCGAGATTCTCGGTTGAAGCAGTATACGTTGCTGATGGAAGTGAACCAACAGCTGTAATACTATTAACCGTTGTGGTATTCAATGTAACAGCTGTACCACTACAAGATCCACCAGGAGTATATGTAGCTGTACCTGATCCCGCTGCTGAAACTGTTGCTGTTTTGTTTTCTGTTGTTGCAGTTGTAGTTGTATATGTCTTAGGTACAGCAATGTTTCCTGTAACAAGACGAACACCAGTACCTGTGAATGTAGGTTTAGAAACTGTACCCTTTGGCTGATAATTACCAGAAGTATTATCTGCCGCGGTGATTGTTACAGATGATGATGAACCAGTGAATGATGGCTGAGAAACAGAACCAGCTGGTGTATATGATGTGGAACCCGTATCAGCAAATGCAAAAGCTTTAAGACCTGTAGCTTCACCAAATGCTCTCCATACCGAACCATCCCAAATAAATTCATTAGTATCTTGGAAGACGATATCACCTACAGAAGCTGTAACACTCTTTGTTGACGATCCATCTTTTATAGTAACTGGGTTTGTTGTATCACCATCAAAGATTTGATGTGCTGGAGAAGGAGCTATGACACCTATGAATTCTACGCCGCCTTCAATCAATGTATATAAGGTATTTATATCATCTCTAGCTTGCGCATCCTTAATGTCATATGTGATCGAACCTGTACCATTAGAATCAGGTATCGTAAGTTGCGAGACCAGTGGATTTGGCATATTTATAACCTACCTTTCATTTTAAGTTCTGTAGAATTCTATACGTTCTGGATCACTCGTTGTGCGAACTCCAACACTGTTACCTTTTAAGAATCCTACCTCATTTTCTAAACGTTCAACATGTTGAATCGCTTCATTGACCTTTTCAAATGCAGTATCAAAATTTTCTCCATCTGTTATAAGAGAAAGGTCTCCTGTATAGTATACGTCTGAATCAAAAACAACAGGTGTGTTTGGATCGAGTCCAACGTAGTGCTTATCATACCATGTTGTGCTTACAAAAGTGTCTCCAGGAGATCCAAGGACATAGTTATCATTTATATATTTATAATGCTTCGTTGGATCCCAGTCAGGAGGAACCCCAGGTAATTGGTCATATGTCAATTCATAATATTTATACCAATCAGTATCCCAATCACTGGGTTTAGTATGCAACAGTACAAATGAATCTGTTGTAGACACACGAACATATTGTGGTTCTACTTCGATGCCACCATTTGCATCAAACTGTAAACCTTCTCCGAGTTTAGCTTCGATAACTGGTGTAGTATCGCTTGTAATATTGATACCATCACCAGCTGTATATGCTCCACCGGTACCAGTCGGAATAGTAATAACTGATGTTGTACCATCAGAACTTTCAATAGTAAGTTCGTTAAGCTTATTCGGATCTTCCTGAGTAATATTAACAACACCTGTATCAATAGTCACGTCTTTAGTGACATTATCTCGAAAATGGACTGTTAATATATTTGAATTATCAGCGTCATCTTGTGTTATATCTAAAATGCCGTCATTATTAATAAAATTATCATCATCGACAATCAATCCTTCTCCGACATTTACGTTAAACGTATTACCAGTATCAGGTAATACCTCTCTAACACGCATTGCTGGACCATATAAAAATTCATCGGTTCCACTGTTAGTGAAAAATGCATCATTCTCGGTATCATATAATCCAGGAACATTATCAGCTCTTCTTATACATGGGAAGAACTTACATCTCTTTCCATTACCACCTACTTGAGAGCTCGTTTCAACCGTCGAAATTGAGTATATTCTACATTGAGAATTACCAACAACACGTCCGTACATATCAGATCTTGCGAATACAAAAACACTCTGATATGATTCATCGGCATGGTAAAATCCAATAACACGTAGATTTTCTTGTAGTATGTCAGGATCATACGTTGTATTTGTATCCGGTTTACGTAACGCATTATCTAACATACCTAATCCTTTGCAGTAGCCATAATATGAGTTTCCATTACCTGAAATCCATGTATCATTGACAATGTGAGTTATGGAAAAATCTATAGTGATATCAATCTGATCCCATATAGCAAGTCCATTGAGATTTATGTATTGCGTACCTGTTGATTCCAAGTACTCAACTTGGATATAGTCTTCAGGTATATCAGTATTCTGGTTATGTTCGATAATCGTTCCTAATGTTAAACCAATACCTGCATCATATTCAGGAATTTCAATTTCTTTCCATGTACCATCTCCACATAAGAAATATGTCTCTTCACCAGCTAATGGAGCTGGTACTAAACCATGTGTACCATCAGTAGAATCAGTAGCTCCTGTGAAGTCATTAACAGTTATCTCAGGTAAGCTTACCCATGTACCGGTTGATGATAACACCTTACCAACATCACGTGTTGATGGTGCTGGTACTAAACCGTGAATACCGGAATACATTCCATTGGTACCAATAAAATCAGAATAGTTTTCTAATCCTGCAAGCTTTTCTTTTTCGGATGTAGTATAAGGCTCTTCTATCTGATTAAGTATATCCAGAGTTCCCTTACCATCGATACCATGGGTATGAGATTTTTCATTAAGAACTTGAATCTCATATTGTATTTCAGCAATGACTCCAGAGTAGTCAGGTATGTTATCAAACTTCTCACGATCCGCAATACTCCAGATCTGATAGTCTTCGGTTATAGTATCAAGAAATGATTTGTTATCGTGGTGATGTTTCTCCGCCATCAATAGATCAATGTCATAATTGATTTGATCTATATCAGAATCATAATTCCTTAAACCAGCAAGCTTTTCTTTTTCTGCTGTTGTATAGGGTTCTTCGATTCTATCAAGAACATTGATATTTTGGTGACTATGCATCTTAGGCCACATAATATCAACTTTTTCTTGTACATTATCGAACAATTGATGGAATTCTTCTTTTGTTAAATAATGAGAAAGATCTATATTGGTGAAATCAT